CAAGACAATTGGGTGGAAAAAACAGGCCAATTGGATATGTTTAATGGTCCCCTTGATGAATCTAAACTGAAACTTAAAGAACAAATAAAGAAAATGATAAATGAAGCGGGGGAAGAACCAGAACCAGGCTTGGAATTGCTAGGACCTGTTAATGCAAAATTTCACGCAGAAGACACTGTGACCATAGAAGATTTTACATTGCAGATTAAGATGATCTATAATTCGTTCAATACACGGCCTCATGATGAAGATTTGACTACAAATCATTATAAATTTGTTGGACATACTAGAGATGGAAAAGCTTTTGGAGGATTGATTCCTGTTATATTATTAGATGGTGATGGCAAAAAATTTGATAAACAATTAAATTTTCCGGGAATGCCAACAGGACACAATGAACAAATCAGAGAGAATACTGAAGCCGAACTATCATTGGGTAAAGTTGTTGCAAAATTTAGAATTGGAGACAAGCTTCACTTCGGCCATAGAGGTATAATTATAAGAATAAAAAAAATAATACAACTTAGATCAAGTTATACAGAAACCGACATAGACCATTATATGATTGATGCAAAAACACCAGATTCAAAATATTTTGAGGGATTTATTCCTGTTGTAATTGCAGATGCAATAGGAAAAAAATACAGAAATGTACCATATAATTATGGTTGGAAATAACAAGATAGATTGATGAGAACGATTGCAATATATCCTGGACGATGGCAACCTTGGCATAAAGGTCATAAGGCAAGTTATGATTATTTAGTTGCTCAATATGGTCTTGAGAACGTTTATATTACATCCACGGATGTTACAGATTCATATAAATCTCCATTTACATTTGAAGAAAAGAAAGAGATGATGGTATTATCAGGAATTCCTGCTGATAAGATTCTTTTGGTAAAGCAACAATACAATTTAAAAGCGGTTGCGCCATTAATAGCTGGATTTAATATGAATACCGATAGAGTATTATTTGCTATATCAAGAAAGGATATGTTAAGCGACCCACGATTTAATAATTTTATGTTAAAAAGCGGACAGCCTGCTTATTTGCAGCCTGCTCCAGAAGATGTTACAAAAATTGAGCCAGCCGTAAAGCATGGTTATCTGATAGTAGTACCAACTAAGATGTTTTCGGTATTAGGAAATGCGGTGAAATCTGCATCAGGTTTAAGGGATATGTATAAGAAACTTACGCCTGAGAAAAAGAAACAATTTATAATTGATTTATTTGGTAAATTTGACAAGAATGTTTTTACTATGTTGAATAATAAATTGAGTGGAAACATTAAATTAAAACCTATTGCTGAAGCCCTTTTGGAAGCACATGGAGAATATAAAGGTTGGAAATTAACCTATTATCCAATTGGTTCGCAACACTGGAAAGCAAGTCGCTTTGGTGTAAATATGTGTGCGAATTCAAAAGAATTGTTAATACAAATGATTGATAATAGAAAAGACGATTTAAAAGAAGATGAGAGCAAACCACTTGAATCTGGTTGGTATGAATACAGAATACTTGGTATTGCGCCTGAAGTACCAGAGGGACATGAATTTCGTAGCAAAATAGCTGATTTGGAAAATCATCCCTACTTATGGGCAGATGAGTGCCCATACTCATTTCGTGACCGTGGCCAAATAAGTGTAAAAAAGAATGATGCATTAAAAGAAGATGATGGGGAAATTGCTCCGCATTCAAAAGATGCACAAAGAGCAAATGTTTTAGCTGCTACACAAATGATTAAAGCAAAGCAATTCAATACTAAAGATGCTCAAGATTCTTTAAAAACCGCAAAAGATAAATTTTTAAATACAAAATCGACAGATGAACCGGATGTAGTAGACCGAGCAAAGGAAACAATGAAGCAAAAGGAATTATCTTTAAAAGCGCAAAAAAACAATTTAGCCGCTGCGCAAAAGAAATTAGTAGCAGTTAAACAAGGAAGTCCATTGTCATGAAATTATTAGGTTTAATACCCAATACTTGCTTTAACATATTGACCGAAGGAATGGAATCGGATTATTATGTTAAGAAAACCACTCCCGACGAGGTTGCTGATTTATTATTGCGTGGCCATTATCTTGAAGCGTGGCCGTTTGCTGGCTCCGATTTTAAAAATTACATTTATGGAATTTACATTAGAAGCTCGGCAAATAAAACTGCCTTGCTTGGACTTGATGTAGCCACTAATGATTCTTTGGTGGGCTGTGTGGTTTATGGTTATGCAGAACCTCATGCATCTTCTTATGTTTCCAAATGGGTGCGTGGCTTATTAAATCCTGATGAAACAGTTGATTCAATCTATGATAATTTAAGAAATATTGTAAAGAAAGATTCCGAAGAAGAAGTAAAAGCAAAGCAACGCGGTTATGAATATAAGTCAAAAGCAAAGCCGGTTGTATTAAATTTGTTGAATTCGACGAATATTCAAGACGCTCAAATTCTTGAGCTTAAACGATTGTATATTCTTCCAAAATTTGACACAAAAAATATAGAATCATTTTCTATTGCTAAGGCCAATGAATTTATTTTTCAAGACAATCCAATGGTGCAAGCTATTTTGTCATTTTCCGATTCAAGAGTGGGTCACCACGGAGGAATTTATCAGGCAACAAATGCGGTATATGCAGGAATAACAAAACACAAATTACATCGGTATGTATACCTACGGGATAGTCTGACCAATTTAATCAAGAAATACCGAACGGCTTATGATGAATTAGTGTTTAATTATCCAAAGAAAGATGACCTTAAAATTCCTATACAAAAATTGGGACCGGTCGATGATAAAACAAAAGGTGAGCGAGCATCTTTAGTAGCATTAAAGACTAAATTGGCCAGTTTAACTGACCCAGCATTAAAGACAGCGTATCAAAATGTAATAAAGCACCTTGAGCAGCCAGAACAAGGTATGTTTGATCTTAGAAAACAGAAGAAACTGGCAGAAGATAATGATGAGGAAATAAACATATGAATAAACAAGGATTAAAACGATTGATAAGAGAAGTTATAGATGAAGAAGCGATCGAGAAGGTTGAATATGCGGTTTTGTATCGCGATGCTGGCAACCGTGGAATGAATACATCGAATAATCGTGCCCGCCTTTGTACAAAATCGGAGCTTGATAATATAATAAGAGATGCCTTGCCGCAAATTTCGAAGATATATAAGCTTACAGAAATTCCTATTAAATCTTCTAATTTAAATTAATAATATAATAACTTGAAATTTTACCAAGTTAACTATATATTATTAAAGTTATGGAAGACCAAAAAATAAATATCACACGCGGTAATGTTGCGCCAACAACTACCAGTCCAAAAGTAGAAATTCCAAGTGCGGTTCGAGCCGCAATGCAAGCCTCTCAACCAGTTGAGAAACAAAAATATCCAAGCGAACCAATTGGTTTGCCATCGGAAGGTTTCTTTTATGATGAAGCTAGTCCACTTAGCAAAGGTACTGTAGATATTAAGTATATGACAGCTAAAGAGGAAGATATACTTACTTCACAGAATCTTTTAAGAAAAGGTGTAGTGCTTGAGAGACTTCTTGAAAATCTTATTGTAACTCCTGGTGTAAAATTAAACGATATCTTAATTGGTGATAAAAATGCGTTGTTTGTTGCAGCCCGCCGATTGGCTTATGGCGATAGTTATGGGCCGATTGAAATAACGTGCCGGGGCTGTGGCGAAGAGAATAAGAAAACAGTAGATTTGTCTATTGTAAAGAATAAAGAATTTGATTTTTCAAGATTTACCAAAGGCCAAAATAGCTTTGAATTTGAATTGCCTATGTCAAAAAAGAGAATAATATATAAACTCTTGAACCACAAAGATGAAAGTGCAATTGATAATGAAATTACTGCTATGGCTAAAGCATCAAAAACAGGAACTTCTCCAGAAATAACCACAAGATTGAAAGCAATGATTGTGTCAATCGACGGAAATTCAGATAGAATGTATATTAACAAATATGTGGAGACAGAGTTGACTTCACGAGATAGTTTAGCATTACGGCAGCAAGTGGCTGATAGTATGCCTAATGTTGATATGGAATTTGATTTTGTTTGTGACCATTGTAATCATAAAGAAAGGATAGACATACCGCTCACGGTACAGTTTTTTTGGCCTAACACAAGAGTATAAAGTTGGCCTTCACAAACAGTTGTTTGAGTTAAGTTATTTTAGTAATGGCGCAATAAATGTGGATATTGCGTATAACCTACCGATTCATATGCGCAATTTTTATTATCGGTTTCTCACCGAAATTAAAGAAAAAGAAGCGAAAGCACAAGAAAACCCTAATACTATATCACCGAAAGCTATAGCAAAACCCTTCTAACATAATATTTATATATTATGGCTGATATAATAAAAACGGAGGACATTAAAAATACTGAGGTTGGTCTTGACAAAGTTAGTAAAAAAGCGTCTGAGTTAAGAGATTTAATAAAAGAGCAAACTGTAGAATGGAAAAAAGTTGTTAGCCATGTTAATGAATTAAAACGTTCAATGGGTATACATGTTGATTTAATGTCTAAGACAGAAAAAATCCAAGATAGAATACGCGGGACATTATCAGCAATTTCCAAGAGAACTGTTGTTGAGACGATGATGCTCAGAGAAAAGAAAAAAATCTCTGATAGTATTATGTCCTTGGAGAACGCCCTTCTCATTGCAAAGAAAAGTGGAAGCCAGGAAACTATAGATGCGTTAGAATCGAGCCTAATTATAAACCGGAAGGACCAGAATCTGGCCACAGAGGGACTAGATCTAGCTCATAAAAGACTTGTGCATGCCAAAAATGTGCTGAAGATTAAAGATGAAGAATATAAACTTGCTCTAAAAAATGAAAATTTAAAAGCTGGTGTCATTGCCGGAATGAGATCTATAGCAGGGTTGGCCGGTGAATCCGCGTCCGGAATGTCAAACTTTGTGAGTTCAATGAAGGAAGCCGGCAAGGCAGGTGGACCAATAGGATTAGCGTTACAATTTATAGTAGAGGTTTTAAAATTTGGTTTTGCTAAATTTTTAGAAATTGATAAAGCGGCATTTGCTTTAAGAAAAGATTTTGGATTATTGCGCGATGAAAGCAAGACTTATTTTAATATAATTAGAGATACTTCTGTTGAGATGATAGGATTTGGTGTTACCTCAGAAATTGCACAAAAATCTGTTAGTGCTATAGCCGACCAATTTACAACCATACAGGCATTAGACAAAGATATGGTAAAACAAATGAGTTTAGTAAGTACTCAACTGGGAATTTCCGAGGAAACATCAGCTAAATTAAGCAAGACAATGGCAACAATGTCTGGCAAATCAACCAAAGAAGCATCCGCAAATATGATGTTATTTACAAGAGAAATGGCAAAGGCGGCAGGCGTGCCATTGGCTAAAGTATTAAAAGATATAGCAAATATTTCAGAAGACGTGCGTTTAACGTTTAGTGGTACAACCAAGAAGTTAGTTGAAAGTGTTGTTGAAGCTAGAAGACTTGGTATATCAATTGATAGTATGGCAAAATCTTCTTCTAAACTTTTGCATTTTTATGATTCCGTAAATCAAGAAATGGAAGCTAGTGTGTTGTTTGGAAGAAACATAAATATGCAAGAAGCTCGACGATTGTCCTTTATTGGAGACATTGAGGGAGCAAACAAAGAAATATTGAGACAAGTTAGTATGCTTGGTGGTTTTGATAGAATGAATTATTTCCAAAAGAAGGCATTAGCAGATTTAACAGGTAAGAGTATTGAAGATTTACAAACAATGACGCAACGGGAAAAAGATATGAATACGTTGCGTTCAACTGGAAATGCGGATGTACAAGCAGCTTTGCAGAAACAGGATGATGAAAAACGAAAACTGCAAAATTTGGATGAACATGGATTAGAATCCTTAGAAAAAACATTTTTAGCCGAAGTAAAGGCTAAAGATAATCGTGAAAAAATGGCCGCTCTGCAATCGAAATTTAATGAATTGATGATGAAATTGTCAGAGGTTTTTATACCGATTGCTGATGTATTATTATCACTTGCTATTAAAATAATGCCTGCTATTTCTATGACTGCTGTGGTGATTGGCACGTCTTTTAAGTATATTGCAACATGGCTTAGGTTTATTGGACTTCACGGTGGCATTTTTAGTAAAATATTTACTCCGCTTAGTAGAATTGCACTTTTTGCGGCAAAATGGTTAGAACCTATTGGTTGGGTAATATTGGCACTTCAGGGTCTTGCAAGTTGGTATAAAAGAATATTTGGAGAAGGTGGAATACTTGACGATTTTAAGGGTAAAAATTTTGGTAAAGGATTTATAAAAGTGTTATCCTTACTTTTTGGTCCGGATTTAATCTATGACATTGTAGTAAAACCAATTTTAGAAGTATTTGAAGGATTTGGCTTTGAATTTGCAAGAAAGTGGATTGATGGACTTGAAGCGGCGGGTGGAAAGATAAAGGATGCATTGGCGTATCCATTTGAATGGGCATGGAAAGAAATTAAAGATTGGTTTGGATATTCACCATCAAAACTGGGTTTATTAATTATTAAAGGTATATCTTCTGTTGGAAGAGAATTATTAAATATTTTAACAATGCCATTTAAAAATGCATGGCAATTTATTAAAGACATTTTTAGTGTGGGTGATATTGGCCAACACATTTTAGATGTATTTAGTTCAATTGGAGAAATATTATATGATATAATTATTGCGCCATTTAAACGGGGATTTGACTTTATTATGAGTCTTTTTCCGTCCGCATTTACAAGTGGTCCAACAATAGATTTAAATGCTCCACCAACAGCTGTGACTTCTGCCACAACAACCGATCAACAAACTGTTTTGAATGAAAATACCGACAGAGTTGTTGACAAACTTGACGAATTGATTACACAACTAAAAAATGGTGGAATTGCTGTATATCTTGATGGCAGACAAGTTAACAAACAGCTGGCCGCCCTTTAATAATTGAATTTGGTTGATATATATTAATGTATGCCTATATCATTTACAAGTCAAATAGTCCAGACATATAATACTGCTGACCACAATAATTTATATCATAATTTCCCCAGTCCATACTCTGGCGGACAATCTTCCGCTCAATTGCTTAGTTTTGGATATAAACAGCCATATATTTACATTTATCCGGATGATGGCCATAAAGGTTTAAATCGACTAAAACGATATGAAAATCAAGCATTGCCGCTTGGTTCTGGTCACCAAGATTTACTTAGAATTTCTCGGTTCTTTGCTTCTGGATATGGTGCTACTTTTTTATTAAATCAAACATTTTTGCAGTCCAGCCAAGCATTTAATGAAACAAGACTTTATAATCCATTATTGCCTATTCAGGCCGCTCTACGTCCTGCATCTATGTTTTTGATACCACGGCCATCACGTTCTATTGATGTTTCTAGTCCTTTAGGCATACTTGGTACATTTACAAATGGATTGATTGGCGGGGCTGGACATAATCCAGTTTCAGGAACAACAAAAAATATTCCGAGTAATTTACCTAATAGCACCGCTGCATATTCGGGATTAATACGATTTGGCACTGCAAGAAAAGGAGCGGTCCACTTTAATAGTGTTTATGCTTCAACGGCAAATATTAGTAATTTATTTTCAAATGCAATAAGTCAATTAGCTGGACCGGTTGCAGCTATATCTAATACAATAACAGGAATAATGTCACCATTTAGCAATCCGATTCAGTTGACAGTTGGTGGGAAACCAGCTTTATATAGAGCCGACGAAGATGCATATACTGTATTAATTTCTGATATGAGTTCTAAAATGGCAGACCAAAGTCATGAAAAAGCGTTAAATGTTCAGAAATATACTAATACTCTTTTAGCTAGAGGTCCATGGAATTCTCCGTCTTTAATTCCTGGAACATATGAATATATAAATTCCAACAATCGCTCGGCAGTTTCTCCATTAGAGAAAAAATTATCAGAATATGATCCTGATATTCTTGACCCAAAGAATAGCAATACAGTAGTTGAAAATTATAGTCAAATATCAAGAGAGAATGAAATAATTAAACAACTGAAGAAATTATTGACCAATATAAGTCCGGATTATAGTAAAAGTGAGTATAGTTTGAATAATTTAACCATAGTAAACACAAATAGAGAAAATGGTATTGATAAAATTTATAAATATGATGCTTATAGTGCTCCTAAAAATGGATATGAAAATAATTATAAATTATTAAATGAAAGAGATGTTCTTAGCAGTCAAAATTTTAAGGGATTTCCTGGGTCAGGCCAAGTAGATAAAATTAATATATTAACAGTTTTGGAAAAAGATAAATTTGATACAGCTAATTCATACCAACCTTATAATGATGATCAGATAGCATTTTATTTTCACGATTTTGTAAATGACAGATATATTCCATTTAGAGCAACAGTAAAAGGTATATCAGAAAATGCAGCAGCAGAATGGGATATGATTACATATGTAGGACGTGCGGATAAATTATACAATTATAAAGGATTTACAAGACAATTAAATTTTGGTTTCCATGTAATTGCTAATAGCATAAAAGAATTATTACCAATGTGGACTAGAATAAATTATTTAGCTACATGTGTTAAACCATCAGGATATAAGGATATAGAATTTAATGTAGAAAGTGAGAATTTAAAATATACCTCTAAATTTGTTATACCACCATTGATGGCAGTTACAATTGGAGATTTCTATAAAGAGCAACCAATTATAATTCAAACAATAGCAATAACAATTCCTGATGATGCATTATGGGAAACATTATCAGAAAAATATGCGAAAAATAATAATTGGACATATCTACAAGATAGAATAATATGGAATGATTCGCACAATAGATATGCTCAATTTCCAAGAGAATGTGAAATACAAATAACATCAAATGTTCTTGAACAATCATTTCCACAAATTGGCAAGCATAATTTTGGTGGCTTTAATTCTCCTGTTGGAAGTTTTTCAAAACAACTTATTGTTGGACAAGACTCTACTATTTCGGTATTTACGCCAACATTGAATTCTAAAGGCATAAAAAATGCTTCTCCTGGAACACCACGGGTTATTGTTCAATTACCAACAGAAGATCCGTTGAATACAGCTTTACCTTTCTTGCCAAAGGCGCCTCCGAACATTCCATTGTTGATAAATGGCAATCCTAATCCGTTTGGTAATCTTGGTGGTGTGGGACCCCTTGGCGGAGGACAATAATTAAAGATAATATATGACACGATATCAAACAAATAGAAATATTAAACTATCTTTTGATGGTAATAGATTTTTTGGGACACGAACATATCCGATTATTGCTCCCCGAGATGATGATACTTTGTATATAACCAATGACACTGATTATTTAGATTCATTAGCATATAAGTTTTATAAAGATAGTAGTTTATGGTGGGTAATTGCTTTAGTAAACAATATAGGAACGGGAAGATTAAGCATAGAGCCGGGCACACAATTAAGAATCCCAATAAATGTGGAAAATGTAGTGAATGCTTTTAATGGATTAAATTAATGTTATGGCACAGATTTTATTACCACCTTGGGTAGCTGCACCGATACAGAAGCACATAAGAACGGAATTTGCTCGACGTTCTAACAATTATGGTATGTCATATTTAAAGACTAATGATAAGTCATATGATCCAGCATATAAAGGGCCACAAACACCATGGATACGTTGTGTATCGAATACCAAAGTAAGAAATACAACCAATAATTATCAACGAGAAGGATTTGTTTTATATGGCGGAAAAACATTTGCAGAAAAATATGGAATAAATGGCAGAAAGCAAATTATAGGTTATGATATGAAGGGTGAGCCGCATGAGATAGATAATAAAGATGCAGCTCAACCATTCCGGCCAATACCAGCAATTAAATCTATAGATGTTAAAATAAAAATGGATGTATATAGATTTGCAATAATTCGTTGGGATGCTTTTTCTTTAGACCAAATGAATTATATGTCATATTATTTTTTTACACCAAAAAATACAATGTTACTGGAATGGGGTTGGAACAATTTCAACAGAGAAAGTCTGATTGATATATCTCAAATAGGAAAATTTGCAACATTTGATCCAGAAACTTCAACATATAGAACCAATGACGAATCTGAGGATGTTTTTGAAAATTTATTTTTTCTTGAAGAAGAAAATTCTTATGTAAAAACTTCTCATGAAAGACGGGGAATTTTAGATGCTTTTTCTAATCCAGGACTTTTCGAAGAAGGAACAGATCTTTCCGGTGGAAATTATGATGGAATGGTTGGCCAAATAACAAATTTTTCATATACATTTAATGAAGCAACATTGACATATGAATGCACGACCGAAATTGCTTCTAATTCTAAATACTATATGGCATTAGCAGTTAGAAATCTAACATATATTACAGATAAAAAAGATGAAACAAAAAGTAAAGAAATAAAAGGGTTTAAAGAATATTGGAGTGATACTTTTGTAAAAGATGTAATGAATGCTTATAGTAATCCAAATTATTTAATTCAGGGGGTATCATTAGATGGCAGAGCGTTTATACCAAATAAATATTTTTCTGAAGTATTTAAACAGAAGAAAACGCAGCATTCTGATTTAACATATGTTACCATTGGATTTTTTGTTGAATTGTTGTCTAAATACATAGCAAAAACGGGGAAAATTACGCCAATAAATTTAGAAGATGTTTTTATTGGCGCACATCCAAATATGATATCAACAAGTCTTGATGTGTTGATACCAAACGCTCTCACCCCCAAATATTTACCAGAAAAATTATACAATAATCCAGATGCTTCGCCGTCAAGCACAAAAATTAAAACCCCAAAAAATGATGAGACTCCAATGGATGCGGCGAATAGATTGATGGAATCGGTGCTAAACAATGGACAACAAAGAGAAAATTTAAATGTGATGCTTAATTCTAATCGAGGGGGAGATGTATCTAATTATGCTTTTCCAATTATAAGCAACAAGAAAAATAATAAAGATGATGATGATAAACAAAGTCTTTATAAAGGCAAGTTGTCAAATATATTTATTAGCACCCAATTAATTAAACAAATATGTAATCAGCCTGATATAAAGACAATTTTAACGGCTTTGTGTAGCAGATTAAATGATGTAGGCGTGGTATGGGGATTAGAAGCGATATGTTCAGATAATAATACCATAAAAATAATAGATAATAGATTTACCGATGTAGCCTTGCTGAAAAAAGCAAAAGATTTATTGGGCGTCGATAGTGTAATTTATTATTTGGATACTACTTCTCAATTGTCGGTGGTTCGAGGATTTAAATTTGATGTTAAATTGTCCGATGCAATCGCCAATTCAATTGTAGCAGCAAATCAAGCTAATAAATTTCCAGATAATAATCAAACATTGGATAATAGAGTAACCTGGCGTGTTCCAGACGACGTAGAAGTATCAGATTTAATAGTTCCAGAATTAGAAATGCAATCGAAGCGAGAAATAAAAAACGCAAAAACACTTGAAAGAAATCAAAAGATAGTTGCTGCCGGCGGTGCTGGAAAATTTAATGAGCAAGTTGCAAAGGCTTCAATAGCTGAAGATGAAAAAAAGGCCAAAGAAGTTGGTAATCCAGAGACAAAAGAGTTAGGAAATATAGATAAAGATTGCTTATATTGTGAAACAGAAAAAAATGGTATAAAAAGATTTACATTATCTGATAAATACAAATCAAAATATCAAGCAATGTTGAATGATGATACTGCACAATTTGTAAATGTTAATAGTATGCCTATCCCTGGAACGACAGCGGAATTTTCTGTAAATGGTATAGGTGGATTTAAAACTTTTCAAATATATGGCGTTAAAGCATTACCAAAGCCATATCAAGATAATATTATATTTAAAATAAAAGAGGTAAATCACGTCATATCAGACAATGATTGGAATACAACTATTATTTCAACTATAGTACCAGCAAGGGATTTACAAAAATTAATATGACCAATATTATTAATAAATATAGAAATTTAAATCCTAATCCAGCATTGGATGGTATTGTTTATGCAAAAGAATATTTCCCCATTCCAACAACGGATGATTATACCAAACAAACTATAGAAAGATTTTTTGTTAAGCCTGTCAACAAAGAAAAAATAATTGAGGTTGGCCAAGAAAGATATCGAGCCTGTAGCGATTTTCTTTATATTAAAACCAGCATATATTGGAAAATTGCTGGTAGTAAAAATAGCATTATCATTAATAATAAAAAACAGGTAGTTGGTGTGGAAGAATTCAATAGCAAAGAAATAATTCGTGGGAATAAAGTCATCAATGGTTTGAATGAAAAGCTTACAAATCCTTTGGAATTTTATAAAGCTTAAAAAAAGTTGATATATTTCTGAATTGTTGTATAGTTTAGGAAATGGTTATAGTTAAGAGTGAATCTGAATACGCTGAATTTCTTTCAGATATTAATAGAAGCATATTATTTTTAGAGGCGGTTGTTTCTAAAAGTGGTATTCATAATGCTATTAACGATGTATTATGTTTATTTATCTATAATCACACCAAGTCGAAATCATATTGTTTGAATTTATCCCACCAAGATTGTAAATGCTTATTAAAAGACAAATATATAATCATAAAAGATATATTAAAAAAATCAAGTAAAACATTCGTACTTGATAAAAAGAAGTATATTCATCTCTTTAAAGAAAATGATTTTTATGATTTATTGATAACAGAATTTCAAACCAATAATACAAAGGAAGATGTGTCATTGGAGAATTGTGGATTTTTAAGTAGGAAATTTGGCCATGGGGATAAATTCATATATTTGAATCAAGTCTTGCCACTCGTCAAACAGATGGAGATATTTGAAGAGAAATATAAACAATATAAAGAAGAAATTTCCACATTTCATACAGATAAGGCATTTTCTAATATTAATGGAATTATAACGGAAACACTTGCTCAACTTGAAAGCAATGGATTGTGTGTAAATCCAAAAGAGTTTAACAAACATTTTGGAGATAAAGGCGTGCAACCTGTGGAAGATAAAGTATATACAGAATATAATATATTTACATCAACGGGTCGGCCGAGCAATAGATTTTTTGGAATAAATTATGCTGCGTTAAATAAAGAAGATGGGTGTAGAAAGTCATTTGTTTCAAGATTTGGTAAGGATGGAATGTTATTGGTGATTGATTATAGTGCTTATCATCCGCATATTATTGCCAATTTGGTTAACTATAAAGATATAACTTTTGAAACGGATGTATATGATTTCCTCGGGCGGTTATATTTGAAAAAGGATAAACTGACTGAGGCCGATATTAAGAAGTCTAAGAATATAACCTTTCAGAATTTGTATGGTGGTATTCGCAAAGAATATAGAGCCATTCCATTTTTCAAAGAGATAGAGCAATATATTGAGCATCGCTGGAAATTCTTTAAAGAGAATGGTTATGTTGAAACGCCGGTGTGGAAACGAAAAATAACTGATAAGCACATTGTAGATGCTAATCCGAATAAACTCTTTAATTATATATTACAAGCATCAGAAACAGAGTTTTCTTTGCAGAATATAAATAGAGTAAATGAATATTTGAAGAATAAAAAGACCTGTGTTATTTTATATACATATGATGCTATCTTGTTGGATGCTTGTAAGGATGATAAACGGCAAACTCTTAAAGATGTTAAGCAAATGATGATTGACAATCAATTCCCCGTTAAATGCTACTCTGGCAACAATTACCACGAAATGTCGTTAATTAGTTTGTAATTTCGGGCAGTATTCTTATATTTATTGCTATAAGCAATGATTACCTTTGATAAGATGTTGACGGAGTATTTTTATACTCGTGACGATAATGGTGCGTTTTTTGATATTTGTAATCAAAAAGACTGCCAGGAACTAACCCAATTTATAGCGGAAAACAAGACCGGTTTACTTAATGAATTTAGTATTGTTAGTTTATTAAAAGCCGGTGTTATTTTTGTAAAAAACAAATTCAAAACTTTAACAGAAAGAATTGCAGATGTTATTGGAAGCAAAGATGTAAATACCGTTTTTGAAGTAACCATCCCCTATGTTGATGTTCCAGAATATAGAGCATTGGATAATGTTTTTGATGTAGAACAAGAGCCAGCCGAAAAGCCAGCCGAATTAACTGAGGGTGCCATTGAATCCATAAAAGGAAATTACAATGAAGTTTTGACTTGTAGATATGTCATTAAGAAAAACAAAACCCCCATAAAATTATATATTGTTGGATTATTAGAAGAAGCTAAATCTAATGACGGAAACATTGTTGTTGTAGATTTAGATTCCGATGGTAAAAATAAAGCTGGAGAAATAAATGCTTTAGTAAACCGCTGGGACCAAAAATTAAAGATAGCAGCAAAAGATAAATATACAGAAATAGTAAGTGTAATTGATATGGCCAGTCACGATATGGCTGATTATATAATTAAGAACGTGGGTACATCCGGCGGAGTAATCTTAGCAATTTGGTTAGTAAATACAGAATATATGAAGGGTGCAAGTTATAAAGCTGATATAAAATTAAAAATCAAGAAAGGCGGCGGAGAATTTTTAAAGAATTTTTCGTTGAAAATGTATAGTAATACAAGTGTAAATCTTATAAATTCTACTCTTATAAGTTCCGTAAAAAACTGGTGTGGAGAACAGGCATCGGCGGAAATGAAAAGAAAGGTAGAAAGCGATGACAAAATACAGCGTTTGATAAAATTAGAGCGACTTATTCATGGAGCTGTTAAACGCTCAAAAGCCGAAGAAAAGCCAAAAGATTATAGAGATTTTGTTAATGCAATGTATAAAGTATATGTTAAAGAGGGCTTTCAGATTTCCATTCCAAAGTCACAATTGTATACAACAGATGGATTGAGAATAATTAGAGGTAATGTTCGAGAAAAAATTAACCCAATGTTGGCAACATATCTTTACGAATTTCTAAGACGATACATTTCCAAACCAGAGGGTAAGGATTATTTCATAAAGAATTTTTTAATGTCAATCGGATTTTCAGATAAAGACACAGATTTCATATTAGCCGTTGTTGGTTCTAAACAGGTGAAAGATAAGAAATCAATGATAATTGATAAACATCCAGAGTTGAACTTTGATAATATGAAATTAGAACATACTCCTGGGACAGTTGGTATACGAATTGTAAATGATGGTAAAAAGATAGCAACATTGGGGTTCAAAGAGGGTAAATTTGTGACAGGATTAGTTAAATTTGACTAATCTGAATTATATATATATAAGAATGGTTTAAATATGACAAAGAATGAGCTAAAACAACTGATATTGGAAGTAATTGATGAAGCCGCAGGCAGTAGACTTTACAAGTATATATTTATAACCGATGCATATGGCAATGTTAAAGAAAAATTTAATAATCTGACCATTGAAAAAATGGAAATGTTATTACCTTCTGCCTATATTTGTCTCACACAATATGCTACAGATATTTCTGGTGGTTTACGCATTTGGACAATTGAAAATAGAAAAACCGGCCATGAACTTAGCAATGCTTTATTGATGTGTACTAAAGACGATGCTGTAGCAAAACAAATTGAGATGGGCGAAGTAAATCCCGCCGACCGAGATAAAAACTTTGAGATGGTTGCCATTTAACTTATAGAAAAAGAATATGAGAACAATAGTTGAAAAATTTATAAATGAAATCTGTTTGGATGAAAGATTGGAAGAGGGAATGTTTTTTATTGATGACAATAACCATATGGATATTCTTCAAGAGCACCTTCAAAATCGAGGCCTTTCAGAAGAAGAAGCAATAGAAATGAGAAATAAAGTGGTTGAGGGGCGCTTTCCTGAACGGCAGGCGTATAATAAGATGGGTCTGTTAGTAACCTTTCCAACTCCAGAATACAAAAAGAGAGCCTTAGATAGAGGTACACATTTTGAGCAAGACCCGACTAAGCAAGCACCGAATGTTAAGTTTGATGCTACGGGTGCGCCAGTTACTCCACCAGCCGCTCCGGCTGCTCCAACTGCACCGGCTCCAGCTGCACCAACCGCTCCAGCTGCTCCAGCAGAAGCTCCACCAACGCCTAGTCCAGCACCTGCTCCGCCACCCGCTCCAACAGCTGCTCCAACACCTGCACCCGCTCCAGTTCCAACGCCTGCTCCTGTTGCGACAGAACCACCAATAGCTGCTCCGTCTCCAGAACCACCAACAGTTTCACCAACTCCTGCTGAAGCGCCAAAGGAACCCGGTCAGAAAAAGGCCGAATCAGAATATGTAGAAAAAATTCTAAAATCATAAACAAGATTTATGCGTTATAGATAGAATGATATTAAAATGAAATCGAACCAGCTTTTGTGTACATTTACAACACCAAATGATTATAAACTTATAATATCATCATTAAAACGATTTTATTTTATTCCTGACAAAATATTCTTTATTTTTGAAAATGCGAATGCTCCCAATGAAATAATATTGACTTATAATGTAAGCGTGCGAGATACAAATAACAAGTTTCCTTTTACAATTTCAATTCATAGAAAAAAAGACACAAATACACTTTATACATTGAATGCTATGAATTGTATAATAAAGGAAGAAAATAATGGTGTTTTAGATAAAACTTTTGAGGTGGACTGGCCATTATATAAAAATTCTTTAATTATCACGACGGAAACAGGTTATAAAATTATAAATTTAAATCTTATAGACACCGAAAGATTCTAATATATATATGAGGAATATTATTATGACAAAAATTAAATTAAAACAATTAATTGAAGAATCCGCCATAGAACAACAAAGTGATGTTATAAATTTAAAGGAAAATTCCTTAAACGGCGATTATATACGCAAATTAATGAAACTGAATCCTAAATGGAATCCTGAAGATGCTATAAAAGATTTTGGAGATCAATTTGATAGTGATGATGAACAAGACGAAAAAGAACATAGAGAATATATGGCTAATGCAGAAGAATGGATTAAAAATTTAATTGAATTTAAACCTGGTGTTAAAATTGGCGATTGGGTTAAAGTTCATCCAAGACAAATGCAAGGTAATGTGAAATGGACCATTGGAAGAATTGAAGCAGAATCCCAAATGCAAGGCCATGATTATGGAGAGAGTGGGTATAAAGGACCATCAATAATACCTGCTTGGGATATACGCGTCTTCATGGAAGATGTACATGATTTTTATAATGATAAAGAGCCAAATATTTATGTATTTGCGGGAGGAAAGATTTATTATAATTCAGGAATTATCTCTTACGCCCAACACGATGAAATTCAATCAAATTCCGGCGTGGAAACATATAAAACTTATAAAAAAGAAAATACTTTCACAAGGTTATCAGCGCAGAATTTTAAGATGCAAGATATAAAATAATTAAAATTTAGTTATAATAAATGATTTAAAATAAATTGAAAAAAATGTAGGTTTTCAGTATACTTCAATAGTTATTAAGGGTATACCCCCAAAGGAAATAAATTATGAAATCAATAATAGTAGTAGTATTGTCAGTATTAGCCGCATCTGCAATGTTATTTACAAGTGCTTGTTCGACCACAAACACAGTTGCGCAAAATGCATGCATTGCATCAAGAATAGTAACTCCATTTGCAATTGATGCAGGATTGCAATATGCAGTGAGTGATCCAGCAAATCGTCTTGTGATTGAACACCAGATATTTGTTGTCGCAGATAGTATTGTAACATTGTCAACAAATGGAACAGTATCAGTTGATGCTGTTACTGCTGCATTCAATGTTGTAACAAATCCAACGCTTAAGTTGATATTGAATCCAATATTAGGCTTGTATGAAACTTATTATGCCCAATTGCAGGGAAACAATACAGTTAGTCAGGCTACGCAAATTCTGGGATGTATTGCTGCTGATGCAAAGGCTGCAACAACACCAGCTGCTGTAGAAAAATCACAAGAGAAGGGACTTGCTTTGTATCGAAAGAATTGATACTAAATAGCATACAATTAAGAAACCACGAATATAAAAATTCGTGGTTTTTTATTGAAAAAATTTCATTATAATATGTTGAAAGATTTATTTTTTCGCGTATAGTTTGATATGTATAAGAGGACAGAATAAAAAACTATAACTGTTTAAATTAGACTGTCCAATTTAACTAATTAAGGAATTAACTAATTATGGCATTAGACCTAACAAAGATACAAAGTCGCTTGAAAGACCTTTCGAGCAAAAACTCTGAACGCAGTAAGTTGATATGGAAACCAGTTCCCGGAAAGCAAACCGTCCGAATTGTTCCCTACAGCAAGAATCCGGAAAACCCATTCATTGAGTTGAAGTTTCATTATAATATGAATAATAAAACATATCTCTCACCGGATACTTTTAATCGACCAGATCCAATTGTGGAATTCTCCACCAAATTGAAGCTATCTGGCGATAAAGAAGAATGGAAGATTGGCAAGAAACTTGAGCCAAAACTCCGCACATTTGCACCTGTTATTGTTCGTGGACAAGAAGATGAAGGTGTAAAGTTTTGGGGCTTCGGAAAGCAAGTTTATGAAGCAATCTTATCTGTTATTGCTGACCCGGATTATGGTGATATTACTGACTTGGCCAGTGGCCGAGATATTGTTGTGGAATTCAAGACCGCCGAAGAAGCGGGCAAGAGTTTCCCAGAAACAACTATCATAGTAAAGCCAAATAAGACTCCCGCTGTTGACCCAACCAAGAAAGAATTAATTGAGAAGATTAAGAATCAATCTGATATTCTCGATTTGTTCCCAGAGTTGAGTTACGACGAGTTGAAGAATGTAATGGATGCATGGTTACATCCAGAAGAATCCGACGATGATAAGACAAGCGCTACAGTAGGTACGTCTGAGACAGATACTCCGGCAACCAGTATTAGCGTTGCAGCAGCAGCTGCAGCCGCAAAGGTAGCATCTCCAAGCAATACCATTTCAAAGGAAAATGCTGAAGATATTACCAAAGCGTTTGACAATCTGTTCGGAACAGAAAAGAAATAAAATACAATTGAAAAATTGTATTATGTGAAAATGGGGCGGCGATTCCGAAACCAGTCGCCGCCCTATTGACACAAAGTTATTGAGGAAATAATATGGCTAACAATAAAAAGAAATCAACATCTAATGAAAGTATAACAGAACACATTAATATACAACCAAAACAATCTCGCGACGATTTGCTGACAGATTTAGCTGAACAATTAAATAAGAATAATAAGGAGGGCGGTAAAATTGCTTTCTTTCTTGATGAACAAGATGACCCTTCAAGTATAACCGATTGGATTTCAACAGGCAATTCAATTTTAGATTTAGCAATTAGCAATAGACCAAATGGCGGTTTGCCTGTCGGAAGAATGATAGAATTTAATGGTCTTGAAGGAACGGGAAAGAGTATGGTTGCTGCACATATCTGTGCAGAGACACAGAAAAAAGGTGGAAAAGCAATTGTAATTGATACGGAAAACTCTGCCGCACCAGCATTTTGGGAAAGCCTTGGAGTCAATCTTGCATCATTGTTGTATGTGCAAAGAGAAACTGTTGAGCAAATTTTTGAAACTATTGAAAATGCAATAGCTTATATACGAAAGAATACAAAAGATGCGTTATTGACGATTATTGTTGATAGCGTTGCAGGAGCAACTACCCAGAAAGAATTAGAAAGTGAGCATGGTGTAGATGGTTATAACACCGGCAAAGCTATTATTATCAGTAAGGCAATGCGTAAAATAACAAATATGATAGGCCGGCAACGCGTTCTAATTGTTTATACAAATCAACTTCGTATGAATTTGGCCGCGATGGCATTTGGCGATAAGTATGTTGTTAGTGGTGGCAAAGCGCTTGCATTCCATTGCTCTGTTCGTGTGCGTCTTAGTAAAACAGGCAAACTTAAAAAGAATGATGTTATAATAGGTGATAGCCTTAAAGCGGTAGTTAATAAGAATCGTTTGGGACCACCATGGCGGCAGGCTGAATTCGATATTTATTATGATTCTGGAATTGCAGACTATGCTAGTTGGATTGAAGTTTTGAAGAAAAATAATATTATTGAAAAAAATGGGCCGGGCTACATTTATACAAATAATGCTGGTGAGGAATTAAAATTTTCAACGAATGACTTTGTAAAGTTAATGTCAGAGAATCCTGAGTTGAAAACGGAAATTTATAAGAAGATTTGTGATGCTGTCATTATGGTTTATAAAACTCCAAATTCGCATATTGTTGAGGATGCTGTGATTGATAATACGCCAGATGAAGATACAGAAAAGGCAGAGGACTAAAATGAAAGCAAAATGTTTGCGTGATTGGAAAACTAAAGAGCGAATTGAATTGGGTGATGAAAAGTATACACGGAATCTAATTACGGGAAAAATGCAAAGTCATTCTTCCGTAAAAAAAGCGGCCCGAATATCCGCAAAACAGCTGATGAAAGCCAAAAAGATAAAAAAGATTTTCATTTCCAAAAAAAGTTATAATGCTGTCAAAAAATTCTGCAAAGATTCAATTGCTGGAAAACATAATACTATTATTGCCGATGATGTATTAAAGGAAATAATTAGAAAATCCCGCCCAAAAAAAAGGATACAATGAACACACCACATCCATATGAAAATCAGCATAAAATGTATGCGTATAAAAATATAGATGGTACATTCTCTTTGCATGGAAAAACATTCCATTCAAAAGAAAGAATTAAAGAGTTGGGTGGGAAGTGGGACGCGGAAAAGAGACATTGGAATATTTCTGAAAATGCTTTATTGGAATTAAAGCCTTTGTTAATGATTAAAGTTAGATTGGCCGCACATTGCCATGAAGACGAAGAAATACGATTTGTGACACACAAGGAAGTAGCTTGTGGATTTGCTCGAGAAGGATGTAGCCGGTGTGATACGCCTGCCACTTGTGGCCAAGATGTAGCTATCTTGGAAGTGCTTGATAAGGATTCACAGCTATTAGCGGAAAAATATGAATGTTTGGATTCTAATAACAAATATGAAACATTACTAAATAAAACTTTGATTAATATTAAAAAATCTGAGACAGATGAAATTATAAAGGATGTGGCTATAAATGACATTCTTTCTAAGAAAACAGAAATAATATCAGCTTTTCGTGAAGCGGATGAAATGAAGAGTAAAATAAAAAACAATCCAGAGCAAATAGAATCAATATTGAAATCTTATGGATTTAAATAAACATGGAATCTCTTGATAAACAAGAAAGGGGTAAGCTTTGGTCTATCTTTCAGCATATGGATAAGACTGCTCCAGTTACTAACGCCGCTCTAAAAGACGAAGTTTTAATTGTTGATGGTCTTAATACCTTTATTCGTTCTTGGTCTGTCTCTACGACTTTAAACGACGATGGCATACATACAGGCGGCATATCTGGATTCTTAAAAAGTATTGGCTATGCAATAAAGTTGTTTAAACCAACCCGTTGTGTTATTGTATTTGATGGGGCGGGAGGGAGTTTACGACGAAAAAAATTATATCCTGAGTATAAGAATAAGAAATCCAATAAAATGCGCATTAATCGTGCTTATGCGGGTTCGATTACTACTGATGATGAGGCCAACTCCATAAAAAAGCAATTATTTAGAGTAATCAATTATTTAGATTATTTACCAGTAACTACTATGTCAATAGATAATATTGAAGCGGATGATGCTATTGCGTATTTAGCAATACAATATTTTAAAGATGTAAATTCTATAATAATGTCGTCTGATAAGGATTTTTTACAGCTTCTTAGTGACCGAATTAAAGTGTGGAGTCCAACTCGAAAAAAGCTTTATGGTTGTGCGGAAATGCTGACGGAATATGGAATTAGTTGTGAGAATTTTTTGAATTACAGACTTATTGATGGTGATATGAGCGATAATATTTCAGGCATAAAAGGTGCTGGTATTAAAACTATTAAAAAGTGCTTTCCGATATTTGCTGACAATCATTGTTATACATTACAAGAGATATACAATTATTGTGAAACGCATAGAATGAAGTATAAATTGTATACCACCATTTTAGAGAATAAAGATATTTTAGAAAGAAATTATCAGTTAATGCAATTAAATGATACACAGATACAAAGCTTTAGTCAATTAAGAATCAATGAAATCGTTGATAAACAACTTAATAAGTTAAACCGCTTTGAATTCTCAAAACTTATCACCGAAGATAAAATGTGGAATAATATACCAAATTACCAAATTTGGTTGGGTGAAGTGTTTAATCGACTTGATAATCTTGTTAAGTAATAACAAAAAGGGGCTTGATATAAAATCAAGCCCCAATTGTTTTTATTTACTTATTATGGACACCAGCCAGATGGCGGTGTAGCATACCCAGATGGAAAGCTCTTAGGATATGAAACCTTTCCTTCTTTTTTAACAGGCACGCCCATATCAATCAACGCTTCTCTGCTTGCGTAATAAATGTCGGATTGATAAACAATATTACCTCTTTCGAATTGGTCTGATACAACTTTGCTTTCAACAGAATTGCCCCAGCCAGAACCCATATCAAATCCTGACCCAGCCGAAGGCGCTCCACCTTTTAACGAACTCATTGGCTGACTACTTTTCGACCGTACTATATCTCGATAGTCATCTATACTATTATTATAATTACACAATGTATTGTTAACAGATGATGCACCACCATATGATGTGGCGTTGTTGCTACCATATGGTATGTCCAAACACGGATTTGATGTAGTGGTTATAGTTGGCCATAAAGGAGGATAACAACATGGTGTCCATGTAACAACAGGTTTTATCTTTTCTTCATATAATACAATGCCGATTATTCCACAATTTCTCTTGGCTTTGTTACTAATCCCTGCAGCATATGATTCATTCTTACATACGAATTTAAATGCTCCAACTTTATCGTTATCATACCTAAACCCTTTGATACGATAGCTATCGTTAGCATTTATTATATAACCAGCATCATTTAGACTTGCTGGTTTGCCTGTTAAAACGCTAAGACCATCCACCGAAACAACGGCTAAAATGCGTCCATAGCCATTATTATTTATTTTAATTTCATAAGCAGAAGATGCTTTTGCTTCGATATAGATTTTGCCGTCGTAAGTGTATTGTTTACACTTGTTTCCGTTGACGAGAACGTCAACGCTATTGTTTGTTAGTACTTGATACATATTTTTTTTTCCTTTTTGTTTGGCCTCTCTTACAGAGGATTTTAATGATGATGTTGTATCATCGTTGTCAATATATAGTATCATAAAACAACTTTCAACTTTTTTTATTTCAAAAATATTTTTTATTTAAAACAAGTTGAAAAAACGCTGTTGATGAATTATTCTTGCGCATAAGCAAAGTAGAAAGATATTTATCTAAGTCACATGATTAACCCCATCACCAATTCATTTGTAAAAATTTTTCTCGCGGATGGGTTCAATAAAAACTTGAGCAAAAAATATTTTTGCGATATACTTTTCAATGTGAGCAATCCATTCAATTATAAATTATGATTACAAACGACAAACATATTATCGACAACCTTCACAAATTCGGAAACGAATTTCAAATTAAGTGCATCTCTAGTTTACTTAGCGATAAAACTTTCATAGAAAGAATCTGTGATATTTTAGATACAGATTATTGGGAAACCGATTCGCATAAGTGGATAGTAAAAACCATATCAGAATATTTTTATAAATACAAAGAAATTCCAACACTTACTACATTTAAAGTTAGTGTAGATTCAATTGAAAATGAAATATTAAAAGCGTCAGTTATTGACCAATTGAAAATGGTTTATATAAAACTGAGTAGCACCGATATAAAATTTGTTAAAGAGCAATTTTTGGAATTTTGTAAAAATCAAAAATTGAAATCGGCTATTATTGAAAGCGTTGACCATTTAAAAACCGGAAATTATGACAGAATAAAAAGTCTTGTTGATGGCGCAATGAAAGCGGGCATGGAAAGAAACATTGGCCATGAATATATAACTGATGTGGATGGAAGAATGAGCACCACGACCAGAGATTGTGTTAAAACAAATTGGTCTGTCATTGATTCAATATTGGATGGCGGTCTTGGAAAGGGCGAATTAGGTGTTGTAACTGCACCGGCTGGTATTGGAAAATCTTGGTTTTTAGCGCACATTGGTTCGGAATCAATGAAACAGGGAAAAAATATTGTCCATTATACACTTGAATTGAATGAAAATTATGTTGGTATTCGCTATGATGCTTGTTTTACTGGTATAGATTTTCAAAACATAAAGAATAATATTGATGTGGTTAAAGAAAGATTGAAAACAGTACCGGGTAAATTATTTATTAAGTATTTTCCAATTAAAACCGCTTCAGCACAAACTATTAAGATTCACACCGAAAGAATTATGTCGTTGGGAACGAAAATAGATATGATTATCGTTGATTATGCTGATATATTGCGCTCTATAGATTCTATTAGAAATAGTAATAGTTATCAAGAAGCCGGTGGAATTTATGAAGAATTAAGAGCGTGCGCTGGAGAATTGCAGATTCCTATTTGGACGGCGAGCCAAAGCAATCGTTCTAGTTTGGAAGTAGATATTATTCAAGCGAATAACATTGCAGATAGTTATAGAAAAATAATGACAGCGGATTTTGTTATGAGCATCAGTCGTAAAATAGAAGATAAAATCAGCAATACCGCTAGAGTGCATGTAATTAAAAATAGATTTGGACCTGATGGTATGACTTATCCCACGCGAATGAATACCGGCAATGGAGACATTCAATTACACGATGAACGTTCTCAAGAAGGAATCGGACTTATCGGAGAAATGAGCGAAGGCGAAAATGTTGTAAAGAAATTGTTATCTAATAAATGGAAATTTCACATGAATGAGCAAGAATAATTGTTGTGGTTTTATAAAACTCAAATACTTATTGTTTATATACTGAAAAAGTTTTATGAATACAAAAATCACTAATCCGATATTATCTTCCGATTTTATAAAAAAGTATAAAAACAGACAGCCAAATTGGGGTTTTAATGGATTGGGCTATATTGTTTTTAAACGCACCTATGCACGAACTAAAGACGATGGCACAACAGAAGAATGGTGGGAAACAGTAAGGCGTTGTGTTGAAGGCGCACAACGATTAGGCGCTGATTATAGTGTAGAAGAAGCGGAACGCTTATATGATTATATTTTTAACTTAAAGGGATGTTTTAGTGGAAGAAGTTTGTGGCAGTTGGGAACAACACTCGTTGATGAATTAAAACTTGGAGATTCGCTATTAAATTGTTGGGGAACAAAAGTCTCTGAAATTGGCGATTTTAAATTTTATGTCATGGAGAGTATGTTTGGGGGTGGCGTTGGGGGAAATTTATCAAAAGAATACACACAAGAATTACCTCGAGTAAAACGAGATGTAAGATGTAGATTAAAAAAGACAAATGATGCGGATTATATCGTTCCTGATAGTAAAGAAGGCTGGAAGGAATGTTGGGGCAAGATTTTAGAGGCATATTTAAATACAGGCACTTCTTTTACATATTCTACAGTTTGTATAAGAGCCAGCGGCGAACCACTAAAAACTTTTGGTGGTATCGCTCCTGGCGAAAAACCATTGATAGATGGCACACAAGAATTGTGTAAGATTTTGGAACGCAGAGAGGGTAAAAAATTACGCACAGAAGATGTGTATGATATTATCTGTGTTGGTGGAGAAATGGTTAAATCTGGCGGTATAAGACGCACGGCTATTATTGTTGGTGGTGACCCCGATGATGCTGGTTATACAACTCTTAAACGATGGGATTTAGGCACAATGATACCAAATTATCGGTCTAATGCAAACAATTCTATATTGTGTCCTAAGTTTGAATATCTTTCTAACTCATATTGGGAGGCTTTCGCGGGTGGTGGCGAAGTATATGGATTAATTAATTTACCATTGATGCGAAAATATGGCAGACTGGGAGAAGAAAAGTATGGCGGACTTGATTTAAATTCTCCCGACATTATTATATGTAATCCGTGTGGAGAAGCAAATTTAGAGGATAAAGAACCATGCAATTTAGCCGAGTTGGTTTTGCCAAATATAAAATCTAAAGAAGAAATGTTGGATATAGCTATCTTATTATATAAGACACAAAAAGCTATTTGTAATATGAATTATGTTCATGAAGAAACCAATAAGGTTGTTCATCGAAATTTTAAAATTGGACAAAGTATCACAGGAATTTGTCAGCGATTGGATGTTGTAAAAGAATGGGGAAATTATACTTATAGAGGTCTTAGAAAATTTGACAAAGAGTGGTCAAAGAAAAAAGGTTATCCCGAATCCAATAGAATGACAGTAATACAACCATCTGGCACAAAAGGTTTAGTGTTTGGAACAACTCCCGGAGGACATCCTGGCTTTTCAAAGTATTTTATCCGCCGAATAAGATTTTCATCGAATGACCCACTTATAGAGATTCTCAAACAACACAATTATCACATTGAACCCGAAATAAGATTTGATGGTTCTAAAAACCATAACATATTAGTCATTGACTTCCCATGTGAATTTGATGATAGTACATTATTAGCAAAAGATTGTGGAGTGATTAAACAATTGGAAATAATGAAAATGCTTCAAGAAGAGTGGGCGGACCAATCTGTATCAATTACTGCATATTATAAGAAAGAAGATTTGCCAGAAATAAAAGAGTGGTTAAAACAAAATTATAATAATAGTGTAAAAACTGTAAGTTTCTTGCTTCATAGTGAGCACGGCTTTATTCAAGCTCCATATGAAGAAATAAACAAAGAAACATATGAAGCATTAAAAGAGAATATTGTTCCATTTAAAGGATTTGAAACAATCACAGGCAGTGAGATTGATGGCGTTGAATGTACCAATGGTATTTGCCCAATTAAATAAAGAGGTTATATGAAAGAAGAGAGATTGCATGAAAAATGGCTAGAATATTGTGAGGGAAAAAATATAATATTTGAATTTGATAAATTAAAAGCACATTTACAAAAAGAAAAAATGAGTGCTATTGGAAAAGAGTCGGATGTATTGTCTTTTTGGACAAAAAATATTATGAAATTTATATCAGATTATAAAATTGATTGTAATGATTCTGATAACTTAAAAAAGCTGATTATGCTTTGTTTGACGATGGGAGAGTTGTAATATGGATAAAGGTTATACGATTTCAGTTTTAGACCATCATGGGTTTGTGCGTTATATAGACCATATGGGTACAGACCAAAGAATTTGTGAAGCGGCTAGAATAAGCTATAAGTCTCCAAGTAAGGGAGAAGATTCCGATAAGAAATTAATCGAATATCTTTGGAAGAATAAACACACAAGCCCCTTCGAGATGATAAAATTAACTCTGAATATCAAAATGCCAATCTTTGTGATGCGGCAGTATGTTAGACACCGGATGCAGAATTTAAATGAAGTCAGTGCACGATATACGGAATTACCGAATGAGTTTTATATACCAAAAGAATGGAGAAAACAAGATGGTAAGAATAAGCAAGGAAGTGTAAACGAAGAAAAATTCAATCCTAAATTGTGGGCAGATAGATATAAAGACGCTACGAATGCAGTTTATTTACATTGCTCAGAATCTTATGCTCTTTATGAAAATTTAATTGATGCTGGTATTGCAAGAGAAATGGCTCGGATGGTGTTGCCTCTAAACATTTATACCGAAATCTACGCATGTTGGGATATGAAAAACCTCTTACATTTTATAACATTGCGTGGTGATGAACATGCGCAATGGGAAATACAAGAATACAGCAGGGCTATTAAGTCTATTTGTAAAGAATTATTTCCTATGACAATGGAAGCTTATGAGAAATATAAGTGGAAGTTGATTGAAGAAATATAAATTGACTTTTTATTGTTTTTGGGTATAATTCTTGTGGTATGACTGAATCGAATTTTGTAGACACATCAAAAGTTTATTTACGACAAATTGACAAATCTGTTGCAAAAAGTATGATTATTACTTTTCATTATAGTCATAAATGGACACTTTGCCAAGTCGCTTACGGAATTTATTATAAAACAGATATTCATCTTGGCTTTATTGAAGGCACCCAAGATGAACTGATAGGCTGTATAGTTTATGCTCAACCCGTAGGAAGAAGCGCAGCTGCTAGTATTACGCCCTTGCTGAATATTAGTGAAGTCTTTGAACTCACGCGGCTTTTTATACATGATGGCTATGGTAAAAATATAGAAAGTTATTGTATAACTCAATCGTTTAAACTATTACACAGAGATTTTCCACACATTAAATGTGTGTTGTCTTATGCAGATGGCGAACAACACCATAAGGGAACAATATATCAAGCCGTCGGCTTTATATATCAAGGCAACTCAAGTATTGCATTAATGCCCAATTATAGTGTTAGTTTGGAGGGACCGCCAAATTATAAGTGGATTCATAGTCGGACAGTAAGTTCGACTTGGGGCAGTCATAATGTAGAGCATTTAAAGAAAGCAATTGGAAAAACGTTTTGGAGAAAGAAAGAAAGCAATAAACACCGCTATGTTATATTCATTTGCAATAAGATTTTAAAGAGAAAATTGATTGAGACATTAAAGCATCCTGCCATAGCATATCCTAAAAGTACGGAACACAAAGACGAAATCGAAGAGATTAATTGTCAAAATAAACCGAAGAATTCATTTTTCTGATAATATTTATATAATACAGACGATTATGAGTAAAATTTCACTGAAAAAGATTCTAAAAAAACCGCTTAATGAAATCGGTTATAATGATGATGATTGGAATAAACTACAGAAATTGCAAAAATATGGTGAGCCAAATTATCATAGCATTCTTTTTAGTAAGGCTACGGCAAATTCCCTTAAAGCCAATGAATTTTTACACAATTTAGAGCGTGAAATTATAGAAAAAATAGTCTCACTTTTTCACACCAAATCAGAAGTTGGTTATGTTGAAATTATGAATGTCACAAAACACTATCCATTAGATACAGTCGTGCGATTATCCAATGTTATAGCTAAAACATTGGGATTTGTACATAATTCCGGAAAGTATGGCTACATAAAAACTCCTGAATATCTTGACCCTAATCTTGAAGAAGAAATTATGCCACCCGCTAAAGATTGGGCAGAAAAATTTGGAAAACCACTTGACCGCGGCGAAGCGCGTGGTTTTATGGATAAGGTTTCGATAGAAATCGAAAACAAGCTGTTGCCTCTTTTTACTAATAACTCCATAGTGTTATTTCGTGATATTGTGGTTGCTACTAAAGGATTGCCCTTAGATACTACTATGTATTCTTCACAGAGGCTAGCAAAGAAATACGGATTTAAAATTAACGCAGATAAAAGTGGCTATATAAAAGATAATAGTGCCATTGCTGAACAAGGAAATAAGAATATGACAAAAACCCAATTTATTAATTTAATAAAAGAATGTATGCAAGAAAAACAGTTGAATGAGTCTGACCCATCTTATCAGCTTAAAAAGAAGATGGAACAGATTAGCAATCAAATTAGCTATCTTGAGGACAAGGATGACTATTATCGTGCTGGCCAGTTAAAGAAAGAATACGCAAAATTAAATGCACAATTGGTAAATCTTTCCAAGGGACCAGATGACAATTTAGTAAAGACAGAGGGGCGAGATGACTTAGAATTTCTTGGTGGCGGCGACGAAACAGATGCCGAAGAAATGGGCACTAAGACTAATGTATTGAAAGAAATAGATAAGGTTGTAAAAGAATATAAAGGTGGTCTTAAACTTGATGTTAAAGAATTGAATTATGCGGCTCAAGAGGAAGAAACTGATGTCAGTAAATTGTTTTTAGCAGATGTATTGTATGAAAGATTGAGCAATGTATTTTATAATAGAAATGCATCTAAGGAATCCACTTATATTCAAGTTAATAAACCAGCGGTTAAAGATGCAATCATTCTAAAAATAGGTGATAATCCTATGGCATCCACGCTTGTTCCAGATGCTGGTAAATTGGTACCGCCAATTTCTTCTGATAAGGGAGTTGGTGTATTAAGTGGTGGTATGAACAAATTTGTTAGTCCTTACAATGGACCACAAAAAGAGTCTATGTTGCGGGAAATTGTTGGAAAGAAATTAAAGAGTCTTATTAAGGAATCCATCGAAGAAATAAAGGTAGAAAAAGCAAAGGGCAATATTACTATCGTGGAAGATATATTCGAAGATATTGTAAAGAAAGAAAATAAAGACGCTATAATGGTTGCAAATGACGCTGGTAATTTTACCATTCATAATTGTGGCTCACACTATTTTGATATTCGGCCGATGTGGAAAGAAAACTTTGATGTGGTGTATTTCAAAGATAAAGCTGACCGCGAGAGAAAGTTTAATTTGAATCCAAAAGCATTAAAAGAATATGTTAAATCGAAATTTGATGACGAATCAAATTATGTAATAAAAGCATATAATAAAAATGCGCCAAATCAGAAAGATGATAATAAAAAGGTAGAAGGCCAACCAGTAAGTGCCAATATAACTATTAAAAAGGTTTCTGATACCAAAAACGAAAACAAGGACTACAACGAAAAGCAAGTAAAGAAAGACGAAGATTTGCCTGATAAACCCTTAGCCGAAGTCAAAAAGTTTGATAAACTATCTGACCACAGTGTTAAAGGTGATAAAGTCAAGTTTACACCGCCAAAGCAAGATAAAAAAGAAAAAGCACATCTTATCAAGTTGAAGAATAAAAAACTAAAAACATAATTGTGCATTTAAATTTTAGTTGACTAATATAAAAAATCTGATATACTAATATCAGAATGAAAACAAAAGCTTTGGAAAATACTAAAAATGTTGATATAAATTCATTGGAAGATTGTCAATCTTGTAAGCCGCCCACTCTTATTATTGATGATATTAAGTGGAAATATTTATATAGAAGTGTTATAAAAGGCAAAACCACCTTAATAATTGGTCCTACGGGAAGTGGCAAAACTCTTGCGGCTCATTCTATAGCAAAAGCTCTTAAACGAGAAGATAAGTTTTATTATTTTAATCTTGGGGCAATGACAGATGCTCGGTGTTCCCTTATAGGCAACACCCATTTTGATAAGGATACCGGTACAATTTTTGATGAATCTTTATTTGTCAAAGCTATAAAAACAAAGAATTCTATAATTCTTCTTGATGAATTAAGTCGAGCGCATCATGATGCGGTAAATATTTTAATGACTGTATTGGATGAATTACAGCGCTATCTTAGAATTGACGAAAAAAAGGAATCCGATACTGTGAAAGTGGCTGATGGTGTAACCTTTATAGGGACAGCTAATATTGGAAATGAATATACCGCTACTAGAGTAATGGATAGAGCATTATTGAATAGATTTTCTGTTAAAATCGAAATGAATCCTCTTTCAAAAGAAAAAGAGTTTGATTTGATGAAAGAACGGTTTAATCTAACCGATGAAAATCAACTTAAAACATTGAATTCCATTGTTGAAATTGCAGAGCATACTCGAACGCAAATAAAGAGTGAAGACCCGAAGGTTAGCAATTTTCTATCAACGCGTTCAGTTGTTGAGATGACAGATTTATTAAAAGATGGATTTACGCTGAATGAAATTGCCGAAGCGGCTATTTATCCAAATTTTTCAAATGATGGTGGTGTAGATAGCGAAAGAGTGTATATGAAACAACTTGTGCAAAAATATTTAGAATCGCCAGTGGAACAATCTTCACCATTTTTCCCAGACCCAGACTCCCCAGTGCAACCACCAGACCACCCATTTTAATTTATGAAAAAAGTTAAAGAGGAAATTTATTCTGATTATTGGTTAGATGAAGTCTTATATCAAGAAGAAGAATCTAATTCGGCAATTAACACCGATTTGATTAAACTAGCCGCTTCTCGAAGACTTGTATCTAATTTTGTAAATATTTTAACTGGAAAAAGTATCATTGTAAATTTTTCTGATACAAAACTTGGTAGTGGAATGAGTTTTACGGATGGCAATAGAATATGGCTCTCTGCGGATATAGAAAAAAGGAAAGATTTTGACGTTGCTGTTGGTCTTTCCTTACATGAAGGGAGTCATATTCTATTGACCGATTTTAATTTAGCAAAAACACTATGGCAAAAAGTGCCAAGATATTTGTATGATATAGCCGAACCAAAATTGATTTTTAAAGAAACGGTAGCAGATATTCTTCAAATAATGTTTAACTATGTTGAGGATAGATATATAGATTTTTATATATACAAAACATCTCCCGGCTATCGAGGATATTATTCCGCATTATATGACAAATTTTACAATAACAAAATAATTGATGATTTGCTAAAGTCTTCAGATTTTAGAGAATCAGATATATCATCTTATAAATATAGAATTATAAACTTAACAAATGAAAACACAGATTTGAATGCTCTTCCTGGATTAAAACAGATATGGGATGTGATTGATTTAAAAAATATACAACGCCTGTCTACAACTCAAGATAGATTTGATATTGCGTGTAAAATTTCTGAAATCATATTAAACAATATTACTAATAATGCTATAGCATCGCCAACAAAACAAGATGAATCTGGTGGCGACGAATTATTAAAGCCATTCGATGATATCAGTGGAAACACCCCAATTCCAAACACTTCTTCTCCGCTGCCTTCGACCACAGATGATACAAGCAAACCTTCTGATTTAAAACCATTATCTCCAGCAAAACGGGAGAAAGCAATAAAAGCATTAGAAAAACAAAAAGATTTTTTGAGTGGAAATGTAAAAAAGAAAAAACTTATAAAGAAAGATAAAAGGCTTTTAGATTTAATTGAAAAAAATAATATAACTATATCTATTGTTGGTAAAGATTACGATACCAGCGAAGCCTCAGATAAAGTTGGTGGAGTGGATTGCATTTTTGTAAAAAATCTTACAAAAGAATTAATTGCAGATGATACATTTCCATTATCAGACCATAATGTATTTAAGATAAAGACAGAAGAAGATACAGAAAATACTCTTGCGGTTAAGCGTGGCATCACGCTTGGAACATTATTGGGCAGCAAATTGCAGATACGAAACGAAGAGAATTACACTAAATTTTTACGGCGCACAACAGGAAAATTAGAAAAAAGAACTTTGTTTGAATTGGGGTGGGATTCAGATTCAATCTTTTCTTCACACTATGTTGATAAATACAAGAATATTAACATTCATTTATCGGTAGATGCTAGTTCATCCATGCGCAATAAAAAGTGGACAACTACAATGACTGCAGTTGTTGCTATTTGCAAAGCTGCATCAATGATAAATAATATTAATGTATCGGTGACTTTTAGAACAACGGCTATTGGTGGGCATTCTTCAAAAAGTCAATTACCATATGTTGTTTTAGCTTATGATTCTCAAAAAGATAAATTTACAAAAATAGTAAATTTATTTCCATGTTTAATACCATCCGGATTTACACCAGAAGGTTTAGCCTTTGAAGCAATTATAGATAACATTCAAAATCCCGACCCTGACAGTTTGTATTATTTTATTAATTTTTCTGATGGTGAACCATTTATGCATTATAGCGTTGGTGAGTTATATTATACGTACAGAGATGAAAAGGCCGCGGCTCATACTCACCGGCAAGTAACAAAGATTAAAAATAAAGGGTATGAAATACTTTCTTATTTTATAAAAGAGAAAAATTATGATTATGACCTATCTTCTGACAATGGTGATAAATTGGTAAGACAATTTAAAAAAATGTATGGAGAAAATGCAAGTTTTATAAATATTGAAAACGTTGTGGAAATCGCTAAATCTTTAAATATAATGTTTTTAAAAAAGGCTTTATAAGTATTGTGTTGACAAAAGTATTGTTTCATAGTATCTTATAAGAAAGGAAGATAGTATATAGATGAATACAAAAAAGACAAATAGAAAAAATAAGACAAACTTGACGGTTAAGTGGCCATCAAGCCATTTTACAATTGACGCACTCAGTAAGTTAAATCCTGAGTTTGTTAATATTACACTCCGCGTGAGATTGAATAACGCCATTGAAGCAAAACAAGTGACTTCAATTGGTACATTCCACGTTGGTAAAGGCCGGCCAAAGTTGATATTTGCTAACCTGCCAGTAAGTGAAGCCATTATTAAAGATGCGCGGACTTCTGGAGTAATGCTTAACGAAGCATATAATTCGGTGGATGTTACAACGGTAACAACTCCAACAAATAATGCACCGACAAAGGTAGTAACGACAACCGTAACACCGGTTAAAACTGCCGTAAAGGTTTAATACCACGGGAAATGATGTGTGCTGAGCGCCCCCAGCACACAATATTTTTATGAAAGAAATAGCTAAAAAAATAGTTTTGCATTTACAAAAAGGACAGATTCAAACTCCGTCCATATTATACACTTCCTCCGAAGATTTTTTAGATTTTAAAGAACCCGAAAAAGTCATTGGAGATAATGTTGAACGGCGAGGTAGAACAAAACTTACAAATCAAGCAAATGCGGATATTTACGAAGTGTGGCAGATTTTAAATTCCTCAAAATCGAAAAATAAATTGATAATGGAATTCAAACTAATTTATCGCTCCACAAAATAATCATGAATATATCATCTAATCAATTCTTTGATGTGATTGATTTTGATTACGAAAAAGAGAAAAAAAAGTTTGTTGAACACATGTCCTACTTGAAAAAGATGGATGTGTTTGAACAAACTTTTTACAAAAAATGGGTAGAGGTAAGAGCTTATAAAAAATTCATTGGAAAGTTATCTACTGTTAAAGCAAAGATATGGATGCCTTCTGATATTAATGATGAACAGCAAACTATACAAGAAATACAAAATTTAAATCCAATTATTAAATTGGTGGATGATTCCGAAGAAGAAGATTGGTTGATATTGAGACTCTTTGGACACACCATGGAATTTTCTCAAACCCCCGGCCGCTTTCTAAAGTTTCTAATTACTAGTGATGATAAATATTTAGGTGTGGTATCAATTTCCAGCGATGTTATTTGCATTCAAGATAGGGACAAATATCTTGGTTGGACATCTGTAAATAAATTAAAAGGGAATAAAAAGATTAACAATAGTGCAATTGGAAGTTGTATTATGAGCACGCAACCATTTGGATATAATTTTCTCGGGGGCAAATTGATAGCTTGTTTAATAACCACCGATGTTATTCGAGACAAGTGGAAAGAATTATATGGCAATGTATTGGCCGGAATGACTACAACTAGCTTATATGGAAGTTATAGTATGTATAATAGTTTAAAGTGGTGGCATAAATGCGGTTCAAGCGCTGGAAAGGTTGCTTTAAAGCCAGATGATAATTATTATAAGATATGGCATGACTATATTAAGATACACCACAAAGTAAAATACGATAAGATGATGACACAAAAAGAAGGGGTGTCAGGGCCGGTTACCGCCGCGAAGCAACGGGCGTTAGGTGTTATTTTTTCAGAATTGGGGATGAAGCAGAAAGATTTTATTCATGGCTTTTTAAGGGGGACATATTATTCTTGTTTTTATGAGAATACCAAAGATTTTTTATGCGATAAAATCACAGAGGATAAATTGAAGTTAAAGCCTTTATTTGCTGGTGGTAAGAACGAAATATTAAATTGGTGGAAACCAAAAGCAATTGAACGCTATATCAATTTAAAGAAGCAAAATCAGTTAAAGTCTGATATTCTATTTTATGATAAAATGATTGACCTTAACTATGAAGATGCAAAGACAATGTATTTAGGTGATGTTGGACGGTAATTAAGAAATTATTCTTATATAAATAGTTGACAATTTCATTCAAGTTTGTTATTTTTATATGATATGAATAACAAAGTTTTACTTGTGTGGTCTGGTGGTTGTGATTCAACATTATCCTTATTACGACTGCTCAAAGAAAAAAAGCGTGTTCGAACTATATCAGTTATTCATCCACAAATTTATGCCGTCGCTGAAAATGCTGCAGCCCGTCTTGCTATTCATCGAAGATTGTTTGAAATGGGACATATTCTTGACCATGTTGGTGAAGTTGTAATTACTACGCCAACCAGACGACACATTGATATTGATGGAGCAAATAATGGTGGATTAATACAGCCAAACATTTGGTTGGGCATAGCCGCCTCTTATTTAGAGCAGGATGAAGATTTAGCATTCGGTTATATGCGCACCGACGATTTCTGGCATTATAAGACAGAATTTAATGTTGCGTTTAAACATTTTACAAAAATACTTGCAAAAGAATCCAGTGAATTAATATTTCCGCTTGAATGGAAAAATAAAGCAGAAATTATAAAAGAATTACTTGACAATGATTTGTTGAAGTATTGTTGGACATGCGAAACTCCAACACTATATGGATTTAGTTGTGGGAATTGTACTCCATGTAAACATATGATAGATGCGTGTAAAGAAATAAATATAGAATTTCCTTTTCATTTACAAGAAGTAAAAATTGATAAAATAATAGAAGATTCTAAGTTGGTGGAAATAATGACAATTTCCGAATCCGAAAAGGTGAAAGAGTCTGTTAATGTTCTACCATGTGTTAATGTGGCTGTGTAATATGCGGAATGTAAAATTTTTAATAGCAGAAGGTGGGGGTAAGGATAATTTATATACGAAGTCTGGAACAATTGTATCTAATGGTTATAATAGAATTGTTAAAGGGCAACGGGGAGCATATGTAGAATTTACGGATAGTCAAATACTTCTTAAATCATTTCACATTCCAAAAAATCAATTGTATAGACTTACCGATTTAAGAATCTATTATATAGAAATGAGAAGCACCGACGCTTCCAATGCAAAACTTTATTATCAGAAAAAAACAGTCGCATATGCTGATTATAAGATTGGTATGTTTTATGTTTCCCCAAATGATTTATACTTAGAAGATAAACGATGTATTTTAGAAAAAATTACAAAAATCAACGAAAAAAACAGCGAATTCTTTGAATAGGGTCTTTCTATATAAACCTAATAAAGACGCATAGAATCGACTCCCAGAATTAATTAAAGGGGTTTATTTAAACCTTTAAGACCGCAGGAATATATTTAATATATAATAACCAATAAGATATTGACTAAAGGGTTGAAAACGCCTATAATACACAATGGATTCAGTAAAACGCTGGAAACAATAAAGGAAAAATAGTATATGGTTATTAAAACAAACAAAAACAATAGAACATACTTTGTGTATGATAAGAATGGTGGTATAGAGACATTTATTTCTACGCCATTTGCAGGAGCAAAGAAGGCTACACGCTTGACAATTCGTGATGGCTACGAAAGGCTAGAATTGAATGGTCGTCAAGTCCGTTCACTGCGAGCCGTCTTGGATAAGGCCGAAGAGCTTTCTTGCAGCTAAAAAACTTGGAAAAGGGAACGGAAGCAATAAAACTTCCGTTCTCTTCCAGATTATAAAACAAGAGCAAAATTTATGGGTAAAACATACAAAAGAAATTCAGACATTAATCATTTCGGCGGCCGAGCGATTAATACATTTAAAAAGTCGAAGAAATTCAAGAAATTGAATAAGGTAAAGAAAAAAAATAAAAAGCCGGTAGTAGATATACCGCCGGTTATAACAGAACTAGATAATTATTTTGACTCATAAAATTAAAATTCTATTAAGTCTTTTGTTTTCAATTATAATGACAATTATAGTTGTTATATTTCCAGCTATTCTTGGCTACATAGTTGGAATAATAGTATTTTTATTTCTCTCTATGCGAATCGTGGTGAATGAAAACACCTTATACCAAAATAAAAACAATGAAGATACAGGTAAAAATATAAATACTTTAGATCATAACCATCTTGTGATACTATCTAGGCTAAACACAGTAGAAAAACAGATAAAGAAATTACAAGGTGATGAAAGCAAAGACAAACAACGCCTCAACCACAAAGGTTAAGGGATTATTCGACCATATTAGCCATATCAGGCAGGGTAAATCACCTGATTACTTCGATAAACTTACCGACGATGAAAAGAAATCATTTAATCATTATATGATTTGTCGTGTATTAAGCATGGATAAATCTATTATTGAAGAAGTTTCTTTTATTAGCAAATATTTTAGTGTTATTGATAGTAAAAACTTTTATAAATTGTGTTGTGAAGTTGTTCCGTATAGTAAGGGATTCTTTCCTTATATAAAAAGAAAGGGAGAAAAGCTTAACAAAGAACTGCTTCAATTAATCGTCAAAAAATTCAATGTCAGTCTGAATACTGCTACGGAATATTACTACTTATTATCCGACACCAAGCATGGCATGCATGAATTAAATGAAATTTGTAAGGGGTATGGGCATACCGAAAAAGAAATTAAGAAATTGATGGAATCCAAATGAATAAAAATGAAGAAATAACAATTTCTTGTGTAAACAATCTTATTGAAGAATCTTTGAAGTTAAAGACTCAAGATTATAAGGTTGATTCTAAAATAATGTGGAATAGTTGGTCGCTATGGAAGAAATTGTTATATAGATCAATCCGTAGATTGTATTGTGCTGAATTACAAATGTGGAATTTATATACACAAGAACTGGATAATGCTTTATATTGTGGCAATCACACAACAGAATATGTTGGCAACGCAAAAAATGCACACAGAAAATGGTGGTATCAAAACAATCCTAAATCCATATTGTTGTGCGATATACTTATTAAACCAATTAAGCCATTGGAATATATTAAAATGGATTTTGTAATCAAAGGTAAAAAATGAATAAAACAATCATTGGCATATCAGGATTGGCTAGAGCTGGGAAGAATTTATTTGCGGATGTTGCGATTGATATTTTAAAGAAGAAAAATATAACCGCAAAGACTTTTGCTCTTGCGTATTATCTTAAAGAGGATTGCGCAGATTTCATTAAAACATATTTGGATTTAAGTGTTTATTCAGAAAAGAATGAAGAGAAAGAAATATTTAGACCTCTTTTAGTTTGGTATGGCGATGTTAAGAGAAAACAAACGAAAGGCAGATATTGGATTGAAGCGTTACAAAAGGATTTAGAGGCTTCTAAAGCTTCTGTGAATATAATAACTGATATTCGTTATACGACATATGAGCGGGATGAATGTTATTGGTTGCAAAAAGAATTGGGTGGGAAGCTAGTGCATATTGCTAAATATAATATAGATTCGGGCGGTAACAAAATCTTTGATTTACCGCCGAATGAGCATGAAGAATTTAATGACCCTATATTACAGAAGTCTGGTGATATTAAAATAGAGTGGGAAGCTATCGGTTATAAATGTAATAATAGCTATATCTGTATGTTGAATGATTCAACCATAAAAGCTGCTGTAAATGATTCTTTGCTTAAATGTGGCATTGAAGGGTTATAAAATTATTATTTTAAATAAAGGAATTATAATATGAAAACAACCTATTTAGATTACTTAAATAAGCCAAATGGCAATCCAATTACCGAAATTGGCCAGCTATGCCGTAAGTGTAATACACCTGTCATAGAACAGGTGCATAAGCCAAATTGGAAGCCTAAGCCAAACCAATCATACTACTTTACAAAGTGGTTATATTGTAGTGGCTGCAAAACTGTTTATTATTTAGATAAATTTAGAGTATTTACTGATAGTAAACATGGTGATGCAGCGATTGAACGGCTTGAAATGATTGGCCATAAAGGTTAAAAGGAATAATATGAAAATACGCACAGGATTTGTAAGCAATAGTAGTAGCTGTAGTTTTGTCATTAACAAGGATTGTATTACGGGTATGCAGCGTGATAAAATTTATGATTATTACAATTTTGGTGTAGTCATTGGTCATATTATTCCAGATGATATTAGGCCTGAGTGGGAATCTTCATATCGTAATTGGAGTATTCATGAAACTCCTGGCGCTATTAAAGGATTCTCTGTCATTGATAATTTTGATATGCCATCCTATTTAGATAAGATTGGTATTAATCGAAAAAATATTAAATTTGATGAATAATCTTTATATACAAAAGGCATCGAATAGTGAAGCTAAAGATTTAATTGTTAAAAACCACTACACGCATAAGTGGACTATCGCTGAACTTTGCCTTGGATTATATAAAAAGGAGTTTGTTGAAGGATTCTTTGATACCGATAAGTTATTAGGAGTAATTATTTTTGGTCCCACGGCCGGCGCAAATGTCGCAAAAAGCATTTCGCCCCTGTTAAATGCTAGCAATACATGGGAATTAAAACGACTTTGGGTTGATGATTGTCTTGGCAAAAATACGGAGTCATGGTTTATAAGTCAAGCTATTGATTACATTAAAAATTTTCATTCAAACATAAAGTGCATCATAAGTTATGCTGACCCAGACGCTGGACACATAGGTACAATATATGCCGCTGCTAATTTCATTTATCAGAATATAGAACGGCCAAAAGGCACAAGTGGTTATGTAGTTAGTTTTGATGGTGGCAAAAAGTGGGTACATGGTCGAACATTATTTAATAAGTATGGGTCATTTGAATTTAATAAACTTGTGGCAGTATTACCGCGGCCATTCTGGATAAAAGAATTATCAGTAAAAGAAAGATATGTTTATCCTCTTGGAAATAAGATAGAACGCAAGGAATTATTAAAGAGCATGAATTATAAATCCTTGCGGTATCCAAAAAAGAAATTAGATAAGGAAAAAATAACTGAATATGTCTAATTTCTTTGATTTTACTAATAATGATAATTCTCCCGTGGTATTAGAATCATGTAATTCTTCTATAAAAAATAAACTTTTCAAAGATACCATAGACACTTATCATAGTTATGTAAAATTCAAATCCATACCATCCCGCCGATTAAGCTATCTTGTCTATGAATCCAAGAGTGGAAATTTGATTGGAGCAGTAGGAATTAGCAGTGCGGTTATAGCTGTAGCCTGTATAGACAAATATATCGGCTGGGATTCTAAAACAAAAATGCGAAACTTGAATAAAGTCGCCAATAACTCTCGATTCTGTCTTATTCAGTCAAATATAACCATAAAGAATACAGGCAGTATGGCATTAAAACAATTAAGAATCATTGGAGCTAAGGATTGGAAAGCTCGTTATGGTGATGAATTGATTTTATTGGAAACATTTGTTCAGCCCGAAAGAGACTTAGCATATAACACACAAATGACTCGAAATGGTTCGGTATACCTTTCCGACAATTGGATTGAGATTGGTATGACAAGCGGCAGTTCCATACAGAAATCTCCACTTAAATTGTGGGCAAAAGAAGATGGAGAACGTGGGCGGTTAGCGAGAGAAGATAAAGCGGAATGTTTGAAGCGTTATGCTCAATATATGGATGGGCATAATAATAGTGGTTACAAAGTCACAAAGAGTAAGAAGAAGATTGTTTTTATTAAACCATTGGTATACAATTGGAAGATTAAGTTGACAACTTAATATGTTTTTATTAAAACGCCTTCGTTATAGAAGGAGATGGAAGACTCTTTGATTTTATTTTTTATGTGTGGCATATAATTTGGCAAATTATCGGTTACTATTCTAACATATGTATTATTTGCATTTGTTCTTGCGCTTTCTTTTACTGCTGCTCCTTTACAGCCACACAATGTTTTATAATTTTCTACTAATTCAATGAAATTTGAAAATGGAGAAATTGATTCAAGGTTGGAATTTCTTATAAGACTACTAAACTCTGTAAAATTGTTAATGTTCATCTTTTAGTGTTTTCAATAAATAGTAAACAACTAAAGAGCTTATACAAACAATTGGAATATTAATAAAACAGCTAAATATTATACAAAATATTATAGATAACCACACAGATAAACAGACTGGGCACATTATTAGTCGAACAAAGAAGCAATCGTGGTATCTTTTTATAAAATGATGATAAGTCAATTCAAAGTTCTTTTTATATGCTTCATCAAATAGGTCTATTTTAAATAATTTTGATAGATGAAATAGACGGCAATATTCAACAAAAGCGTCGGTATCAAACCATATAATTAGAAGTAGGGTTATTAAAAATATTAGGGTTATAATCATAATAATTGTGAAGTAAAATAAATGTCATCCAATGTTATTAATTTCTTTTCGTAACTTTCCAACGAACCGATATAGAATTTAAATATATCATATTCCATATCTCCGATTACAGCGGATTCTGATAGAATATCAGGTAACATTTCAGTTATGATAAGAAATCTGTCTTGAGTTAAATTTTTCGCGTCAAAATCAATTAATACATAATTTTGTTTATCATTATCATATGGTCTGATTTTGTTAGATAAATCGAATTTAGTATTTGGTTGGGTTTGGTTTATGTAATTATCATAATCACAATCAACATATAAAGTTGAGAACCATGGCTCTAAATATTGTAATACATTTTCATTGCAATTTTTGACAATTACACCCACATCATATTTTTTCTTTACAATTGGATGTAAATATTCATCGTGCTTTACTCCAGACCCCCATTTTCTTATAAATTCCAATGTAGAATTATGCATTAAAATTTGCCAATCTTTTGATTTTTGTGAGTGATCTTTTGTCAAAACACCATGTTCAAACTGTCCACCTCTGCAAGTTAAGTGATAAACAAATGATTCCCAAGATTGGATTAAAGTATAACCATTTAATATCATTCGGTTAAATACATCGCTATCTTCTCTTGCTGATTTCATAATTGGATCATGCATTCCGATAATTTCAAAATCTTCTTTATACATCATCCACGGAGCAAAACATCCATTAGTAGTCTTACCTTTAAAATCTAATTTACATTGTTCAACAAATGCGTTGAATTCATTTTCTTTAAAGCCATCTTTTACATCAAGTTCCGGCCACATACCGAAATCTTTTACTATTTTCTCTAATCCCTCAGGGTGTAAAGGCGGCTCAATTCTCGTGGAGCAAACAACTTTTCTTCTTTCAAGATATTTGTAGGCCTCTAAGTCGGCACCTTTCGCTAGCATCATATCTGCGTGAAAAATCATAAAAATATCTGTGGCAGAATTTCTAATACAATAATCATAAGCTTTTCCAATTCCATATAAAGAATTATTTAAATCAGGATTGATATGGTAAGTTAAATTATACACATCTTTTACATTTTTTAACCAGTCAACTGTACCATCTGTATCTTTATCAACAAAAATTGAAATGTCATGGTCATTTCTGTAAGAATTTTTTCGTATGGATTTTACACACGATTCAAGATAACGCTTGTTATTTTTTGATGGTATACAAAATGTGATTTTTGGTATGTCTATCATATATACGCCTTTAATGTTTTAGGTCTATCTGCTAAGTATTGATTGGCTTTTCCAATTGTAGGAATGTGTATTTCCCAAACATTTAATTTTATATTATTATCATCTAAATACTTATAAATTTTTTTAGAAAGCTCTAGCGTGTGCGCATCAGATATTTTGTTGTCATGCCATTCACCATGTAATTCTTTGATTAATTTTATAGAGCCGTCATTTATCATTTTATTTAATACTTCATATTCTGCGCCTTCAATGTCTAATTTTAGAATAACATAATCTTGTTCAGTGAAAGTTTCTAATAACCATTTTGATAAATCTACACAAGGCACATTAATATATACAGATTCATCCAAGTTATTAATGGATTTTCCTAACAAAGAAGAGCCATCGGTTATATCGGTTGATACATAAATTTTTTTGATATCATCGTTAATCCACACCGCGGCGTTTAGGATTTGTACAGTGTTATTGTTTTCATGAATTTCTTTTAATTGATTTGCTAAATAAGGAATTGGTTCAAAAGAAATTACATGTGTATTAACACCAAACCTTTGTTTTGCGGTAAGAATTGATTCTCCACAATGCGCACCACAATCTATAAAATATTTTTCATCGCTCATAATTATTTATTTCATTTTTTATCCAATTTTCTATAGAATAATTAGGATTCCAATTAAAATTTTGAATGCTATCGGTTATATAAAAATTAAATGATGGAGAATACATACCATCTTCGAAACAAAGTGTTGTGTCAGGCAAATACTTACAAATCATATTTGCCAATTCAATATTTGTAATTGATTTTCCTGATGCAGCTAAAACCATTGAATGATTATTGTTTTTAATAGAAATTTTATAACAAAGTTCGGTTAAATCATCAATATGAAGATAATCTTGGCATCTATCTTTGTTTCCTATAATAGTAATTTTTTTATCAGTGATAGCAGCCTTTAATAAAATAGGCAGCAATGATTTTTTATCCATTCCTGTTCCGTAGATGTATGTTGGTCGAATTATTGTGTAATTTTCTTTTAACATTATTAAAAATTCTTGAGCCAATTTTGCCATTCCATATTCTCTTGGATTATTATATGAACTATTAACATGTATAGTATCTTTATGCTCACCATATACCGCAGTGCTAGATATGAAAATAAGTTTTTTGTATCTTAGTTTAATACCAAAGGTTTGTAATAACGAAAGTTGATTAAGAAAATCTCTGTGGGAAGAATAATAATTTCCCATTGAAACAAACAAACAATCTAAATCAGACATATGTGACCATTCCATAGAAGGAAATTTTTGTGTCGGACATAAAACACACTCTTTCGGTATGCTTTCATAATTAGTTTTATAAAATGCATATACTTTATGTCCTAATTGGATATATTTAAGGCATAGGTTTCTTCCTATGAAACCATTTGCGCCAATAACACCTATATTCATAATTGTATTGTGCTTCCTTTTAATTCTCCCTGCCGTTGTAGAGAACTAATAGCAGTATTACTTACGACAAGCTCATTCCAATATCTTAAAATCGTGAGCGGTTTAATATCAAATTCTGGTTCTTTTCCTTTTAATATAAAATCCGCTATCATCTTTGGTTCATTAAATCCGCAAAGTGTTCGTGCCGCAGTTGTTCCGGAGCACCTTGCATTTATTTCTATGATGAATGGAACACCATTTCTTACTCTTAATTGTATGTTACACGCACCAAATGGCTTAATTGTATCAGCTATATTTTTTACGCACTTTTCTATAACAATATTGTGTTCCGAAAAGCACTTGTATGTGTCGCCATCTCGAAGAATCCTACGCATAACAATAACACCTTTACATTCATTGTTTAAGTTTATTGTTCCACAAGTATATTCATCACCCTCAATGTATTCTTGAAGAATGAAATTGTCGATATTATCACCTATTTTAGCTAATATCAGTTTTAATTCGGTTTTATCCTTTACCAAAAATACATTTTGTGATCTAGCTCCACCAACCATTTGTTTAATGATAACAGGAAATTCTACATTTTTTGCCTGACTAAGAGGAAAGGTAAATGGAAATTTTCCCGCAACATTTCTATCTAAAGAATCATACATATATTGTTTATCATTAGATAATTTAATTACATTTGGATTACTAACTATTACCGTTGTTCCTATTGCTTTAAATGCATCTACATTTAGGGATAATGTTTCTAATTCGGCGTCAAGACCAGGAAATAGTAAAGAAATACCTTCTTTCTTACAAATGCCTAATAAAACTGATATGTAATCAGGCTTATTAACAAATGGTATTAAATAAGAATTTGGTACTGCATATAATCCTGTTGCAAGAGTTTCACCATCTAATGCAATAATGTCATAGTCGGTATTATACAAAGACTTTATGATGCTTTGACCAACACCGCCACCGGCACCAGTAATCGCAATTTTATGTGCCATAATTATTTATAAACCTCAAATTTGCTTAAATCGGGGTATGGCAATTCTAAGTCATCATTACATTTTTTACTTCCGTCAATATTGTAAAATTGCTTTATAAGAAGAAGGCCGCGCGCCGATAACTCAGGCATCATATAAAAATTCCAACCTAACATATCAAAATAATCTTCGTGGTAAGAACATTCTCTTCTTCCTGAAAATCTTGCTCGTTTAAACCAAAAGTATGCGGTTTGACTATCTGTTAAAATAGCACCACCTTTTGATAGTTTAAAATGTTTGTAGGGACCAGTAAAAGACAGGCACATGTAACTTTTTGGTATATACATATCTGCTGTAAATCTAAGTGCGGAATCCCATACATTTGTCGGCTCTAATTGATATGCTCCTTTTAATGTAGTTCCCACGACAGGTTTAAATTTGACCTTGGCACCAGCATGAATAATTTCACAGGGAACAGAAGGATAAGTTCGAGAGGGAATTGTAATTTCTTTACCTTTAACATTTTCATATGTTAGTGCTAAAAATAAAGCGTTGCTAGCATTATCTATAGTTATAACATAAGGCGCGCCGGTATAATCTGCTAGTTCTTTCTCGAATTCTTCGGTTATTTTATGTACATTATTGGCCATAGTTTATTCTTCATTAAAAACTTCTATGCATAAAACTTTATTGTCGTTTATCATAAGCATAGAGCCATCTTTTCGTTTCATTTTTGTAAATTGACCCTGTTTAATTCCTTCTGTACAGATTCCTGTATATGTTCTTTTAATACCACCATCAAAATGTATTATTTGCGTAACATATTTTCCCTGTTCATAGACCGACGAATTTAAATTGACAATTTTTTTAAGCATATATTTAATAATATAACATTTATTTGGTTGTTGGTCAAGACATTAAACTATTTTTAATATTATGTAATTCTTCGGAAACCTTTGCAAAAACATCATTTGTTTTTGATTGTGCTTTGAATGTAATATATTTAGTCCAAAATTGATGTGCATGCCAATACTTTCTATCTTCTTGTATAATGCAGTTTTTAATTATATATTGTGGTATATTATACTTTCCAGAAGCATTCATCATTTTAAATTTTTCTTGTTGAAATAGGTCTATATGGCGAAAGTCTCCTATGCTTTCTGGCAATTTCATAAGTTTTGTTAGCTCCTTTGAATGAAAATTAAACCAACCTCCAGCGAATTTGGTGTCATAGTTTTTTAATAAAGAAATTTCCTGTAAATTTATTTTTGTTTCTAATTCAAATACATTAATATCATCGAAGCTAACTGGAGAATTTACATATTCTTCTGAACTTATGACATTCCAAGATGCGTCCCAAAATTTGGCGATTTGTGGGGTGATCATATATGTCAATGTTTCTTTTTCTATTGTTGGAATAATGTTTTCTAAAACATGCAAAATTTCTACAGGAAAATATATGTCTGGGTCTAACCAAATTAAATTATATTCTCCGTTGTTATTGTTTAAAATTCTTCGTTGATGTTCTCCAGAACCTTTTATATCATCATTGATTTCAAAATTTACTTCTTTACAAAAATCACAATGTTTTTCAATGTATCTAAATTTATCAACAAAAAACTCCTTTGGTAATTTACAATTATCCCAATCAAGTTTATCATCGGCCATATTAAAAACTATGTCCAGACTCAAATACTTTTTGGTGTCGGAATAATTAGCCGCTCTTTTTAATTGATAAATTGTTCTTTCCAATAAATCAATGTGAAATGGGAATATAAAATATACTATTTTTGTTTTATCCATGTTAAACCTTTCCTATTTGTAACAATTTATTAATCAAGATGTTTTTCTTTTCTGGAGTACTTTCCAATTCAGTATAGGAAGCGTCTAAAAACGGAGCATAACTTTTACAAATTTCTCCACCATGCAACAATTTTAATTTGTCTTTCCACTTTAAATTATGTACAACGATTGCATGTATTTCTTCATCACTCCATGTAAATGGGATGTCCAACCCGAAAGAGCCACCATCGTCGCCATAACCTACAACAATGACTTTTTCAAATCCCATATACCACAATAATTGAAATATAATTCCTGATACGTTTCCTCCAGGATGAAATTTTAGTGGATTTGTTCCATATTCATCCACAGAGGATTGAATGTAAGTACTTAAAACAGGATAAGATTGCCCACTGTTTATATCTCTGTGCTCTATACAAAGATAAGTATTTGGAACTTGCCTGCAATATTCTTCACCGTGAAATTTATATAACTGTCCCGTTGTGAATATCCAATTATAGCAAGGAAGCTCATTGCATGCTATTATTTTTATTAGATTTGGATTTTGTAATATTATCTCCCGCTTTCCCTCTATCCAAATAGGAGCATCGTCAAATCTAAAACTAGCTTTGTCTCTTAACATAAAATCTCCACCAATGTATTTATGTAAAAAAAACGATTTATCTTCAAAATATTCCCGAGCAATACTATTATCAGCGGTAAGATATAAATCACAATTTGGATAGATTTTTATGTTACGATTTACGGTAACAGTAAAATTATTTTTGATAATTTCTTGAAGATTGTTTACATTTTTTGTGGATGGTCCACCTAAAATACAAAACGCAGTATTACTATTGGCAATATCTTTCCATTGTGAATTTATATAATAATTTTTCATTTAGTTTTTTGAAAGTTTGTCGAGCAAAGCAGATATGTTATTGTCTTGTTCGTTTATTTTGGTTATCAATTTTTTTGTTTCTGTTGGTGCGTGGGTGACAGCTATGCGCAGAATATCCATCCAATTAACATTATTTTTCGTTCGAGCGGCTTCAATGTCATTTATAATTTCTAAATCTGTTTCATTATTTTTCATATTATTTAAGTATTCTTTTATGTTTATATCCCAATTTTTTATGTTGGATGGTAAATCTACCAATTTGTGATATGTCCCAATACCCTCTTGTTTTTTTGGGATGATATTACAATGTAATAACGCCTGATAATTTTCTTTGAATAAATTTTCAATTTCATTTCTTAATCTATTATATGTTTTACGGAAAGTGTTTTCGCTTTCTTCGAATATTATTTTCTTTTGAACTAATATGTCTCCTGTATCTATACCCCTGTCTAAAATATGTATAGTAACTCCCGCCGGAGTAGATTCGTAAAATGACCAAAAATTAGGATTCGTGCCTCTATTATATGGTAAATAACTTATATGTAAATTAATTATTTTATTTTTAAATTGTGAAATTACATCTTCTTTTATAATATGTTTATATCCATAACTTATAATAAAATCAAAGTTTTTAGATTCTTCTGGGGTTATTTTATCTTTTCGCTGAACTATATTGTAATCATGGTCTCGCAAAAACTTTATAAGGCAAGTTTCGGATTCATTGTAACCTAAAAATAATATTTTCACAATATTTCTCTTAACAATTTAAATTTTTCACAATATTTAGCGCCGACCTCAGACCCCCACACTTTCATTAAATTTTTTACATTCGTATAACTTCTAGAATGGGGATATTTTCTCATTTCATCATCATATACTTTTAAAGCCTTCATTTTAACCTTTACTTCATTTTCTGTAAGTTTAAAATATACTCCGCCATCAAATGTCATCGTTGGATTATAGTCTGTTGATGATGGAATAAAATATGAATAAATTTTGATATTATTTCCTGTTTGTGGTCTAAATGCTATTAATCCTGCTTTAGTCACAATTTGATGATCAACGTTTAAATCCGTCATAGAATGGGTAAAAATAATATCAGGAGAATAATCAACATTAGATTCTATAAATTTACAAACATCTAATAATGAAATTCTGTCCATAGCATTATCTGGAAAATTTCCAGAATTGACACTGTGAATCTTTAATATACTTGATATTTTTTCAAGTTTATAATTTCTATTTTTTTTGTTATCATTTCTACTTCCTACTCCATCTGTAAATGTTATAAGTTGTGTTTTATATCCAAGATTAGATAATTTATAAGCAGTCGCTCCACATCCAAGCGTTTCGTCGTCTGGATGGGCAGCTAATATAAGTAGTCTTTTGTCTTTCAACTTTTTATTCCTTGAAATAACATGATATTTTTATCTACATTAAAAGTATTATTGATTTCAAAATGCTTCTGTAAATTATATTCAACAATTATTTTTTTAGTTTCGTCAAAAAATGTAGAATTTTTCCAGTAAGAAATAACATCTTCTACAGAATTCCATCGTATTGTATTTATAATAGTATTAATTTGTATATCCTTAAAATGTGTTATTCCCGGATAAACAACTTTATCATACATAAAATTTGTACATGAATATAAAACAAATTCGTTTATTTTTACACCTGACTCCTCAATTAAATTAAATAAAGTTTTGTTACTGTTTCCGTATGAACCCAAAACTATAAATTTTCCATTTGGATTTAAAGATTCTACAATCATAGTTATTAATTTGTCTATATTTGTCGAATAATATAAGCCATAAGAAATAAAAACCACATCATATTTTTTTAAATTTGTATCAAAAAATTCATCCATACTTATAACTTTTGTTGATATTTTAGAACTGTCAAAAAATGAAGCCGCTTCTATAGAACAAATAGAATCAGATGATATATCAATTGCTGTTATATGTGAATTAGAAAAGTGCTTACACAAATATTCTGTTTGTTTTCCTGTTCCACAACACATTTCTAATATATTTATAGGTTCTATTGTAGTGAAAATTTTAGAAAATGCCCACGTATTCAAATTGAATGTTTGATTATTTTCATTTTGCTTTATTCTTTCTTTTAAAGATGTTGTGTTTTTAGAGGCAGTATTCATATAAAAGAATCTTCATCGTAATCTTTTTCTGCTATTTCTCCTAAAATATTTTCAAATTTATAAGCAGGTATAGAATTTTCTAAAAATGGTCTTTTTGTGGTTATATTATTTACGGTGAATATTTCTCCTTTTTTAATAATACACTTTGACACCACCGACCTCATAGCATTAGAAAAGGGCTTTTCTGATTCAGATAAATCGTTAGATTGGGGAATCATTGATAATTCAGTCTGCACAATCAAATCCACCATCTCTTTTAATTCAGATGGTTCTAAAGCAAATGGGTGGTCGGGACCTGGCAAATGTTTGCTTAATGTAAAATGTTTCTCTATTGTTGTTGCTCCTAATGCAACAGCAAGAGATGGCGTCAATGTTGATGTTGTATGGTCAGAAAATCCTGTCTTATATCGAATATCCGCCGCTAAAGTTTTTATTGTAGTCAATCCAATATCTTTCATTGGTGTAGGATAAGCATTATTACAATGTAATAATGTTACATCATTCGTATATTTTGACACTAATTTTAATAATTTGTCTAACCATTCATATTTAAATCCTATGCCAAGAGATATAATAAGAGGCAATTTTGCTGAAGCCACCATTTCTACAAATCTAAAGTCTGTGGATTCAAATCCTGCTATTTTAAGTTTTTTAACACCCAAATTAACTAATTCTTCTACCGCTTTTTCATCAAACGGAGTGGACATAAATTCTATATCAAGAGAATCACAATAATTTTTTAAATCTTTTTGCCATTCTCTTGGCAATTCTATGTTTTTTATTAATTCATTGATGTTTATATATCCAGCAAAATTTGGTGTATTTTTAACATATAAAGTTTCTGATGAATATGTTTGAAATTTAACAGCAGTAGCACCAGAATTTTTAGCTACATTTATTAATTGTAATGCTTGATTATAATTTTTATTGTGATTAGCACCCACTTCAGCTATGATAAATGTTTTCATAATATTTTTTCTAACAAGTAATATGCTTCACTAAAGCTATTCATACATTGTTTGTTAATTTTAATACAATTTACAAAATACTCAACTTCTTTTATATACATGTCATTGGTTATTATAAAGTCGGTTTTTATGAGTTTATCATCAATCAATTGTTCGTAATACCGCGTGTATTTTTCACTTAAATAATTTAAATGTACATGGGCAAGTGTTCCGTTTTCAAATAATATTTCTGAGAGAGACACATCTTCTGTATCAACGGTTTTATCGGATATTTTATAATTTCTAACGGATATGTCTTTGATTTTTCCAAATTTATAATAAAGATAATCAAGTTCATGTATGGCATCGAGTAATATTCCTCCACCAAGACTTTTATTTGCGCTATATGATGTCAAATAATTAGTATTAGGATGCCATTGGGCCAAGTCATAACCAAAATATACATTGATATATTTTGTAGATGGGTTTATGTTTTCTACTTCTGTTGTAAATCTCATATTACAACCAACCATATTGATTATAGAGTTTCGTTCCGCTGACCATATTAAGTGGTCTATATTAACTGATTTTTTATTGCAAAATGGTTTTTCACAAAATGTATGTAGACCATTAGAAATGGATAGTATTGTGTGTTCATAATGAAGACTCGTCGGACTACACACAAAGCAACCATCAAATTTATTACTATCAATAATTGTTTGTATGTTATCAATTTGATCAATATCAACATTTATTGTTGCATGCCCAAGAGATAGCAGATTTTTTTCATGCCTTTTGCCTATTGAACCATAACCTATTATTAGAAACTTCATGGTGTGTTAAAATGATTATATAAGTGTTCTGCGACTTCAAATTGCCATAACCAATCTATATCAAAGCATTCAATTTCATTCATAATAAAAAACTCTGGATCATTTTTTTCTTTAAATGAACCCATATGTATTCCACTATAAAGATCTTCCATTGTGCCAGCATATAAAGAATGCGCGGCTTCATAGCAGATTTCTGTGAATTTAGTTTCTAATGTTGCTAGATATTTATCTGCGCCAAAAAATTTATTTAGCATTCTTCCATCATTGCCAAACAAAAATGTTTTCTTTTCAAATACACCAAACATTCCACGAGAATCTGATGCACAAAATGTATTTGTAAAATTATTTATAGTATTTGGCTTCAACAAAGGATTACAAGCATTAATGATAACATAATATTTAAATGGAAGAGTCTTGTGCCATTCAAATACAGATTGTACTGTTACTGGCTCTTGTGTAGATTCTTCACTGCGTATATACCGATTTAATTTATATTTATTTGCTACATCTACTAATTCTTTGTCCATTATTGACAAATAGAAATTATCATGTGGTATTATAGTTTTGTTTATTATTTTATTAATAGCAATTTCAAATAGATTTGAATCACAAAATGGACGCAGCATTTTATTTGGAACTCTTGTAGATTGAGTCCGTGCTTGAATAATAAATGCTATATCTTTTATATTTTTCATTGTAGTGCAGTGTTATCACACTTAAAATTTAATATTTCTGTTTTTGTTTTTTCATTAACATCTAAATTTATATGTGCGATTAGTTGAGTTCCAGTTATTTGTCTATAATCCTTTATGATAAACTCATCTTTACATTTAACCAACCAAAAACATTCTCCACCATAGTCTCCAGTTAAATATTCATGAAATATAAAATTCTTACAACCAAGAGATTTGCAGTGGTCATAAAATAGTTCTTGATTTCTTTGGTTTTCATACATCATTGTTCCTTGAGTATAAATTAAAAATGAATGTAAATTTTTAAAGTTTTCGTTAGACTTTGAAAGTTCAATAAAATCTATAATGCTAGTTTCTGTATATTTTAGACGTTTAAATTGCCGACACCATTTGATAGTTTCATATGGTGTAATATCACACCCCCACAAATCAAACTTATCTTTTTCATCAAATGGTATAAAATCTCTGCCGTTAGCGCAACCAAATATCAAAATATTATTAATATAAGGTGGCAGATAATCTACAAGATGATTTACGCATTTTTCGCTTTTTTGCAACCAATCTTCTAAGTTACGGCCGGTATAATAACCAATCCATCGTGGACTTTGTGGGTATTTCATATATTTTTCCTAAAAATTGCGATGCTTCTTTTTCCTTGTAATACTTTATCAACATTGTTTTGGTTTTCTTCGACAATTTTAAATGCTTCATCCGCCGCATCAATGGTTTTTTGTATATCTTTTGTTGTGTGGGAAAATTGAATATATATCACATTTGGAAATAATATGTTTTTCTTAACCATTTCTTGATAGAACAAATCTTTCATCCCCGCCGCGTCGGAGTGCGTGGTTTCATCAAAGGTTAAATTGTGGCGGGGAGCACTGCCAGCGAAATTAATGTTTAAATTGTGTTTTTTTGCCATTTCTTTAATGCCTACATCCAACATATTTCCAAGCTTCCATATTTTGCTATAATCTTTATCATTTTTTAATATTTTGATTGTTTCTATCGCTGCGGCTAGAGAAAGACATTCGCCACCAAATGTCATAGAATAAAATACGACATTTAATTCATTCATATATTCTTTTTTGCCGGCAATAGCACTAATTGGCATACCATTTGCCATTGCTTTACCTAAACACGCTAAGTCAGGAATAACATTGAAGTGCCCCTGTGCTCCACCCAATGCCCAACGAAATCCTGTTACAACTTCATCAAATATTAACAAAGCTTTATAATCAGTACACAATTTTCTTACACCTTCAAGAAATCCTGGGGTTGGTGCTGTTAAACATTGCGGTTCTAAAATAACTCCTGCTACATCACCTTTTTTAAGAATGATTTCTAAACTTTCTAGATTATTATATTCAAATGTATCAATAATATCCTTGAGACAAGATGGGATTCCATATGGCCTAAGTGTTATGCCATGCCAATCGCCCCAACCATGATATCCACACTTTGCTATTCTTTCTTTTTTTGTATAAGACCGAGCAATTCGAACTGCAGCAAGGGTAGAATCAGAACCATTTTTTGCAAATCTCACTTGTTCTGCACATGGAACTACCTCAGTTATTAATTGTGCTAATTCTTGCTCTAATAGTGTTGGAAGAGAAAAAATTATACCACTTTTAATTTGTTTTTTTATTGCAGAATTTACTTTGGGGTTATTATAACCTAATATTATAGGCCCAAGTCCGCACATGTAATCTAAAAATTTATTTCCGTTTAAATCAAATAAATATGCTCCTTTCCCACGACTAACAAATTTTGGATATACACCATCTACAAATTGGTCGGGACACTTACTCATGGTTTGAGTTCCCCGAGGCATAAGTCGAACGGCATTTTCCCACAATTGATTTTCGTCTATGGTTTTCATATTATTACTCCGCATCCTTCAATCCCCGAATTATGAGTTCATTCAAGAATTTTTGGTCGGTATTTAACAACAATTGAGAATTTAATTCAATTCCTGTGTATTTTTTGAATGCATATGATTTTTGTGTATATTGTGGAAGAATGCACAACAATTCTTCACAATAAAACGATTTGGCTTCTTCATCAAAAGGAATTGTATATGTAAATGGTAATTCTGAATTTGCTAACATATCTTCGTGGAATTTTTCTCCTGGACGCATACCTATTTCTATATATTTCAATGGTTTCTTTGTAATAAATTCAATTGAATTCATCACATTTTGCATTGTAAATGAATTTAATTTTGGTACAAATACTTCACCGCCAACTCCCCACATTAAAGAATTTAAAACAGTATTAACAGAATCTTCTAATGTGAATAAGAATCTTGTGCAATCTAAAGATGTAACTTTTATTGGTTCATTGTTTTCTAAAGCATCTATCCAGATTGGTATAAATGACCCCCGGCTGGCTATTACATTACCATATCGAACAGAAGTAAAAATTGTGGAATGACCTGCTTTGGAAGAATAATAATCTTGATTTAAAAACATTCTCTCGGCAATAAATTTTGTCGCCCCATATACATTTATTGGCTGACAAGCTTTATCAGTTGATATTAATATACATTTATCTATTTTGTTTAATAAGCAGGCATTTGTAACATTTATGCTACCAAGAATGTTTGTTTTGACCGCTTCATCAGGATAATATTCCACATCATCAATTCTTTTTAAAGCGGCAGTGTGAATTACATAGTTTGGCTTATATATGGATAAAGCGTAATTTAGTTTTTCAAAATCTCTAATGTCGCCAATAATTCTGATTATATCTTTGTCTTTTCCAAAATAAAGAGATTGTTTGCCCTCATCTCGGCTGTATATTATAATTTCACATTGGAATTTTTTCAGCTTTTTTATTAAAGCTCTGCCCAATGAACCTGTTCCACCTGTTATCAATACCTTTTTGTTTTTAAAGAAATTAATCATATAAATTTTCTATTTCATCCACAATTCTATTTGATGCTTTGCCGTCATTAAATTCATCAAATAATGCCAAAACATTCTTTTGATTTTCATTAAATTTTGAATCTAACCAATATAGTGTATCATCGAAAGCAATCATATTCAACTTAATATAATCATATAATTTATTTATATTATTATAAAATGCTTTAATTTTATTTGGATCTATTTTTTCACAAAATTCATCCCAAGTTTTTATCTTTAATATTTTTGACCAAAAATCAAAACGGCCAGCCGTGTTCCACGACTCAAGTGCGAAGTCAGTCATTAATCCAGATTCTTTTGAATCTATAATAACTACATTTTTATTCATTATTAATGGGTAGTAAATGACAGAACTAAATATGGAGACATGGAAATCACATTCTTTTATCTTTTTTATCAAATCTTCTTCTAATAATATCAATTCAACATTTGGAAAATCCTTAAATTTAGCAAACTCACTTGGATGCGGGCGGTAATATATTTTCACATCCGTTTTGCTGTTTACCAGATTTAATTTTTCTATTATTTTTGGACGCATATTCGTTTCACATGACCCATAAAAAATTACACTTTTATTTCCCACTGCTGAAGTAATTGGAGAATTTATAATGTTGTCATATTTTGGATTTCCGGTGATTTTAGTTTTGTGTTTTATAAACCCACCATCTACTTTTGTTTTAAATGTGTGTTGGCTATGGTCAAAATATGCATCTATTAAATTTTTAGGAAATTGAAATCTACTTAAAATTTCAAGTCGAGTAGAAATGTTGTTGTAAAGCCAAGATGAGTTCTCCACACAGCATACAATACAATCCTTAATTTTTAATTCTTGGATAATAGATGTTTCTGGTTCCCAGGCATCTCTAGTTGTCAAAAAAATGTCAGGTTTAAATGGTAAATTAAAATTGAATGTTTTTAGTAAAAATTCTTGTTTGTATTCTACATTTGAATCAAAGTTATAGTTAGAAACATCAAAGCATGGCGAAACAGTATTACTATATAAATAAAAATAATTAAAAGTGTCTCTTTTTTTTATTTCGAAGACAACATTTACTATCTCTCTATGACTCCGCTCATCGGAGGCAAATATGAATATATTTTTTTTGCTCATTTTAATTTATTTTGAAAATCTATTTGTAAATTTTTTCTGAATATATTATACCATATTTGGATATCATACATTAATTTGTTAAGTATATCAACATTATTACAAAGGTCCATCATAATTTTGGGACATTCATTCCATTCGTTTACAACTATAAATGGAATATTATCTCCATAAACATGTTTATAATAGTTAATGCCATCAAAATTGGGGTATTTTTTTACTATAGGAACACACCCCCATTCCAATGCTTCATTAATTCTAAAACTATCAGGATTAAGCCAACCCATTGGACATGGAACAAAAAATGTTTTTTTATAGATTTCAATACTTTTCTCTACTGATAATGATGTTGGGCAATCCCATTGTGATGTTGAATGTACAAAATGTGGGCCAATTGTTTTTAAATGGTCATACATAAATACTCTATCACTTTTTCCAACTTGTCCTATAAATGCCCAAAGGTATTCTTTATTATTTGCATGAAACAATCCTTCTCTATCTTCATTTAAGAAACCTGTTTTATATCCCAACGGAATTGTTGTGACATTATCAAATGCATCGGTTTTTGGATCATAATATTCTCTAAATACATGTTTTGCATTTTTATAATGAGTAAAATCATGCTCATTTCTAGCTTCATTTGAAGTGTGAATTATATAATACTTATACTTTAATTCATCATATTTTTTAAAGTATTCTTCTAATTTTTTAGGCAAATCATTACAACATGAATATACTATAATAGAATCGTCTAAAAATACTTTACATTCTCCGCCGTCAAAAATTTCTTTGTAATCTATTCCTTTTAATAAAAAATCTTTGATATATTGTAATGAAAATTGTTCATCACCAATTTTAGTTTGCCAAATTAAATTTTTCATAAAATATTCCTTTTTGGGGGGATAACAAAGCCCACTTCATCTCGAATATCTATCTGTCCCCATTTTTGTATAAATCTCTTTCGATTTCTTTGTTCATAGTACATTTGTTTTTTAGATTGTTCATTTACTGTTTCTTCTGGAAAATGTCCATTTGCAGAGCGACTTCCAAAATGATACACAATAGATTTGGTAGTTAATACAAATTTGTAATCTTTAAGTTGCATTCTTATGAATAAATCCAAATCGTCAAAGGATAATGGATTAAAAATTGGATCGTTTCCACCAATAAAATCCCAATCTTTTTTGCGTATTAAACCAGACACACCTTGTCCAATACGAATTTCTATATCATTTAATTTTTTAAATTCATTAGCATATTCAATAAAATATGATTCATTAAAATTATGATAAAATTCTCCAAAGGTATCGTTTGGAACAATCAATGTGTCAGGCCTGCTATTTTCTTTAAATACATTTGGTTGTATTCTATAACTTGACACCCACATCGGTATATTTGGGTATTTTTTAAATATTTTCAGTGCTTCTAAATCCCAATCCGTAGATACAAAAAAGTCTGCATGTAAAAACATAATGAATTCAGTAAGAACCTTTTCTGCGCAAAAATTCATCCCACCACCAATACCTTTTGTGGTATCTTCAGAATTATCTTCAGTAAATATAGTTAAATTGTACTTGTCTTTATTTTCCTGTAACCATTTGTAAGTTTCGTCTTTATTACAATTTTCAGCAAATACAATAAAAGGCGCATCCTTGAAATGAGAATAAGTTCGTACAGAGTGAACGGCTAACTTTAGATAGTTCAAATTATTACTACACCCAATACAAAATGTTAATGGACTATTTTTCATATGTTACTTTTTATTGGCACTAAATCACAACCATAGTTCGGAGTCTGATAGCTAATCATATCATTTCTTATCCACAAAGAATCACACTGCCATCCCCAATCTACAAAATTTAATAAAGTAAATCCGTTTTGTGATAAAAATATACATGTATCTTGAAATACATCTTTTTGACCTTCAAATGATAAGCCTCTTTCATTCTCTACTTGAACACTTTTTATTATAGATATTTTGTTACCAAACCCCTTTAATACTTCTAATGTAAATCCCTCTACATCAATTTTACACAAATCAATTGATTCAATTTGATAATGATTTATAAAACTATCCATTCTCATCGTATCTGCTTCAACTTCTATAAAATCGGTTGGTGATAAGTTAACTTTCTTTTTGAAAGATGAAGAACCTGGCTCTGTTCGCGAACAATTAAATGTTTGTTTTCCTGTTTTATCAGATATAGCTATATTAAAATTATTAAATCCACTGTGATTCTTTTCTAAAATAGGAAATATATATGGATTTGGTTCAAAACAGAATACATTTGCGGGATCTATATCAAAACATTCTCTTAAATATTCTGCATCATTTCCATTGTTAGCACCAATTTCAAATACATTTTTGGGTTGTATTTTTGTTCTTTGTGTAATGAAATTTGGATATAAGTCTATTTCAAATCTCATAGGTCCCTTATATTTAAATTCTCCCATGATTATATCTCCTCCATTTTGTTTCTTACTATATCAGCCACATCTATTGCTCTTATAGATTCCGCTACGCTTTTGTTGTAACTGGTTTTATAATAGTGTTTATGTAGCAATGGTGATATAACTTTAGTTACGATGCCATAATCTTCTATTTCCCATGGAGATGTGCAAGTAAACATTGTTATACATGGTATTTTATGTGCGATGCATACATGCATCGGTAAACTATCGCTGCATATTACAAGTTTGTGGCCTGTTAAATCCGCTATATATTGTTTAATGGTTTTTCTTCGTTTTAAATAGTTGATTTTATATCCATAAACTTCTAATATACTTTCCAATTCTTTCATATGTGCCCAATTTTTAGTTGGCCAAACAGAACTATCTGATATTACCATTCCTATATCTCCTGCAAATTTTCTATCAGATACATTATATGTTGGTTTATAATACTTTTCACCATTAAATTTCTTTCCAACCATCGTTGCAACAATCTCTTGATAAGATCTTCTATTGGAAAATTTTATTGCATCCGATGTTTCTTTTCCTAACACGCTAATTCGGCTCATATTAAACCATTCTGATGAATCTAAAGTATATGTCAAAACCTTTTGATTTAATAGATATGGACCTATATAAGAATCGGCTTTAATACCACTTGTTGCCGATACAAATATATTTTTATCTTCTTCTAAATTAATAACCAAATCATAATGTTTGGAATCATATTGCTTAGGATTAGTATATACAATTCCATCAACCAAACAAGCATTTTCTTTAGTGGTAAACCAATGAATTTCATCCTTGCTAAGCAATTTTGATAAAAATGTGGTTCTTAGAACATCCCCTGATGCTCCCGTCTTTATTATCAATATTTTCATTATCTTGTAACTTTATAACCCTTGTTCTCTTCAACTGTGAACAATTTATTATAACGCAAATTTGTTTCCATTTGCTTTTCCATCGTCTTTCGATGATACAACGCAAGTTCTTCTTCTTTCGGAAGATGTGCGAATGTTTTATGCCCAATGATTTTTTCATGTAAGCGCCCTTCCCATTTTATATTAGGCAAGTTTTTGAAAATTCGTGTTTGATAATCGCCTCCATTCCAATTTACCCATTTACCAGGATTATTTATATCCCACCCCCACATTTTTGCATGCTGTTCTGTAACGCCCTCATACATATTTATTCGTGGAATCCAAAACAATTCTGTTGCTGGATTTTCTTTTAATATATCCGGCAAGTCTTCTAAAAGCGATTCTGCTGGTAATTCATCAGCATCAATTTGAAAGATATATTCTCCCTTACAAAGTGATTTGCCATAATTCTTGTGTTCTCCGTAATTATTGTTTAGAGCGTGTTGATGGACTGTAAAATTTGGTTTTAATGTCATTGGATGTACAACAGAACATTTGCTTAATACTTCCTTCGTATTTATATCATCACTAAAGTCATCCAATACAATGATTTCACCATCTGTATTATATTTGCATAACAAAGATAGTAAATCTTTTAATTGTTTACTTTCATTGTGACATGTGACCAAATAACTTATAAATGGATTATTCATGATTATTTCTTAAATATAATAAATTTATACATTCCTTTTCCTGCTCCCCAATAAGATTCTAAATTTGTATTGTTGTTTATTTCAATATACTCTTTAGTTTTTGTGTTATAAACAAATGGTTTGAATTTTTTGTCTAATACATCTGATATCAATTTTTTCCAAAATAATTTTCCCATGGGTGTATGAGATTCGTCGGATGATATGAATTCATAATTTTTTAATATATATTCTAATATCCAATATCTAGCCAATCCAAATGTATGTTTTTCTTGCCATATGTTTTTTGAAGATATACCAATTTTATTATCTATTTTTATTTCTTCAAATTCATGAATTAAAGCAATGTGGGATTGTTTTTCAACTAATAAATTCATAAAAATCATACCATCTTCAATTGTTTTGTATATTCTAAAATTTTGCTCTCCGTTTTTAAATATCCCAATTAATTTATCTCGTTTTTCTATTTTTTCTGCTTCTCTTCTGTTTAAAACAGGATCTGAATCGAATCGGTTTAAAAATTGTGGGACATCGCTTGGGGATTCTATCATAAGATTTGATATACCATATATTTCTTTTATGTATTTTTTATAATTTAATTTATTTTTCATTTCTTTATTTTATATTTCCAGATATAACCAAATAACTTATAAATGGATTATTCATATTACTCTTTAATCTTTACAAAATGATGCTCGACGGTTAATGGCGCAACACAACTAAACTTTTCTGTGTAGAGATATTCACCGTCGATGGTGACACCATCCCCATATAGACTACCCTCACCGGTATCAAGAGCATCTGCTATATGTTTTACAATTCTTTCTTGCTCTTGATTAGTTGGCTGTCTATCCAATTCTATTGTAACAATTATATCTAATTTCATGCTCATATTATACACTGCTACTTATTGGTAACACAATTTGTGGGTTAACTATTTTCTTTAGTTTTGGTAATATGATTTTTTGCTCCGTGGGAAATTCTGGTATATATTTGTCCAAGAGAGCATGAAATGCTTTGTCCATTTGTAACAAACTAAACTTTTCCATGTTTTCTACACGAAGATTTTCAGCCTTTTCGAGCAATTTTTCATAATTATCAATCAAACCCTTCATCTTTCTTCCGGCTTGTTCGTAATTTACATTAAACCATCCGGCTTCTCTTATAAGCCACTCATTTGCTGATTCTGGTGGAATCTGCTTTATTTCTCCAGTTAATAAATTTGTATATTGTGGATTTAAAAAGTCAAGGTGGCCACTCCAATTTGATGCTAAGATAGGCTTTCCACTTAATGATGCTAATAGTAATGGATGACCATAACCTTCTCCGTGAGTAAAATTGACATGTGCTTTAATTTTTTTATGATTATACAGATAATTCATCTCAGCGTCGGTTAGATCGCCATGTAAAAGATATATTTGTGGTAAATTGTCTCCACCCACTTCTTTTTTGATTCTGTCAATCTTATCTAGTATTTCATATTTGTCTATTTTAGAAAATGATACACCGCTTGTCTTTAAGACTAGAGCGGGTTTCTTCTTTTCATCTCTAAATGTAGTTAGGAAAGTTTTTATCAGATTTCCTATGTCTTTTCTGTCGTTATAAAGACCGGCGTTATGTGTCCATTGACCAACAAAAAGAAAACAAAAATCTTCTTTTATTGCATCTAACACGACATCAACACTATTAATTTTTTCGTCTACTTTTTTATAAACCTCTGTATTTGCTCCCCAAAATAAAACTTCCATTGGTTTTGTTGATTTTAAATCTTCTGATTGTCCTGTCTGATTAAATGTTTTCTTATATGATGTCTTTAAAAAAACATCCTTGACAAAATTACTTAACACAAAATTGACATCCATTTTATTAAGTCCTTCAATCCATTCTGGCTTAGGAACAGTGGTTTCAATACCTGCCGTCATTCCTATGTTTACTTTACCAACGCCATTAAATTCGTTTGGTATGCTTATTTGTATATAAACTTCTGGTTGCTTAGGTAATGGTCCCCTTAATATTTGATTAAATAAAAGTTTTTCTTGCTCATCTTCTAAATCATCAATAGAATGCTTTGTTGGACAGCCACCCCATCGTGTTGGCACTATTTTTAAATCAAATTTATCATAACGCAATAAAGATTTAGCAATAGCCATACTCCAATCACCATAACCACTTCTTGTAAACAACGCGGATTGTAAAATGCAAACAGGTTTATTCATATTTATTTTCCAATTTTTTCATCCATAACTCTAACATAAGAGGACTCGACTTTTAAATTTATATCTGCTTTATGCTCTGTTATAGGTTCTTTATCAACCATCATATAGAATATCATTCCAATCTTGTGTGGAGATTTAAATTCGTCAAGTTGGTTACTAATTCCCGCTTTAGAAAAAAGAGAACCTGTAGAATTTGTTGTATCATTTCGAATACTTTCCACTTCTTTTGTTATATTGTAAAAATATTCCACTAATTCTTCTTTTGTGCCTTCAATTATTTTTTTCTCATTAATCATATCTTTATTTCCTTTATTTGTTTTTCTATTTCTTCTGTGTTAATTTTTGGTATATCAAATCCCATACTATCAAATGGCATTTTATGACCCACATGTTCAGCGTTAGTATGTAAACTAAAGCGTGTGGTTGGTTCAAAATTCTCAAGAGTATAATCCATGCCCTTTATAAATTCTTCACACATATGCGGTGCATTAATATTGCCCTCATTCAATGCCCAGCGTCTGCCTTCTAAACCACATTTTTCTCTCTGTTCCTTAGGCATCAGATACCAATACATAATTGCTTCCGCGACATCTTCCCACTTACACACATCATCAAAAATATATGGTGTTGGCGGCGAACCTTGAATATAACGGGTTGAAGGCCACACCGGTTTTGCCCAAACTCCACATTTCTTATATTTTCCTACATTATTAGTTCCAAAATTATAATCAAATTCAACGGGCTTACCATCATCATCTATTTGACCAATTTGGTCTTGTAAACCGCCAGTAACATTAACAATGACGGGAACGCCAGCCATTATAGATTCTCCGCAGGACAACCCAAATCCTTCATTGGAAGAAATATTTGCGGTAACATCGGCTAAATTATACAAAAGATTCATTGCTTCTGGTAAAAACTTATCTTCAGTTACGACAATAGTATAATCGGGTGATAATGCTGAATGAACAACTGGCAAATCTGTGCCTGCATCCAATATTTTTTCTGTGTGTAATACTAATGCACACTTAGACGCTTGCTCTTTTGTAAGATTATCACAGAATGCACGAAATGCTAACATTAATTGGGCCGTTCGTTTTCTGTTAATGTTTCGGCTGTTATAAAATACAACAAAATCATAACTTTTATTCCCAAACATTTTCTTTTTCATTTCAATAAGTTTTGGGTCGGTTTTATGTATTGGTTTAAAAACCTTCGGATTAATTCCGTGGGGCAAATATTGTAATAAGTGTTTTCCTTTTATTGGCATATATAATTCCTTTAATCTAACGGCGCTTGTTCATTTTCAAGCTCTTCTACAAAAAACTCATTGATTGAACTTCTTTCTTCTTTTGTCAATGGAGTTTGTTTTGGAAATTTATCCAAGACATCTTTGAAATCCTTAGAAATTTCAATAAATGTGGTCTTATCTGTCTCACAAAACATTTTTTCAATTTTTATGTATAATTTATCTGGAAACTCCTTCAAATAATAATCGAATGCTGGACAAAACCAAGCAACTAAATTTGTTTTTTCACATACATAATATGCACCAATCTTTAATCCTTCAGGATTAACCTTTGTAAAGATAGTATCATAAGCAGGAATTTCTTCGGCTGAAAATAGAAAATTTACAATTGTTATTTTTTGGTCATTAATCATTTTATCAATTATGACAGGAAATCCAAAAGGCAATGCTTCTTCTTTGACACCCATGTACATGTCATCAAAAGACCAACCTTTATTGTGTCGGTATAACTGAATTTTATGTGTGTTGTTATTCATGAATTTTTTTAGGATAAACTTCCCATGTTTTTAGTGTTTTATCTCCTAAAATTATACTTGCTTGTATTTTATTATTGATGTCGTCTGTCTCCATAACAAGTTTTAAATCAGGAAGCAGTCGTTCATATTTTTCTTCTTCATATACAATATTAATATCCTTTATATCTACAACTGTATTTCCACACCGTACAAACGAACCTGCTGCTGGTCCCCATTTATCTATTTTCTTTTTCATTTTATAATCTTTCCATGCTCATCGTATTCGCCTTCAATAGTCCGACAATTTTCAGGTCGCAGAACCCATTTATTAATATTATAAGTTTGCTTACTAATACTAAACAATGTGTCACAGCTCTCATAAAATGGCCGATTCCACATCGGATAGGGAATGTCATCCCAAATATTTAAATAAGTAATCGGTATTTTCGTTCTGATTTTTCTCTCTAAAATATATAACCAATGCCAATAACGCGGGTCGGTAAAATGTAACAAAGCATTCGGCTTTTCAATATTCATTACTGCCATCAATATATCTTCATTGCCATAACCATCCGTAGGATATAGTTTCAAATATGCATCACTTACACCGGTTTCCGCTTCAACTGCTTTTGACATATCTATAACTTTGCCTGTTTCTGGATGCTTAACACTTCCGGCAATTTGTACCCAATCATAATGATGGATTGTTCCAAATACAAGTTCCTTGCTTTGTGCTGCTATTCCAGAAAAAAAGCGTATGTCATCTGCTAGTAATAGTATTTTCTTTTTCATAATTTATCAGTCCAATAAAAGTTTTTTTGTTTCTTGTTTTTCTTCGACTTTCTTGCTGCCAGAAATGAATTCATTAATACTTTTTTCAACAACCCAAGTCAGTTTTTGCCCAGATTGCCCACAAAAAGCTTTTAATATTTCATGTAAATCCAATGATATTTGAACGGATGTTTTTGGTGTTTCTTTTTTGTTATTATTCATTTCCTAACATATATATTAGAAAAAATTAGAAAAGATTAGAAAAATAATATTTATAAAATTTGATTTTGTATATATTATTGTGAAATCTGGGTATCTGTATATAATAACCAACGAATCGTGGCCTAATTGGGTTAAAATTGGAACGACATTGGACCTAAAGAAGCGTTTACATACTTATCAAACGGGCTCTCCATTCCGAGATTACAAGATTATTTATTCAATCCATCATCCTGATTATTTGGAAGCGGAAAAAAAGATTAAAGCTATTATGAAGCCATTTGCTTCTAAAATAAAGAACGAATGGTATTGTGTAGATTTAAATATGGCAAAGTCTAAATTAGATGAAATTCTTGAGCATTACGGAGAATATAAAGATAAATAATACTATTTATATTCAATATGAATAAAATACAATTGGCACAGCTAATTAATGAGCAAAATATAAATCCCCTTGTGACAATAGACCAAATAGTAAGCGCAATAGTAAAATATGCCGGTCAAGTCAGAGACAGGGAAAACATATCATATAAAAAAGCCCGTAGTATGGTCATTAAATGGATTGTAGAAGATTTAAAGATTGCTTCTGAGCCAACCGAGTAATTAATCTTCTTTTCCGTCGCAACGCACTTTATAGTGTGAGCAATATTTGCAATTCTTTCGATTCTTGCCAGGATTCTTATGATAAGTTTCATCAAGTTTATATGTCCCATCAAGATTAAAGCACTTATCTAAGAAACCAACAAAATTATTTATAGTCTTACTTATAAATTTTTTGTTTTGAATAGGTATAATTCTTTGAATTCTACTTTGTGGGAATGCTACATTCTCATACAACTTGCGTTTTAGAATGAAAAACTCAACATCTATTTTTTCAAGAGGCACATTAAATGCTTTGGAGTAAAAGGCTTTATATAGCAATAATTGTGAAAGTTTGGTTTCATCTTCACGCTCGTATTTATTCCAGCCCATCGTTGAAGTTTTAAAATCAAAAATTTTGTATATGCCTGTGGTTTTTTCTCTTAAAATCAAATCAATATATGCTATAAATGAAACATTATTTTTGATATCCATTTCCACGGGTATTTCAATTCCAACCAATTCATACTTTTGGCGTGGGAAGTGTTTCAATCGGTTTGTGGAATTTAAAAATGCTTTGAGAATGTCATCGCCATCATACGAAAATTCTTTGTAGTCATCCTCGGTGTAAGTTGGTTTACCATCCTGTGTCATCTTTTGAAGCTCAACATCAAACGCTTTTTTGAATATGGCATTTACATCAATGCTATCAGATACTTCAAGACCATCAGTATATAAACTTTTAAGATATGTTTGTATTGCTTTATGTATTGCTGTTCCAAAGCAAGTATTAAGGCTGTCTTCAAATTGTCGCAGGCCTTTCGCATAATCCAAAAACCATTTGTATTCACATTTGTCCCAATTAGAATATTGAGAAAAGCTTACTCTATTTTTTCGTTTTATATCATTCATTCCAATACTTTTACCACACAACTAAGAATATATCAATTTTTTTCAATACAAATTTTCTATTTATATTCATATGAAAATTCCCATGAAAATTATTGCTATTATTATACTATTTTTGTTGGCATCATGCATGTTATTTGGAGCTGAACGGCTAACAAGTTTTTATATCCAAGATTACACGAATGTATTAAAAACGATTGCGGTGCAAAGTTTAGTTGCAGGAAAAACTTACAAGTTAGCTCCAGAGCAAGTAAATTTTTGGACAGAAACAAATTCAACAGGAATTATTGCTTATCCAAATAAAGCATTGGTGAAGCTGTATGAAAATACTAAATTTTCAATGCATAATTGCCTTATTGAATTTGTACCGGTTAAAACACCATCGCTATTAAAATTAACAAAGAGTAATTATACATTTTCATTAATGGATGGTATTATAGATATTCTTAATGATAACACAGAGTCTTTAAATAGTGTGTTGGCAATTCACACCCCGCGTGTAAATTTGTTATTAAAACCGGGAATGTTTAGAATAATTGTACAGGATAAAACGACTGTGGTTATAGTTAATAAAGGTTCGCTTTATGCATTAAATTTATACGATGATAGGAGACATGAAGTAAAGCAAAATACCATTGGTATAATAACAACATACATACCGATAGACGGAAATGCATATTATATTAACAAAGCAGCTATAACAGAAAATATTATGCCTGAAACAGATATTGCAAAAATGGACTTAGTTTATCAGAGCTTGACAAATGCCAATAATGGTGTATCATTTGCAGTGGTAGATGATGAAATTATTGGTATCAAGACAAAATGAAAAAAATAGATTTTTCAGAATTAAAAGATGATGAAATAGAGTTGTTGCTTGGAATTGTAAATGTACTATATCCGACTCCAGAAATAGAATACACCTCTGACAACTTGCATTGGTTAAAAGAAGAAGCCTTTGTTAAAAAAATTGTGACTGCACAGGAAAGCGTTATTGAAGAGCACAAACCCATTTATATTTCGCTCAAAGAAAAACTTCAAATAAAATCTTGATGTTAACTTTATTTTCGGTATAATAGGTTATACAATGTATCAAAATGTATTTCATGACAAAAGAAATGAAGTTGTCCATATCTTTGATGATGTAGCTGGCCATGTTAAAATACCAACATCACAATTAAACTTTGCTTATAAAAGAAAAAGCGGTGGTAAGTATCGTTCAATCTATGGTGACGAACTTGAAAGAGTTACCAATTTTAATCCCAGTGACCAAAGCTTATTTGAAGCAGATGTACCTATAACAACCCGAGCGTTAATTGAGGGTTATTATGATTGTGATGAAATTTCTATTGGCCATACCGTTCTTATATTAGACATTGAAACAAATAGTGAAGGTGGTTTTCCTGATTTAGAAACCGCTGACCAAGCCATTACCGCCATTTCATTCTATGATAAAACTACACAAAAATATTCTTGCTTTGTCATAGATGCAGAAAACAAAGTCAAAGATAGAACCGATATTGAATTGCGAACATTTTCCGACGAAGAATCTCTATTAGAAGCATTTTTGAATGCATGGGAAAGCATAAGACCTTCAATAGTAACAGGTTGGAACTCTTCTGGCTTTGATATGGTTTATCTTTATACAAGAATTAAAAGAGTATTAGGTAATCAATGTGCAAGATTGTCACCAATAGGAATTGCGTATGTTAATCCCCATTATAAAGAATTGACTTGTGCTGGAGTTTGTATAGCGTTAGATTATATTGATTTATACAAAAGATATAGTGGTGTTAGAAAAGCATCATATACACTTGGAAATGTTGGAAAAGAAGAAGTAAAGATAAACAAAGTCCAATATGAAGGAAATTTGAGTACTCTGTATAAACTAGACATTAATAAATTTATTGAATACAACTTAACCGATGTTGAAATTGTTGTTGAGTTAGACAAGAAATTCAATTACATTGACCAAGCCCGTGAAATTTGTCATTTCTGTCATGTCCCTTATGAATACTATGCGGTCCCATCGCGATTCTTAGAAGGTGCGGTATTAACCTATCTCAAGAGGAATAAATTGGTTGCTTCAAATAAGCCAATTAACGGCAGAGAAGAATATGAGACTAGAATAAAAGAAAACGAAGAGGGTTTTACGGGTGCTTATGTAAAAGACCCTATTCCGGGAAAATACAATTGGGTTTATGATTTAGATATGCAATCTCTATATCCAAGTATTATTCAAAGCTTGAATATTTCGCCGGAAACGCTTGTTGGTACAATTGAAAATTGGGATGGCAATGCGTATGTTAAAAATGAAATCAGAACGATAAAGTTAAACAAAGTAGAATTTTCCGTTGATGAATTTAAAAAGATGTTAGAAGAAAAAAATTGTTCGGTTGGTTCTAACGGGTCGGTTTATACGCTTAGTAAGCGGGGGATAATGCCTATTATCATTGAAAAGTGGATTAAAGAACGAATTGAGACAAGAAAAGAAGCAAAGCGTGAATCAGATAGTGGTAATAAAGACAGATATGAAGTATTAAATCGAAAGCAAGTTACTCTTAAAATTTTAGCTAATTCAATATACGGCTGTTTGGGTTTGCCTATCTGGCGATGGTATAATAAGGATAATGCGGAAGCGACAACGATTACTGGTCAAGTATTGATTCAATCCGCTGGTAAAATTGTCAATCAATATTATAGAAATATAACAAAAGATGATAAAGATTATGTCATCTATTGTGATACCGACTCATTATTTGCTTCAGTATTACCCATTATAGATTTATTAAGACCCCATATTAATAAAGCTGACACAACGGAAATGATAAAAGCTACATCAGAAATTGCGGGGGATGTCCAAAATTATATTAATGGGATATTAAATGTACTCTCAAAGAAAATGTTTAATGTAACCGAGCATACATTCTTCATAAAGAAAGAAATGATTGCGGAGACGGCAATATGGCTTGCTAAAAAACGATATGTCCAATGGATTGTTAATAGGGGTGGAATTACCTGTGATGAAATGGCAGTCACGGGAATTGATACAGTCCGGACAAGCTTTCCACCGAAATTTAGTTCATTTATGATTGGTGTTATGGAACAAATATTGAAAAATAAAACAGAACATGATATCAATGAAATGATTTTGAATTTTGAAGAGAATTTGAATTCGCTTTCGATTTTCGATGGTGCAAAATCAACTTCGGTAAAATTTACATCCATGGACCAATTAAAAGAATATACATCGAAAAATAGAAAACCATTTGAAATTATAAAAGGCTCTCCCGCTCAAGTTAAAGCTGCTCTATATTATAACGATTTGCTTAAACATTGGAAATTAGATAAGATGGTTGAACCGATTTATAATGGACAGAAAATAAGATACATTTATTTGAAAGACAATGAATTTGGAGTGGATAATATTGCACTTAAAGCGGATGGAACAGACCCAAAGCAAATGTTGGATTTCTGTAACAAATATATTGACCGCCGCAAAATGTATGAAGCAGAATTAAAAAGTAAATTAAAGGATTTTTATAGTGTTCTTTCTTGGAGTTATCCAAGTTTAGAAACAAGAAAAGCAGAGGAGTTTTTTGAACTCTAAAAAAGACTTGACAAATATAAAAAAGTAAGTATAATAATAAAAAGGAAAAATATATGTCAAACGAAAATAGAAAATTGGGAAATTCCAGTGCAATTAAGAAGATGGCGTTAGGTTTAAGTGAAGCAACAAGAAACGGAAAGTTTACTAGAGTTGGTAATAGCTTCTTGGATAGAATTGCAGATAGACTAGCAGCAGTTATTCGAGAGGAAGTTGCAGCGCACCCATCAGTGGGAAAGACATTGAAATAATATGCCTATAATAGATTCAGTTGCAGTGATGATTACACGAGATGATGATGTATCTTTATCATGCAGATTAGATACAAAGACATTTCCTTATGTGTGGGCTTTCGCTGGTGGTTCTATTGAAGCAAACGAAACTCATAGAGATGCAGCTAAACGAGAAGTTTTAGAAGAAACTGGATTAAATATTGCCATTGAGCGTTTTAATTTTATTTCTTATGCTTTTGAAGGCGGTCAACATTGTGCAGTATATAATGTCCAATTGTATAATAGAGAAGAGCCGCAACATATAGAAACAGAGAAACACACACAATGGGTGTGGGTAAACAAGAATAATGTCCACTCTTTGATTATGATGCCTGGCGTTGAAAGAATAATCAATGGTATTTACATCGAATAAATATGATTGTCAAATCCACCGACAATTTATTGGGACTTGAGTTAATCTTTAATACTCATTATAGCAAAATAATGCCAAGATTGACTAAGTATTATCTTGGTGCTTATGAAAACAATAAATTAGTGGGGGTTTTAACTTTGGGGTGGGGTACTCGACCAATTCATACGATTAAAAAGCTATTTCCATCACTGCGGACAAAAGATTATCTGGAAATTGGCAAGATGTGTATGTTAGAGGAAATGCCTAAAAATTCTGAATCCCAATTTCTTTCTTCTGCGATAGAATGGCTAAAGAAAAATGACCCCGCCCCAAAAATACTTTTCACTTGGGCCGATGGAATATTAGGAAAGCCTGGTTATGTATATCAAGCAGCAAATTTTCTATATGGCGGATTTATATGGACAGACCTGTATATTACTGACAAGGGCGAAAAAGTACACCCTCGAACAAGTCAAGGTTTAACGGATAAGGGCGATAAAATTTGTGGCCACAGACCTACAAAGTCCTATTTAATTAAAAACGGATGGAGTCATTACAAAGGAAAGCAATTTCGGTATATTTATTTTTTGTGCAATAAGATAGAAAAGAAAAAATTATTAAAAGAATCAGTAGAAATATGGGGCAATAATTATCCAAAAAATAAAGATATAGAGTGGCAAAAGCAAGATTTGACAACGGGCGACTGGGTATCAGTGCCGAAGATGTTTTATGACCCAGCAATAACTACAATGGCTAATAAGAAAGCAATGTCTAATAAAAATAAAATGGTAGGATTGAAAACCTCCAGACAATTCTTCGACATATGACCTTGACAAAGTTTTATTGATTGTGTATAATCATTATATGAAGAGAGATATTAAATTTAGAGTGTGGGATAAGGTAACTGAAAAATTTGTAAAAAGTGCCGTAGGCGGTTTTGGTTGGCCGGATTACTGCGAAATCCGATTAACTCTTGAAGGTAACTTGAAAATTGAAGCGGAATATGGTGAAGCGACATTAGACCCAGACCGATATATCATTCAACAATACATAGGCATCGAAGATGATACCGGCAAAGAAATTTATGAAGGCGATATTGTTGAATTGGAAACGGGTAATTCTGCCCAAAGTTGGATAGAAAAAATATTACCTTCTTATAATGATTTAATGACAATTTTTAAAATATATTCACAGCGTAATCCTCATCAACATCAAATGATTCAAAGTATTAAAGTCGTCGGTAATATATTTGAAAAGAGGGGGACATTGAAATGAAAAAACTTTCAAAAAATCAAGAGCAATTAGGAATTTTATTGGGATGGCTAGATGGTGCTCCAAAATTTGTCCGATTAGTACACGCATCTTATTGTCGAGAATTTTGTTTGGAGAATGACGAAACAAATTTCTGTTATAATTTTGATATAACCGACACTAAAAGAATTAAAGGATTAAATAAGTTACTTTGTTTATGGGCAAATAAAGGTTGGAAAAGCAAGACGGATTATAACGATAAAGATATTCTGGATTTTGATGATTATTTTACGGGATTAGCAGAAGCTTAATATGAATAGAGAATTTAAATTTAGAGTGTGGTATCCAAAAGAGAAAAAATTTTATTATACATCTTTTGAGCAAGCATACGGAATATTAGGGAAAGATGCCTGGAAAGAAGAATATATCATTCAACAATATACAGGTCTTATAGATAAAAATGCTAAAGATATATATGAAGGTGACCTTATAACAATTACAGGTGATGTTGAAGGTCGTGAGCCATGTTCACCGACACACAAAGAAACAAGCTGTCCTCTAGAAGTATTTTGGGATGAAAATTGGAATGGCTGGCGTGCTCGCTTCATTCCTAGTTATAACACAGACATTTATGAAAGGCATGATTTACCACGAAGTTATGAATCACATCATTTAGAAGTGGTTGGTAATATGTTTGAAAATTTGGAGACACTAAAATGGGCAAAATATATAAAGACAAAAGAGGCTCTTCCTGCAAAATGTGCAAACCGCATAAAAACAAGTGGGCAGACAAGAAAAAAGTCAAAGAAAGAGATTTAATCACAAGAACCGACAAAGAAATGAAGGAATATAAGAAGAATTGCTCTTGACTTTATTCTTATAAAAGATATAATAGATAAAGTATGAAAACTAAAACAAGAGTAGTATCGTCTGTGGTGATAGCCTTTTTATATGTTGCTTTAAATCAACTATATAAGTTTGTCTATTCACCAATAACAGCAAAAGCAACGGCTAATTCTCTAAGTGATAATCCGCCAGATTATTTTTTGGCAAAATTCATTCGAGATGGTGGCGTTGAACATGCATTATCCTATGTTGCCCTATTTTTATTGATTGTAATATGGACGGGATATTTCTGTAAGTGTGACAGCCAAACAAAGAAGTAAAACAACCAAAAGAAAGAAAATATGAAAACAAAACAAGTTATACTTAGTATGTTAGTATTAGCCGCAGTCGGCTGTGGACCTGTAAAGGTTCTAGACCCAAAAGAAATCAAGCCAAATGAAACCGCGTGGGTAATTCCGCTTGATACATCGTCACAATCCGGACAAGCGAAGTTTAATAGCGTTGATTTTCTTAATCAAAGAAAGGTAGCTGCAAAGCGAATCATGATTGATAAGGTGGTTCGTAAAACAGGTCGTTATTGGTGTGATTATGAATGGATTAATGCTGTGCGCGTTGTTACCGTTGACCGCTCTCTAGTAACACGAGAGTGGACAGACACAGAGAATAAAGGTACATCAATGAAGGATGAAGGCATTCAAGTTAATACAAAGGATAATATTGGACTTACGGTTGGCCTGACCATTACCGTTAATATTGATGAAGAAGATGCCTCAACATATCTTTATTATCATGGTGAGAAAAGTTTAGCCGCTGTTACCGACGAAAATATTCGTAGTTATGCCGTCGCAGAGCTTAATAGAAAAATCAGTTCGTTGACTCTAATTGAATTCCAACAACAACAAGCTCAAATCTATGTCGATTTGTTTAAGGATGCTGCGGAATACTATAAAACGAAGGGTGTAACAATTCAATACTTGGGTAATGCAGAAGGTTGGAAGTTTACTAACGCAAGTATTCAAGATAGTATCAATAAGAGTTTTATTGCTCAACAAGATAATAAAACAGCGAAGATGGAGCAAGATGCACAAAGAACGCGTAATGCAACATTGATTTTGAACGCGGAAACACAAAAGGAAGCCGCTCAAACTCTATTTGCTGCTAAGGAAGCATCGGAGTTTCAAAATGAATTGGCCATTAACAAAATGAAGGCTCAAGCCTCTCTGGAAATGGCACAGAAATGGAATGGTGCGTTGCCTGCCAATATTTTGCCAAGCAATTCTCCATTGTTATTGAATCTTGGTCAGCAAGAAGCAGCCAAAACTAAGTAAGAATTAATACTAAGGATGGCCGCTTCACCAAAATGGAGCGGCCATTTTTTATGAATAAAAATATGAAATTGTCAAAAGAAAAAGAAAAGATACTCCACAAACAATTCTCTGCTCTTAAAGAGAGAGTAAAAAAACAAGACCGCTTGATTTATGATGTTAGACAAGGATATATGTAACAAATGATATTTCATCCAACATTTCCTGTAGAAGAAAGATTTGCAAAACAACTTGAAAATGGAGAAAATTTTTCATGGATGTTTGAGGATTTGAGAATAAACGAACACTGCTCTGTGTGTAAAGAATATTGTTTTGTTTCCAATTCACTTACATTTGATAACGCAATAAAATGTAAAAATGGACATATATGTTTCCACTCTGTTCCTTATGCTTACAAATATAGAAGGTTAAAAGAATGAAAACAATTACATTAGAATGAATATAAAATATAAAAGTCTTTTTTTAGGCGGCCCACTCCACAGAAAAAAGAGAGTAGCTAATGGAGCTATTCATGTTGAATATTCTAGAAAAAAGTGTTTTGAATTTCCACCGAATGAAAACTTCTATATTCCAGATAAATATGAGTATAGATTGATGAATATTTGTGATGCATGTACTGGCAAATCCGAAAGTGTTTATGTATATACGAATTCCAGATTAAAACCGGAAGTGTTGTGGTATAATTATAATCGAAGGCGTATGAGATTTAAAATGTCATATAAATTGCCAGAGTGGGAGCTGGGGGCTATATAATGGATACGGAAGAAACAACAGATAAAAAAATTATAAACTGTGATCATCAAAAGGTAATGTTTATTGGTGAGAATAGTTTGATTGGATATTATCGTTGTCAGGCTTGTGGGGAAAAAATAGATCCCGTCGAGCAAGCAAAAAATGAAGGTCATTTGAATGTTAAATTAATAGATTACTATACACAATATCCCAACAGATTAAATATGATGTGGAGAGCACACGCTTTTGTAAGACATTTGTATAATGAAAATTTAGAGCCTATATGAATTGCGTATTTTGTAAAATAGACCCAAATACACGGGAACATCATATTGTTCCGAAAGCAAAGGGCGGTAAAGAAACTGTATCGGCCTGTGCAACATGTGAAAATTTCTTACATAAGTCTTGGAGTCACAATGAGTTACGGGATATCTATAATAATGTCGATACGATTTTAAATGACGAAAAATTCCAAAAGTTTTTGAAGTGGAGATTAAAACAACCGATTGGTGTTGTTTTTAAAAGTAAAAGTGGTAGATTTAGAGACAAGAGGAAGTATAGTTAAAATGAAATCACCGATTAGAATTTGTTTAGCAGGATTTATATTTGCTGTTATTCTTTCTTTTTTTATTGGAAACGCAGTAGGATTTGCCTGTGGTTATCATATTTGTAAACAGGAGCAACACTAAATAAAGGAATTATGAATTTAACTTTTAAAAATATAAAGCATGAGTTTAACCTGAAAGGCTTTAAGGTTGGAGACACTTTTGTTGGGTGTACTAAATGCTGGTATCAATTTGCTCCAGAGCCGCAGTCTTTATATTGTAATCAATGTAATTGTGGCGAAACATTTAAAATACTGACGGTAACAATAGATGATATAAAGGATTTATGAAAAATGTATTTAAACCAGATAAACCATTAAGGCGTATTAAGGATGTTGCGTGGCGTGTATGTAGATGGCATTTTACAGAAGAAAGATTCAATGAAAAATTTGATTTACAAAAATCATTTCCGTGTTATAAGTGCGCAGGAAAAGGACATTTGAGGGATTATTCAGGCGTCGGAAATGACTATTCTGAAGAAACATGTACATTTTGTTTAGATGGAAGAATTTCAAAAGAAGAATTTCAAAAATATCATAATGAATTGATAAAATCCTATGAATCTAGTCTTAAAGAATATAACGATGTAAAGGATAGATTGAGTGCTATCTTAAAAAAGATTACAAAAAAAGAAGCAGAGTTTATTAGTAGGTATTATTAATGGAGAAATGATATGAAAATAGAAGTCACAGCAAACCTAGATTTGGATGAAATTGGTTATCAATTGGTAGAACAACTATCAGAAAAACAATTTGTCGATTGGATATTTGAAACCATTGATAGAATGACAGAGCAAGAAGAAGTAATTGCTAGAATGAGAAAAACTTTAAAGCAATATGATGAACCAGAATCAAGCAAACAAGAATATAGCAAACCAGAGACAAAAAAGGAAAGAATGAAAAAGTGTCCGGGCAAAAGTGAATCATTTTGTGATGAAATGTTGAGGATAAGTGGACGCTAAATTCTATAAAATACTTGTAAATTTTTTAACTAATGACTTACAAGGATTGTGTAAAAAGCATAAAATTAAAATGGAAGATTGTTTTACACCCGAAGAATTTGGTTCATTAATTTGGTTATTTCATAAAGAGTGGTATAACCGAAATGAAGTAAGAGACATAATAAAGAAAAGAGTTGAGGAAAGAGCAAAAATATGAATTTTAATAATTTAGCAGGTTTAATTATTCAAGGAGAATTGGCCAACAGTTCGTTAGACTACGAATTAACAAAATATTTTTGGGGGGAAGAATATGAATTTATAAAGATTGGCGACCCGCTTATTCTGAGAATTTTTTGTGATAGTTATGATAATTCCATTGAAATAGATGTTTCTAACATATTGGACATAGAAGAATTTGTAGAAGATAAAATTACAAAAGAATTCATTGATAGTATACTTCAAAGCGGTTGTAGTCGTTTTTGGGTTAACTTCTATGACTCATACCGCGAAGAAAAAATAGCAGAAGTTTATTGTAATGCAGATGGGAAATCGTTTAAATACAAAGATTAAATAGAGTTGAAGCAAATATCGCTTACTATATAAAAAGTAGACAATCACAATAAAAGAGGTATACTATAAGAATATATGAAAAAAGAAATCCTAGAAAAATTCATCCGAAAATACTCAATGAACGGCTTGATAGATTCCGTTAAATTTGTAATCAAAGCGGCCGATAAGAAATTATCCACCAATACGATTACAGGAGAAAAGAATGTATTGGTTAATGTAGCATTAGCAGAATTTGACGCAATAACAGAAGATTGTGAATTTGGTGTTTATGAAACAGCAAAGTTAAATAAAATGTTAAGCGTTCTTGGTGAGGAAGTGTCACTTTCTTTAAATAAAGTTGACGATAGAATTACTTCATTAAGCGTTGAAGATGGAAAGACTGAAATACAATTTATAACTGCAGATTTAAGTGTTATTCCAACCGCTCCAAATCTAAAGAAAATGCCGGAGTTTAATGTAGAAATTGAATTGGATGATGATTTTATTACACGCTTCATCAAAGCAAAAAATGCCCTTCCTGATGTAGATATATTCACACTATTAATGAATAAAAAGAAGAAACTAGATATGGTTATCGGTTATTCTATGTTAAATAGCAATCGAATTACTCTTGGGGTAACGGCAAAGGCTGGTAAAGACGCGGTTACTAAGAATATTAACTTTAGCGCTAAGTATTTGAAAGAAATATTAACGGCTAATGGTGAGTGTGATAGTGCTATCTTAAAGGTTAGTGATGCAGGATTGGCAACGATAGCATTTAGTAAAGATAATTTTACTTCAAACTATTATATGGTTGAAGTTAAGACAGCAGAGTAAATATGGATTATACACCTTGGAAATGGTATCAAAAACCATTCAATAAATACTATTGGAAAATGTGGTGGTGGGATTTTAAAGTAAAAATCGGATTAGAATCTGATATGGACTAACTATGATATACTATTCAAATGAAATGTTACCGAATAAATTAAGTAGCGATGGGAATATAATTCCTTATACAGGATTATATCAAATCTGTGGATTCATTGATAGTAAAATACTTATAACGACAAGAGATAAACAAATGGCAGATAGAATAGTTTATCTTTTATCAGAGGATGATAGAGTTAAAGAGGAGAGTTGGAAAAAGGAACGAGAGCGTGAGGAAAAGAAAAAATACAATTTAATCATAGACCAACATTACGATGAATATGGCGTTGGCTGGCAAATATCAGATAAACTTAAACATTGGAAGAAATATTATACCGACATGTTTTATTATACATTGCAATGTAAAACTGACGAAGACTTTGTAAAAGCATATGAATCTATTTGGTGGGATGAAAATAAAGACAAAAATGAAAGAGACTGATTATAAAGGGTTTTGTGAACATTACGATGCAATGGTTGAAGTGGGTTGTCCAATGGACAGAAAAGAATTAGTAAGACTTGCTAAAATATATAATACACCAATTCCCGAAGAATGGAATTATGTAGGGTATAGATAATATGGATACAAGAACAGGAGAAATTTATACGCCCGAACAGATGAAACTGATAGAAGAACTTGCTGAGAAAAAAGCTTTATATAAGACTCTCACGGAAAAGTTGGAAGCAATGGGCGCTAAAGACCTTCTTTCACATTTAAAACAAGTAAATATACCTCTTACAGAAACTCAAATAAAAAATATGAAGATTGAACCATATGATCCATGTCCGTGTGGAAGTGGAAATAAATTTAAATTTTGTTGTAATGGAAAAGAAAACGATTATAATAAAGCTATGGCAAAGTTAATAAAAAATTAATTATGTTATCAAAAAAATTAAACACAAACTATACTTTTTTCAACAAAAATGTGGATAATTCGTGGGATGGATATGTTTTGGTATTTGTTGGACAAGAAAAAATGGGGCCGATGATGTCAACTAACATTAAAAAGATGAGTGCAACATTAGTATTTTTAACACCCGCAGAAGCAGAATTATCCAAGAAAAATTATAGTAAAGTACTTCGAGAATTTTTAAAAGTAGTTAAATGTAAGGTAAGTATATAATATGCCATATGGTCCATGTATTCTGTGCGGAGCAACTAATTACCCATCCTCCTTTGGCGGCCCGCTGATTTGTCCTTCTTGTGATTGTGGAAATCCTCCACAGCAAAAACAAGAATATTTTTCCTTGTTTCCTGAAGCGAAATCAGATAGAATAATAGAGTTATTAGAGCAAATTAAAGATAAACTATGAATCATTTTGAGATAGAAGAACATGCAGAGGCAGAAAGTCAACACACTATATTTGTAGAAAAATATCGTCCATCTAAATTGGAAGATTATGTTGGAGACAAGGTATTTAAAGCAACATTACAATCTTTTATTGATAAGAAAGACATACCACACTTATTGTTTTATAATTCAAGTCCGGGCACAGGTAAGACTGCTGCTGCAAAGATACTTGTAAAGAATATTCCTTGTGATTATTTGTATCTTAATGCATCCGATGAAAATGGAATTGAAACAGTACGAACAAAAATTAAAGGTTTTGCTTCATCTGCTGGTTTTTATCCTCTTAAAATTGTTATATTAGACGAATGTGACCAGATTACGCCAGAAGGGCAGGGGGCACTTCGTAATTTGATTGAAACATTCTCTTTACATACAAGATTTATTTTAACTTGTAATTATATGGAGAAAATGATACCGCCGATTGTTTCAAGGTGTCAGACGCATAAAGTTGAATCACCAACAAAGAAAGAAGTAGCATTATTAGTTAAAAGTATATTGGATAAGGAAAGTATTAAGTATACCGCAGAAGATTTAGCATACATTGTAAACACTTATTATCCTGATATGCGAAAGGTTATTAATTTTGCTCAACAAAGTGTTGTTGAAAGTCAATTGATTATTAATCGACATAATATTGTTGAAACCGACACCAAATTGAAAGTCTTGGAATTGTTAAAGACAGCAATTAGCAATCCAACAACATTTAATACAATTCGACAATTGATTGCTGATGCTGATATAAGGTTTTATGATGAATATTATAAATTCTTATACGATAAGGTTGGAGAATTTGCGAAAGGTAAAGATGTCTTAGCAATTTTGACTATTGCTGAATATTTGTATCAATCATCGTTGGTAGTTGATAAAGAGATTACATTTATGGCTTGCATAGCAAGACTTATTAAGGAATTAAAATGAATTGGAAAGAAATACAACGATTATTAGAAATTGACAACGACAAACAAACTCTATTAATAGAATTAATGACATTTGTAAAAGCAAAAGGCCTTTGGGAAGAATTTGAAAAATGCTCGACCATTAAAATTGTGAAGGAATTAAAATGATAACCCGTGAAGAATTAAAAAATGTAATAGAAATTTTAACACGCCGATGCAATTTGATATGTACTGAAGACAATGCTACAGATATCATGACATATGATGAATGGATTGATAACATATTAGGGGAATTAAAATGATTTTTTGTTTTCATAACTGGGATTATTTTCTATATGGAAATCGGAAATGTATTAAATGCAATAAAAACCAATATTGGAAAGCAACAGCAAACCTGTCCGGCGGATTTGTTAATGGAAAGAGAAATCCCCGACCGGCCGTTCAGAAACTTATCATGAAGGAATTAAAATGATTAAAGGCATTGAAAAAATAACAAAGAAAGATTTGTTCGATTTGACATTGCAATACAAGCAGTCGAAGATTATTTACGGCGGAAATAAATTATGGCATTAAGCAATGTAGATCCAAATACTGGTATGGAATATGATTTCAGAGATTATTCTTCTATATCTAGTCCATATTCTTGTAATTCATGTTATTCTACACAATTTCATTGTGCAACGATGCCTGTAAATTATACATGTTATCCGATACCACCGAAGAAAGAAGAATTAAGTAAATTTCTTGGTAGAATGGTAATGTATAAAAATAAGACTTGGAAATGTATTGCAACAGCAAATGGTCGAATCTCTTTAGAAAGGAAAACTTTCTTTCTCCGACGAATGAAATATGATACTGCTTCGGTCTATGAATTGAGGATATTAATATGAAATTAAATCTTAAGCAATTAATAAATGAATTGAATATAGATCGGTCTATTGATCGAACGGCCAAATTTAAAAAAACCACACAAAAAGTTACAAAATATAATTTTGACATATCGGGAATAAACTATGTTATAGACTTTGTAGAGGCAGAAATGCCAAGTGGGCAATCCGTATTAGAGGTAAGTTTTAAAAATTTAACAGCCATAGAAAAATTAAAAAGTAAAAAACAACGAAACACAGAAAAGTTTTATCAAGACTTGGATAGGGCTAAATATGGACTGACGAATACAGGCAAATCAATGTTAATATTCAATGAAATTTACAATGCCGTTATAAGTTATATCGAAAAATACAAACCAGCATATTTTAAATACGAAGCGATTGAAGACAACAGAAAAAAATTGTATAATACTCTCTTGAAGCGTGCCGAAAAACAAACAGCATTGAAATTTAAAAGACTATATGTTGACCCCGAAACGGATTACAGACTTCCTTTTTCCCTGCTTGAAAGCCAACGATTTATCTATAAAATAGAATATTAAAATGAAACCTATAGACTTTAAAGATAGCAATCATAAATTTGCAGAGAAGCAAAAGGAATATATAACTTTACCCGGTTATATGGATGAAAATGGGATATTTATTTCTTGTTGGAAATTAACATTTTTTGAAAGAATAATAGTATTACTAAAAGGTAAAATATTTTTGTCCACGATGACATTTTTTAAACCACTACAACCACAAAGAATGTCTGTAAAATTTGAGGAGGAAATATGAATTTTAACCAAGGATTAAATTATAATAATATTGTTTTGACGCCAAATTTTTCGACATTACCGAGCAGAAGTCTTGCGGGTACATCTTTAATTTTTGGTAATAAAGTATTTGAATTACCTATTTGTCCGGCCAATATGGTTTGTTGTATCAGCACAGAACTTGCCTATTGGTTGAGCGAGCATAATTATTTTTATGTAATGCACCGTTTTGATGGTGAAACTAATAAGAAAGATTTGCGTTGGTTCATTGAAAAGGCTAATACGGAAATGTGGCATTGTATTAGTATTAGTATTGGAGTTCAAGAAGAAGATTATGAATTATTGTGGTGGATTAATGTACGAAACCTTCGAGTGGATTTTATTACGATAGATATTTCTCATGGCCACTGTTTAAAAATGAAGGAAATGTTAGAGTTTCTTAATAAAGAAATTAAATTTAAAAATAAAACATTTGTTATAGCTGGCAATATTGGCACGCGAGAAGCGGTTAGTGATTTAGAAATTTGGGGCGCAGACGCAACTAAAGTAGGATTAGCCTTTGGAAAAGCTTGTATAACTAAGAACAAAACGGGATTTGCTTCTCCAATGTTTTCTACTATTTTATTATGCTCTCAAAATTCTAAAAAACCCATTATCGCTGATGGTTCAATTAGTGAAAATGGGGATATAACAAAGGCATTAGTGGCTGGGGCAACAATGGTTATGGCGGGGAATATATTTGCGGCTTGTGTTGATAGTCCCGCCGAAAGTATTTATTCTGAAAATGGCAAACACATTGTTTCTAAAAAATATTTTGGTTCGGCATCTAAACGCAGTGGAAAAACTAAAAATATTGAAGGAACAGAAGTTATAATTGAATGTAATGATATGACTTACAATGAAAAATTAGAAGAAATTAAGCAAGATTTACAATCAAGCTTATCGTTTACTGGCCATAGTAATAAACTTGAAGACTTAAAAAGAGTGGAATGGAAAATTTTACAATGAAAAACATTTTAAACAGAAATAGAGTATACCTTGTCGGTCAAATGCAATACATCAAAGATGGTTCTGTTTGGCGTGATTATGTCGAAGCAGAATTAAAAAAGATGGGTGTAATTGTATTTAATCCATATAATCATCCATTTATCAATTCCGTGACGGAGGATAACAATGCAACGGCAACATTAAAGAGTCTTATCGCTGAAGGGAAATATGATGAATGTGCTGAAATTATGCGAAAGATTCGTGGCGAAGATTTACGTGTCGTTGACATTGCTGATTTTATATTTTGCTATATAGACCCGCTTAAACCGACCTGTGGGGCGTGGGAAGAAGTTTTCACGGCGAATCGCGCTAAAAAGCCTATATTTTTTGTAGCCGAAGGCGGAAAGGATGTTTGTCCTCTCTGGCTTTATGGTACAATTCCCCATAAATATATGTATAATTCCATAGATGATGCTTTGCAAATGCTTTGGGATATTAACAGCGGTGCAAAGCCTATTGATTCTTCCCGTTGGCGCATTCTCCGACCAGAATTCCTATAAATTAACCTACATAATCAATTTATTTCTGATATATATAGCTATAAAATATTAGCTGAACAAATTATTAAAGAATATGAATCCATATTCTGATGACATCATGCTATAGGCCTATTTGGCAGCAATTTTATATGTTATAATAATAATTTTCCAAATGATATACAAAGGCCTGTTGGAATAAAAGGAGAATTTTTAAAATAGTATCATAGAAGAATGTAGAACAATTCCACACAAATATATGTATGATTCCATTGATGATGTTTTGAATGTGCTTTGTGATATTAATAACGGAACGCGTGAAATAGATTCTTCTAGATGGCGCCTTCTCCGAGAAGAATTTAGATAAAATAAGTCATTATAATCATAAAATTTGTGATATTTATGATTATATGGCAAAACATGACTATAAAAAAATAGCTAAAAGACAATTTTTAAAAGAATATGGTGATATTGGTGGCGGAATGTATGGCGGTGGTGCTGCCGTTTCTGCTGGTTTTGTAAATCCTGGAATGGGTACTTTTAGCTCTCCTGATGCACGACAAAATCTGTCGGCTTTTGCAAATAACCATCCAACCATGCAATATCCTGTTGGACAACATAAAGTTGATTGGTTTAATAGTGATAAAGCTACAGGTCCATCCGAAGAAGATGTCCAAGAATTAAAAAACAAAGTTACTCCCGATGAGATTCTTTTAGGGATAGAATACGAACTTAAAAGACAATTTCATAAGAATAAAAGTAACGCAAAAGAAATCGTTGTACAGAATTTAAAAAAAGATCCGAAATATTATTCTAGTTTACATATGATGCAGATGAGCGATGAAAGAGTTAATGAGGAGAAAAAAATTGAAGATATGAAAGATAAAGCAAATATTAACGATAAAGGTGTAAATGTTGATGAGGTTAAGAAAATTGTAGAAGAAATGCTTTCAAAAAGAAAGAAAACACAAGTACCAATTGATGTAAAAATCGTAACTGCTTATAATGATAGCATTGATAGAAAAACCAAAAAGCGTTGGACAGTTTAATAAACAGATTAATATGAATAAGTCGAAATATCATGTTGAGCTTTTACCAGCAGAAGAATATTATAAAAATAAAGAAAAGGTAGGTGCTCATGCTATTGGTTGGGTTGTTTTAGTCAATGGTCAACCTCATCATGAAACTACGGACGGATTAAGGGGGAAAAAATTAGCAATGGATTTTGCTGAACAATTCGGATGGTCGGAAAAATTAAATGAATCAGACTGGAAACAAGTTGGAATTGGTGAACCAAGTGATCCCATTATTGGTAATCCTGCTATGAAAGGCCGCCGTTGGCAAATAGACCCATACGGCAGTGGTAAATCTTTTCCAAAGATAAATAAATCCGCGAAAGCGTCCAAATCACTTACTTATGACAAATTTTATAGTAAACTTAAAGAAGTTATAGGGTCTGACACCGAAGATGTATTTTCTAGTCAAAGCAAAGCGGCAGGTATAGAAGAATTTACTACATTTTTTCAGGTTGCTAATAAAACTGACATCGAAAAATTTAATTTGTTGTGGGATAATGGTCACACAAGAAAAGCGTGGAGATTTATTTTATCTATTTTAAAAGCAGCTGGCAAATTAAACCTTCATGAAATTGTAGAGCCAGCAAAAGAAGAAGATGTGGATCCAAAAGAATTGAAAATGGGAATCGAATCGGAAATGGAGCATACTAATAGTGAAGGAGAAGCTAAAAACATCGCATTAACACATTTGGCTGAGCATCCTGATTATTATTCTAGAATAAAATCCGTTGGAATTCTTGAACTTATAACAGAAGATGTAAAAAGTGAGGACAATATGAAATTTAAAGACTATTACAGAGAAGAACTCAAGGAAGCCATTGAAAATGATAAGATTAAAAATCAATGCCCCTGTGGTTGTACACCAGAAGACATGTGTGATAACGCAGATGAATGTTTGTGTGAATGCTCAACATGTGGTTGTGGAAAGCGCAATACCGAACATAGTCTTGATGAAAAGAAGTGGATTCAAGCCGCTGTCCATCCTTCCCGAAAAGGTATGCTCTCGGGAAAATCAGTCGCTGACCTTGAAAAGATGAAAGGAAATTTAAAAAAGAGAAATACTCCGAAGAAAGAAAAGGGCGAAAAAGTTCCTCACAAGAATAAAGTAGCAATGTCGCAGATTAATTTTGCTTTGCGCGCTAAAAAGCACAAACTAACTGAAGCGGATAATTCCAACCTCTTTATGAAAAAAGGTCAAAAACTTTTTGCTTACTTTACAAGAGTCAAGAAGTTTCTTGAAGTAACATTACTCAGGGACAGTGATAAAGAAGGTTGGGCATTAGCTGAATTTATAAATCATAGGTCTGTTGTGGTAAATGTTCGAACTAAAATAGGCTATGTAGAAGATCCAGGCCGTGATACATTGCCATATGGTGTCGCAGAAGCTCTTGCTGAAGCGAATCGTGATAGTAAATTTGGCGCACCAGCAAAAAAGGGTTCAACAATAAAGGGTAAATCGGGGCCTGGTCAAGTTGCTGAAGATAGACAAGAAACGCCTGATGAAAAGGAGATTTGTCCAGAATGTGGGAAAAAGGAAGTCACAGTGACCTTTGAACAGGGTTATCAGGAATATCCAGGCGCATCACCTCAGGCACCTACTACGTTCCGTGAATGTGGCGCGTGTGGTTGGGATGAACTCACTAAGGGAAAATTCGATATGGACAACGCAATCGGCTTGGACGGTCAGCGGGCATAATAAATGAAATATTCAGATTTTTACAATTTAAAAGAAGCGCCGATTGATGATAATTCCGATGACTTACGGAAGCCTACTGGTGCTCCTCTAGCCATTGGTGAGCATGAGTCTGGAGGTCCCATAAGTTTAGATGTAAACGATCCAATTCCATGTGAATCTACCTATGATGAAAAAGTTCCTGGAAAAGTTCTTTGGCCTGACGATCCAACTCTTGATGAATCTGAATTTCCTGCTAGAAGTTTATATCCAAATGCTAAAGGCGACGAAAAAATTCGCGTTAATAATTTAAAACTAGCAAAAGAGTTAATTACTATTCTTGATCAATTTAAAGGTATTCGTGGCGCAAAGACAAAATTATATCAGTTGAAATTAAATGGTATGCCAATAACATCCACTGTAATTAAATCTATATATTTTGGTCTTAGACAATTTTCCGATGCAGAAACCATTGCAGTAAAGAAACAACTATTATCTAATCTTAAAAAGATATATAATAAATCAATAAGTGATTGTTATTCTAAGGATGATCTTTTAGAAACTTTAACATTAAAGAAATATGAGAATGATTTGGTTGTAGTATCTGATTTAGAAGGCAGAAAAGAACAATCTGCAGAAACATTTAGACATAAGAATGAATTAAAGAAGGCGGGGTTTAGATGGGATGGAAAACTAAATTCGTGGGTTGTATCGACAGAAAGATTTCAAGATGCACAAAAAACCATTGCCAAAATAAACAAAAAGCCTCTTGAAGTAATTATAAGCACTCTTGATGATCTTCCAGAATTTGTATTAAATGCTGATAATATATCAAAAAAACAAGAATTGGCTGGACAAATTGAATCATTTGTGACCGATTTAAGTAATGAAGTAGATGAAGCTGCCGCCTCTGAGAAAGTTCGAGCATTTTTTGAGTTTAATCGAAGATTTAGAAATTATAGTATAGTTAATACCTTTTTAATTTATTTACAAAAGAATAATGCTACAAGAGTTGCTGGTTTTCATGCCTGGCGCGTAAAATTTCATAGAAATGTAAAGAAGGGTGCAAAAGCAATATCAATTTTTGCTCCACAAACATATAAAGAGCGTGATGATAAAGTTGAAGATGGCGATCTTGACGCAGAAGTTAGACAACGCCGTGTCACGCGCTTTATAGCAGTAAATGTTTTTGATGTATCCGACACAGAACCGATTGATGCAAGCGGTGAGCTTCCCGTAGAACCACAATGGTATGGAGAAAACACTCCGAGTGACATTGCGGAAAAAATATACACTTATAGTGAAGAATTATCAAAGGTATTGGGTATTAATATAACAAGAGATGTATCGCATCGAGGAGAACGAGGATTTTCAGCTGGTGACCATATTAATATAACAAGTGGTGTTGAGGGGGTTGGTAAAGCTGCAACGATGGTTCATGAAATCGCACACGAATTGATGCATAAGAGTGAAACTTCATTATTTTATGTGGGAACAGATACAACACGGGAACAAAAAGAATTACAAGCAGAATCTATATCTTATGTAGTATTAAGGCATTACAATTTACCTGTACAACACCAATCTACTTATTTGGCATTATGGAAGGCTGATAAAAGTGCGGTGCAATCCAATCTCGAATTGATTAAAAAGGTATCCAATTTTATTATTGATGAAATTGACAAAATAGCTGAAAAGGATGAAAAGGCTGCTATTAATAAACCAATTGGCACTAAACCGATTGATGTTGATAAGCAGACTTTAACGGAAGGAGCAAGGGGAATGGCTCTTGCTGGATTAGTTGGTGCTAGTTCTATGATTTCTTATCCACAAACAATGTTTGCTAGTGGAAATGTTCCAACTTCCATGGCATCTAATGAAACGCGTGGTATACGAAATAACAATCCTGGAAATATAAAAACATCAAAAGATAAATGGCAAGGCCAGACTGGAAACGATGCGGTATTTGTTAAATTTGATTCTCCTGAGAGTGGTATAAGAGCTATTGCAAAGATTTTAAAAACATATCAAGCAAAATATAATATTCATAGTATTGTTGATATAATTGCTCGATGGGCACCACAAAAAGAAAATAGAACAGATAAATATACTAATTTTGTGGCTCATAAAGTAGGTTTAGATAAAAATGTAGGAATTGATATTCTTAAAGACAAAGATATGCTAAAAAAGATTGTAAAAGCAATCATTGAATTTGAAAATGGTAAAAACCCTTATTCAGATTCTATTATTACCTCTGGAATCAATAAATCTTAAAAAAATCCTTCTTAAAGGATAAATAATGATTATAATAAGTTGTTAATGTTGTGTAAGTGTTATATATTACTACATATGAAATATTATTTAGTAGATACAACACAATCAACAGACCCACAGTTTTTTAATAATGTGGCAGACCTCGTTAAACATCTCGAAGGTACAGTTCAACGAAAGTTTAGACTAACACGAAAACAATACATGCAAAATCTAATTGATTTAGGTTATGGCTATGATGATCCCGAAGGCGCTACATTTGCTTCAAGCATGGGTGAAACTTTCTCTATGGGTTCTTATCAAGACGGAAGATTAATCCGTTCAAACATACATGAAACCAGTAGAAACACCAAGTATCAGAATGAATATGGAAATTAATTAATTAGTTGTTAATATGATTAATTTAAATGTTAAATGGAGCGAGCCATGCAAAATAAAAACAAAGTATGGTGAGCAATATCGAAGAGAATGGTTAATACCTGCGGGGTATCGTTCTATTTTTTTTGATTATTGGCGTTTCAATTCTTTTAAATTAAAAGATAAGGGTTATGGGGTTTATAAGAAAGATAAAGATTGGTTTTTGACAGAAAGCAAAGTTGCACTGCATCATTTTGAAGAATATAAAGATACGGCACCATCCTTAGAAGAATCTGATTTTATCTTGTTACCAAAAGATGTTAAAGATGTAACGGGATTAAGACCTTGGCAAATTAATTCAGTTGGTAAAATATGTGCTGCATTAGAAAAGTGGGATTGTGCTATAGATGGTTCTGATTTAGGAATTGGCAAGACATATATTGCTTGTGCAGTTGCGCGTGAGCTAAATATGGATATTCTTGTGGTTTGTCCCAAAGCGGTAATGGAAACATGGCGCAGAGTAGTTTGTAATCATTTTAAAATGAAGAGTAAGTTGAAAGGAATTATTAACTATGAAATGCTTCGAATAGGCAAAGCAGAATCGGATATTGCCTCTTACATTAAAAACAAAAAGACCCATAAAGAAGAATTTATTTGGAAAATACCCAAAGAGACATTAATTATTTGGGATGAAAGCCAAAAATTAAAAGGTAGTAATACTCAGAATAGTAAAACTTGTTTGCATGCTTTAAAACAAGAATATAAAATGTTATTTTGTAGTGCAACTAATGCCACAAATCCTTTGGAACTAAGAACGGTGGGAATGTGTTTACAATTGTTTAAAAATGGAAAGCAATACTATCAATGGTTATATTCTCATGGAGTTGATCGGGGTAGATTTGGATTACAATTTAACAATAGCAAAGATGTATTGAAAAAATTACATAAAGATATATTTATTGATAGGGGTGTTCGACTTACAAGAGATACCATTCCTAATTTTCCCGAAAGTGAAATTATTGCCGAATGTTATAATATGGAAGAAGAATCCACCAAACAAATTAATGCTCACTATGATGAAATGTATAAAGAGCTTGCGAAGCTTAAAAGAAAAGAAAAATCCGATAAGGCAAGTGAATTAACTGCAATTTTGCGGGCACGACAGAAGATAGAATTGGTTAAAGTACCATTATTTATAGATATGATAGAAGAAGGTTTAGAAAATGGTATGAGTGTAGTAGTATTTGTTAATTTTACAGAAACCATCAATGCACTTGCAAAAAGATTGAATACAAATTGTATAGTTAATGGTTTAGTGTCAGATGTTAAACGCATACAAAATGTTGATAATTTTCAAGATGACAAAGAACGCGTTATTCTTGTAAATATACAGGCCGGCGGTTCTGGACTTAGTTTACATGATATTAATGGAAAATATCCACGCCTTAGTTTGTTATCACCCAGCTATAGTGCAATATGTATGCGGCAAGCAACAGGTAGAGTTTGGCGTGACAGTGCAAAAAGTAAAAGTGTTCAAAAAATTGTATTTGTTGCTGATACTGTTGAGGAAAAAGTTTGTGAATCTGTAAATGCTAAATTAAAAAATTTAGATTTGTTAAATGACGGAGATTTATCTTTATGAAGAAAAACCCAATAAAAAAGATTGATAAAGTAGCCACTAACATAGCGGTTATTAAATTAATGAATGATACATATGAAGTAGAATTGAATGTATTGCAGCCAGATGATGATATTCTATTAGAAGCGTGTACTAGACTATTAGAAAACCATATAAAAAATAATAATTTAAATGTATCTCCGTTTATGGAAGCTAAATTAAAAAACGAAGAAGAAACGCATTTATACAATACATATAAAGTATTAATAAATGGCGCATTCCACAAATATGCTGAAAATTTGCGTACGTCATTTTTGCATGTATGGAATGTTGATTTAAGTCAAGAACCAATTAGATCAAAAGAAATATGGAAAACGAAAACCAAGACGCTTTATTAAAACAATTATTAAAGCAGGTATCAGAATTATCAGGAAAAGTGCAAGAATTGGAAACTCTGAAAAGAGATTTACCAACATCTGCCCAACTGTACCAACAACTTAATCCTCAATCTGGTTCTTTATTTAACATTTCACCATTTCCAGAAAAGCTAAAACGGGGAAGAGGTTCAAGGCCGCCATTAGAATCGGATATTTTAGCTGCTCAAGATAAATCCCGAAGTGCTTCGGAAACTGCTAGAACTTTAAATATTTGTTATACAACATATAAAAAGTATGCGAAACTATATGGGGTCTTTGAGAAGAAAATCAACAAAACAGCTAAAGGAATACCAAAGACACCAAATCCAAATAAAGGAAAATATCCTTTAAATGACATACTTGCTGGAAAATACCCAGATTATCCCATTTTTCGTCTAAAAGATAAATTAATAAGAGCAAAAACAAAACCAATGGCTTGTGAGCAATGTGGATTCTGTGAACGAAGAATAACCGATGGGAAAATACCATTATTATTAGTATTTGAGGATGGAAACAGCAAAAACCACAAATTAGAGAATATGAAATTGTTTTGTTATAATTGTTCATTTACTTCGGGTAAAATTTGGTCTAGATTTACTGATAGAAGCAAATGGTTGAACAATCCTGATAGAATTTTAGGAGCATCAAGAGACACGAAACAGATTTGTTAATGATATTTATTGCATCATGAATAACAAAATAACACATTTATTAAATTCAATGGAAATCTTGGATACATTCAATATTTCAAAAAAGGTTTCCAATACGGACATAACCAAATTGAAAAATAAAATGATTGGTGATTGTTCTACACGATTTGAGTTGCAAGAATTATTAAAAGAAGAATTGATTAATGAAACAGATAAATATCTGCAAACGCATTACATTCCTGGTTTATTAACACCTAATAAAGGTCCAAATCGACCAAATAATCAGCCATCAAGGCCTACACAAAAGCCAAAGAAGCGGATTAATGTAAAAAGTGAAAAATTTGTAAGAGTTAAATTCAATGCTGAAAACTTAGCAAAAACATTAAATGAAAATAAATTAGATAAAGAAGAAATGTTGTTTTTTGTTATATCTTTGGTGAATATGTTAGAATTAAGTGAGGATGATTTTGATGCGTTTCATAAAAAAATGGAGAGCGACGACGACTTTGAAGAAATGGACGACGACGACTCTCAACAAATTAAATAAAAACAAAAGAGGTTATATGAAAAATGTGTTACTTACACAGCAAATTATTTCTGTGTGCAAAAAACAAAATAAACCTGTTGTATTCATAACAGGCGTAACAGGTCAGGATGGTAGTTATATGGTAGATTACTTATTAAAGAATTATCCAGACAGATTCTTAATAGTTTGTGGAGTAAGGCGTAATAGTTCTTTAAATGATATAAACATAAAGCATGTTTCTGATAAAGATTATTTTTTGACATATTTTGACCTAACTGATTCTGGTAATATAAATTCGCTAATAGAAAATATTAAACCTGCTTATTTTATAAATTTTGGCGGCCAAAGTTTTGTCGGAACCAGTTGGGATTTAGCAAAGCAAACATTTGAAACAAACGCAATTTCAATGATTTCCATATTGGATGCAATAAGAAAATATTCACCGACTACAAAATTTTATCAGGCGGGAAGTTCAGAAGAATTTGGAAATGTAGAATATAGTCCACAAGATGAAAAACACCCATTAAAACCACGCAGTCCTTATGGAGCAAGTAAAGCCGCAGCACGATTATTGCTAAAAACTTACAGAGAAAGTTACAATTTATATGCGGTTGCTGGTTGGTTGTTTAATCACGAATCGGAACGGCGTGGACCTGAATTTGTTACTAGAAAAATAACAATAGGTGTAGCAAAAATTGATAAAGATATAAAAGCGGGCAATACCATCACCACCATTAAACTTGGAAATATAAACACCCAAAGAGACTGGTCACACGCTGAAGATATGGTAGATGGTGTCTGGAGAATGTTAAATCAAGAAGTATATAATAAAGAACTGGGTTGGATTGGAGAATTTGATGGAATTGAAACTTTAATTTATGATGCATCTAAACACATCAAAGATTATGTTCTTGGTAGTGGTGAAACACATACAATTAAAGAATTTGTAAAATTAGCATTTCAAGCAGCAGGTTATCTTGGAAATTGGCATGAATTTACAGAGGGAGAAGAAGTATTTGTGTTAGCAAGTAATGATATGATTGTAGTGGAAGTTGATAAAAAATTATATCGTCCTGCCGAAGTAAATCATCTAATTGCTGATAACACTTTAGCAAAAGAAGAATTGAGATGGAAGCCACAAGTTTCATTTAAAGAATTAGTAAGTAGAATGGTTATTAACGATATAAACCTTATAAAATAAGGAAAATTTACCACAACCATAATATATATTTGTAGAAAGATAAGGAAAAAATTATGAAAAAAATGATGTTACTAGTTGCAATTTGTATAATAATGTTTTCAAGTGTTATTATGGCCGATACAAATTCTCCAGAAGTTGTTGCAAGTACCAATACCACCGATACTGCCAAAATAGCTGTGCCAGGCCTTGGTGATTTATTTAAGATATATTTTGATTTGGCTTTAGACTACATCGCAACAAATGGAGTTATGAGCGTTGGTTATGGTATAAGTGCGGATTCACACATACACGGTACATTAGTATCTACATCTTTAAAGCTTGATCAACTATCATTTAATATACATAAAACATTAGTAACGCCTGGAATAGAAAACGGTGTATTATTTAATAGTAAGCCGGGTGGAGTTGATTATCATTTAGTGGGTGTTAATGTGTTAATACATTGGTTTCGAGCACCACCATGGGTTGAAACTCTTCAAAGTAAACCGGTTCTTAAATCTGTAATATTTCCTAAATTTAGTGAATGGTATTTTCAACCAAGTGCTGACTATCCTTCCGATAAATTTGTAAATGGACAATTTTATTCTAAATATATTATTATTGGTATAAAAGGCGGGTGGAAATTTAACTAAAATGTTATTATCTGAAATACATCCGAGACAATGCGATATAGTGTTTGTGCATTCTTACCACATACCAAGCGCGACAGTTCGGTGGTGGACAAATAGTTTATTTGACCATGTTGAGATTGTCGTGGATGATGCTACATCAATTGGTTCAAGGCCAAGGGGAGGCGTACAAATACATCCTTTTTCTGTTTTTGATAATAGAAAAATATGCGATTGGACTTTAATGCGTTATAGTGGAAATTTGAGTAAAAATACAAAGAATGGTATTATTAATTTTGCAAAATCTCAGATTGGTAAACCCTATGATTGGTATGGAATTTTAGGCATTGCTATTAAGAAAAACATAGAAAAAGAAAGCGAATGGTTTTGTAGTGAATTTGTAAATACTGCATTTTTCAAGAATAATGTAACTCTAATACCAAGAAAATCATCAGGCTTTGTTGTACCAGAATTATTATATCAATCCCTTGCTTTAGACCTAATATACACTACATTTTAATAGGCATCTTACAAATAAAATGTTATATTCAAAAATATTAACTATTTATATGTATAACATATGTCATTAAAAATAAGCGAGTTTACCGACCAAGATATTTCAGGAAGTTCCGACTATATTCCATTTGTGCGTTACGATAGTGGTTCTTCTTGCTTTCAAAGTTCAAACTACAGAACATTAGTATCAAAAATTACTGCTTCTTATGCTTTAACTAGTTCGTTTTCGATAAGCGGAGGCGATATAGATGTAATAATAGATGGACAAGGCATCTGCTCAACTCTGCGTACTGGTAGCGGAAATTCTTCTATAGGCGATTATTCAGCAGTACTCGCCGGACAAGGAAATACCAGTGATGGAATGAATTCATCAGTATTAGGCGGCCGAGACAATCATGCTGATGGTTGTTATTCTACATTAGGTGGTGGATGGAATAATAGTGTTGTTGGTTGTTTTTCAACAGTAAGCGGTGGTTATCAAAACACAGGTAGTTCCGATTTTTCAACAATAAGTGGTGGTTATTGTAATCGCATTTGTGCTGGTGCAAATCTATCAACATTGGGCGGCGGCTATAATAATGTTATTAATGGTCAATATTCAACGATAGCTGGTGGGCGCCAAAATGTTATTTCAAATCAGGATGGAACAATTGGCGGCGGTAAAAGTAATACTGTCAGCAATTTTTATGGAACGATAGGTGGTGGAACGGGTAATACAGTTTCCAATCGTTATTCTGTAATTGCTGGAGGTTGTAATAATAATACCGATGGGCAATTAAACTTTATTGGTGGAGGATTTAATAATCTCATACTAACTTCTAGTCTTTCCGTTATCGGCACAGGATGTAATAATGTTATAGATGCGGATACTGGTTGTTATAATGGAATTTTGGGTGGTTTTAATAATTGTATTCTTAATAGTTGCAATACATTCATTATTGGAAGTGGTATAACCGCAAATGCTATCAGTGATTTTACTCTCTTCAATAATATATGTGTTTGTGGTATAGCATGTGGCTCAGGTTTTAATGCGGTAACTGTAAATTGTGGTAGTAACAGTATTATGATGCCCGGTTCAGGCACCAATTCTACTTTAAGAGATTGTAGTGGTAATGAAGTTACAGGCGATTATAGTTCAACTTTAAGTGGTCGGTATAATAAAGCATGTTCTAATTGTGCTACGATTGCCGGCGGCCAATATAATTGCACATGTGGTACAAGTCTTGACGCAGTAATTGGTGGTGGTTGGAACAATGTTATATCTAATGGTTCGGGAAGTGGAATATTTGGTGGTAATAACAATTTAATATCAGGAAATACTGACACATTCATTATTGGTAGTAATTTAACTTCTAATGCTAATTGCACTACTTATATGAATAATTTAGTTGTTGCCGGTAATATAAGTGCATCAGGAGCATTCACAGCATCAGGTGTATTCGGAACGGCATCTTATGCATCCAACGCAATAACCGCATCATATGCAACAACCTCATCATATTCAGTACATTCAGCAACCGCAAGCTATTTTGATATATCAACATATAATACTCTTTATACAAAAGTATTAAATTCAACACAAGATAGTCCTTCTGGGGTATTTTGTTATCCAACAGATTTAAGACACACTTTGCCTTCTGCAGGAACATATATTATAGATGGTATAATTTATTATTATCAATATACTGCTGGAGGAGATGGTACATTTACATTTTATCCTAGCGCAAATATTACAAGTGGTAATTTTTATCTTGGCGGTTATAAAACCGACGATGGAAATTCTGCTTACCATGCAGGAGCCGGTGTCACTACACAAGTAAAAGATTCATTGTTTTTTGATACTGCAGGTGTTCAAATAAAATTTGCAGTAAATACCACCGATGTAAGTTCTGTATTACGTGCAACAGTAAGAGTATCTGCACCGACAACGATGTGCTTTGGCTTTAGAGGCGATGCATCTAATTGTTTAACTTTGTGCTGTAATAGTTATATAGGATTCCAAAAAATCGCTTAATATATAAGGAAAAATATGCCAATAATTTCAACAAATCCAGTAACAGTAGCGGCCACTGTCGAAAAAACATATAATATTATATGGTATGATAATATTAACATTCAAGCATTCGATAAGGGCGTTGGAGGTAAGACGCGAGCAAGTATTACTCTAAGTAAAGTGATGCAAAATCCAGATGGCAGCTATGAAACTGCTCCACGACATCCACCTAAATCAGGCGGAACTATGATTATAGATGATGTAGATACATTAGTGAAAGAATTTGAAGCACTCCCTATAACTTTTATAATTGACGAGAAAGGTAATAAATTAACAGGATTTCAAGCGGTTGTAGCTGCACTTTTAGCAGTCATTAAAATAAAAGCAGAAAAAGAAGGTATTATTTAAACAAAAACAAAGGAATTAAAAATATATGCATATTACATCTTCAACTGAAACAATCGTCGAAGCAATGTCTGAGATGTGTTACTCTGATATTTGGTTTGATAATATAAGTTTTCAAGGATTCAATCCAGTGTCGGCTGATACGACTAGAATTGTCGCAACTGTATCTAAAATCTGTTGCTGCGATGACTTGGGTGGTTCTATAACAGGTAGTTATCCTGTTTGCCCACACAATATGGCAAAATCGGGGGGAACAATTGTTATTCCAAATGTAACTGACCTGATTAACAAATACACTGCTTTGTCTGCATCATTTTATGTTAATGAGAATACAACTCTAATGGGATTTGAAGCAGTTATAGAAGCACTATTAACAGTACTTAAAACTGAAGCGGAAGCGGAAAATATTATTTAAGCAAAGTGGGCCGATGCACAAAAAGCCGCTTTAAGAAATTAAAGCGGCTTTTCTTTTTATCACTAATTATTTATCTTTCATAAACAATTCCCAATCGCGGTGCTTTGCGTCAACAATTAATTTATACATCGGCATCGGTGATGGTGCAATAGGCTCACGAATCAACTTATAGCCGATTTCATTGTTTAGTTTATTGCCCTTTTTGGTATTCAATGTTTTATCACACAATACAATATTTCTCCAATCATCCGTTGAACCACCTCGTGAGACTGGTATAACGTGGTCAAGACTTGCATTGTCTTTGTGCAACTTTTTACCAGTATATTGGTCAATGCCTTGGTCACGATGCCAAACAGTCGATTTGGTTGGCTTCTTATTAAACTTCTTAATAGGCATTTTTGCATAGTTTACCGAAACGATTACTGTTGGTACACGAATTTTGCTGTTGGGTGTACTAATAAATAAATCCCATGAACGCACAGGCAATTTAATCCATTCTGTCCATGTGACAGGATTTACAAGTAATGGTTGTTTCTTTAAATCAGGATTTCCAGCTGCGTCCAATTCGTATTCAATATCCAAAGCCAAATCAGTTGGTTTACCATCACCATTAAACGCACCTGACCCGCAGAGTGCAATAACCGCATCTTTAACGGTCTTTTTGCCAACTCTCTTCCATTGGTTGTTTAGACACAAACACAATTCTTTATTTGCAATATTACTCATAACTTTATAATAATACCGACTTTTATAAAAAAGTCAAGAGGTATTTTTAACGATAGACATAAGTAGTTTTTATACTACCTTTTATGGCTTTTGGGGGTTTTTCGGATGGGATAGACCAATTAATAGCCTCCCAGTTATCTTTAAAATTGTCACTCCAGATGTTTCTAGGGCTGTCACCCTTCCCAGCCGTACTTTTGGGTGTACCAGCCTTATTTTGGGTTATAGGCGGCTCTGGGGTTGTCGATTTTATTGGTGGTGGTATAAATTCTTTCATATGTTAATAAATACCACCATGCTTTTTAACATCCCATGTTCTAAGATTTAAAGAATCAACCATAAATTCTAAAAATTCTCGTGAATTCATATCTATAGCATTTTTGTATTCGTTCATGTCACCACCGCCCATATTATACGGATGGCCGCAACGTGATGGAAACAAATGATCTTTAGCTATTTTTCGCCATTCATCTTCGCTATATATTGGATTTCTCCTAAATAAAGTCCAATGCTCTTTATCTTCACCACTATGTTGCGTAAATTCTACAAAGTAATATGGGAAATCATAATTGTCATTAATGTAAGGCGGATAAGATTCTATTTTCATTTTTGTTCTCCGAAAATTTTGTCCAAAAGTTTAGTTTCTTTGCTAGTTATTTTACCAAATTCTTCTATTAATTTTTTCTTTAAAAATTCCTCAGATGGCGCCGTGCCATTTTTTTCTGCTTCTTTAGCCAATTCATATAAACCATCACATTTTTCACAACCACCGGCATTACAAGTTGTGCCATGGCATTCACAATCATAATGATATGAACGGCACTCACACAAGTCACACCAAAACCAATTTTCTTCTTTTAACTCTTTCATATTAATATTATCTGGTCAAAACCTTCTTGCTGACTTGGTCGAACATACTTTTGTAACATTCTATCTATAACATCCTCGGGGACTACCCTACCACCCGCAGCCCCGCGAATCTTTTGACGGCTCATCAATAAATCTTTACTGCGTTCCATAACATATGCAATTAATGTAGCATTATGTTTCTTTGCAATCTCCACCCAGCTTTTTCTGTCTTTTGCATTTAAATTGGTAGCATCAATAATTACATTTTTACCCTTAGCCATTTCTGTGTCGGAATTACGCTTCATTATGGAAAACACTTGCGGTGTTACGCTTTGGTCATCTTCATTTCTTCCAATAATACCACGAAGCTTATCACTACTAAATAATACCGCATCAGGATGAGTAGATTTAAATTGTTCGATGTAGGTGCTTTTACCCGCTCCTGATATTCCTACGAATACATACATTATTGGTTTATTATTCATATTACATTTTTGGTCCACTTGGAAATATAATGGAAATTCCATCATCTTCATTATCTTCCCAATCACTTACATCTCCATCCATAAATAATCGGATATTATTAGTTTTAACATCACTTTCTTCAATATCATTTTCTTCGATTGGTTTTGTATTATTCATAATTACCTCATTATTATCTTTGCATCTGTCAATACACCATCTTTAATGTTAATTAGATATTGGCCACTCCAATCCGCTGTCAATTTTTCATTGGAGTGGTAGATTAATTCATATATTTTATCCCATTTTCGACTGGGTTCAATAAATGAGGCTTTCCAATTAATATACATTCCTTCAATGATTTGGTATCGTGATACACAAACAGGACAGCGTGATTCTCCTGTTACCTTGTAATCATTTTGCATTGCTTTTTCTAAAGCGGATGGGTTTAAATTAGATTTTGTTGTTTGCACCTTGCGGAAACAGACACCACTAGCATTAACATTTTTTGCATATTCCAAGAAAGTAAAAATGTCATCTTTATTTTTTAGTAAATTGTCTGTAAGAACGCAATTAAGCATTACTGGTTTGCCTCTCTTATTGCATTCTACAATTATTTCTTGAAGAGCGAAGGTATTTGGAATATCTTTATTTTTAAATACACCTTGATTGATTTCATCGTCATAGTGATGTCGGCTGATATTGACGGCTGTAACAACATTAAAATTCTTTAAATTGAAAAAGTTATTGGATAGGCCATTTGTGGTTAATATTACTTTTTTTATCTTCGGGGCATCTTTTAGTATCCCAAGAATTTTATTAAGGTGAGGCGATAGTGTTGGCTCACCACCCGTAATACTTACTTGATTGAAATTGTCTGGTAAATTATAAAGAATATCTTTGAGGCCTTTAAAATATGTCTTTTCATTAATTTTGGTTAATTTGTTTTTGAAACAAAATGAACATGCACACAAGCAAGGTTGTGGAAGAATTATTGAAAAATTAGGATTCTCAATTGTCTCCAATCCTTGTTTTGGAAATTCTTCATCAAGAACGGATTCAACAATCTGTTGAACTTCTCTGCGTGTAACATTCATTTTAATGATAATTTAGCAACCCCAGCCAAAATAATAACAGCTATTTGATGGTTCTGTGCTGCCAAGACGCTTTCCGGTAACTACGCTGTAATATCCGCCCCGCTTATCCTTTTTGACTTTCGCTTTTTTACTTTTTACTGCTTTAACAACATCCTTGGCGGTTGTTTTATCTACTTTCTTACCCTTGTTATAAACATTGAAAGTATAAGATTTAGCGCCGGACTTCGTTGATGTTTCCGACATAACTTCCTTGACAACGCCTTTAATAAATTTTCTTAATTCTTTATCATCCATATAATATTCCTTGTTAATTAATAAATATCTGTCTTTTCACCAAATGTTATGTAGTTTTCAATATATTTTGTGATATTCTCAGATCCAATTGGATTCATTGTATGCACATAATATACTGGAAAAGGTAGATTTTTATCCATACAATATTTGACTAACCATTTTGCGCATTCATAGCCGGTCTTTTCTTTGAAAGTGCCGTCGGTGTAGTATTTGTTGTAATGTCTATCACGATTATACATTGACGGTCGATAATGTTCTTGAGCCAAGTCATGATCAAATGATATAATTTCTGGTATACCATTTTTCATAATGGTATCCACAAATTCTATGTAATTTTTTACAATTGTCCAATTGACATCAGGCAATTTTATCCATGTCACATCTTTTGGTTCACGCACGTCATCAAGAAATAAGTTATATTTCATTCTGCCCACATTATTTGTGATACTCCAACTTGCATACCATAACTATTATATTGATTCTTTATGACGATGTTTTCTTTTGTACCGCGATTAAAAAGGGCTATATCAGTGCTCATAAAATTACCAAATTCAGTAGATATTACGACACATCTTGATGTTTTAGAAATTTCTACAGTTTTTGGAGTTACAAATTCTGTTCGTTGTGGCACTACACAAGATAACATTCCAAATCCTAAAATTGTAGAAACAACTATAAGCACAATGCCAAATATAAATGTATTACTATCCACCAAATCTTTTTTGTCACCTTGCCATCTTCGATAAATTGCTGGCAATAGGAACAAAAATCCAAATGACACTGCAATTGTACTTCCAATTAGTATTCCACTCATAATTTTATTCCTTTTTTGTAGTATTGATAATTATATCAATTTTTTGCAGAATGTCAATCTTCATATTTCACCCAGCAGTTATTATAATTGTGCCAATGACGAAAATCGTATATACTGAAAGTAAACCATATTCCTATTAATTCAAAGGTAAAGTGAAAGCCGGCGTGGTCAACATGTTTATCCCAACGAATTGAAAATTCAAACCAACACCAAAATTTTTTATTAAAACCACACTCCGTTTCAAGACCTTTGTGCTTGCTCAGTTTTATAAAAACCCCGTGTTTCCAAAATTTCATATTAATATTAGCTAGTAGAAACAGTCGTTGTTATTTTACCATAATCAGAAAGTTTTTTCTGCGACAATCCAATCGAAGAGATTTGTTTTTGGTTGATAAGAATGTTTATTTTTTTATCGCGGAGATAAGGAATTTTACTCCACCATGGTGTACCATCAGACATAGCACATTCACCATCTATATCATCTACTTTAACATTAAGGCCAAACTTCGTAAGATAATCAGCAATAGCTAAACTTATCAATGTTTTCCCACTGCCCACTCGACCAGCAACAGTAATTATTAATTCTGGTTCTTTGTTTTTCATATTATCTATCTCCCTTAAAGCAATTGTCAGGGTTAACTCGACAAGATTGTGGTGTATCTTTTCCCGTAAATCCAAGATATGTTGCTGTTACTTCCTTGCCAATCCAATCCTTTTTATTCTTTAATATTTCTGCTCGCTGTTCGTAATTGCCCGTAAATACGCCGTCGAATATCTTGCCATTTTTCATTTTCAAGGTGACGGCATATGCTGCTCCCGCCCAATTTCCGGTGCCATCGGTAATGTCAAGGATTTCAAACTCGTCATCATCTTCGGGCTTTACCTTCAACAGATTTGCACTGCGCTTGTGTTCGTATTCGCCGTCAATTTCACGATACATCGCACCTTCATAGCCATCGTCAACAAATTCTTGATACTTTTTGTATAGCTCATCAAGACTCTTAACGATTACATAATCAACAACTACGATATACTTATAATCTTTCAAAAGTTTCTTCAAGGCTTCACGGCGCTCTTTACAGCCTGTTTCTTTTGTAATGTCATCGAAACCATAACCATCATAAACATACAGCCGAATAATCTTTTCACTCTCTGCAAGCAATTCCGGTGTAATTTCCTTATCCTTCTGCTTACGCATAATACTCATTAACTGATTGAGCTTGTAGCGCCATTCGTGATTATAACCTTCACCATCAATAAAGAGTTTTGGATATTTTTTGAAAAGTGGTTCAAGAGACTTTGCAATGTGTGGAATGGTTCTCCACAATTCACCCTGGCGGGTGTAAGTTATTGCTTTCTTGACATTTACGCGGCCACCATTATACTTGCGGTCAAGCATTGCTGGAAAATGTAATTTCTTTAGTCTTTCCTTTAGCTTTTTAGCAAGCATCGGCTCGAGAAAGCCCGTATCATCAACGCCACCAAGAGTTTCTGAATATCCCGTTTTAAGCTGCTTTTCATACTTACTTTCGATTTCGGATGTTGCTTGCTCCGTTGGTGTCGTTTCATTTGCACGACCAACATTCTTGCCTTCAGCAATTGTCCAGTCGCTCGTAACAATCTTACCATCTTGAACACCAGCATTTGTTCGATATTTACCATCAGATTGTTCAAGCCACCAGATGCGAATTTTGTTTTTAGAATCACGACTATATAACTTTTTATATGCTTTATTCATACTACAAGTATACCACTTTTATAATAAATGTCAAGCCCTTATTTTAACTTACCAATAATGATGTTGGTATCATAAGACTTTTCATAGTTTGCACTTGAATGTAATTCATATAGTCAAAATAATTAATAGGCGTATCTATGTTAGGAATATAAAAAATTGGTGATGGTACAAATGCGTTACAACGTGGACAAAAATCATTATCAGATTTTAAATGACCTTCATTCTTACATTCTGTTTTATTTAACCAATTAATAAAATAAAATGTATATTTCAACAATTTAAGTTGCCACTTTGAATTTACATTGGTTTTAGTAGCAAGCCAAGTTAAAAAGCGCAATCTATTCATAGTTATTCTTCATAAGTCAATGTCATCTTAAATATACCTTTTGCAAAGCCATGTTCATTCTTGGTAAGTTTCTTTTCAAACTCTTCAATTGCCCAATTTATATCCGTTTCTAAGTCATATAGACTTTCATCACTATATTCTCTTTCAATAATTACTTGTTTCATATTTTATCCTCTCTGTATCTCCGCTGATGATGGATACATTGTCATACCCATTACATCCAAATCGACATATTCTCTAAATTTTTTATAAGGCATTTGTTGTAATTTTTTAAATGCTAAAATTTTAGCTATTTCCATGTCTTCCGCTTTTATCTTTAATTGTTTATGCCAAATTCCTGTATTAACATACCATGTATATTTCTTTGTAGATTTTTTCTTAATCATAAGCGCAAGTATACCACTTTTATAATAATTGTCAAGCTTTAACTTTGAAAAGGAAATATGGACAATTGAATAGCAGTGGATACATTAGAAATATAATCTGCTATTGTAAACATTATAACATTTGTGGGGGAATTATTTATATTTTTTATATTTTGACACATATTATCAGAAATATTATACCATGACGAACCGCTCCAATATTGAAATGCCCAACATATATTAGATTGTATTAAAGATGCATTAACTTGCCCATAAAAATTAGTACCGTTTGAATAAGTGCATATTATCGGCAAATTTGTTGGTAAGTTAGGAATAAAATTATTAACAATACATGGAATCAAATTGGTCTGTGATAAAACATAATAATTTGTATTAGTAAGTGGTGATAAAACGACGATGTTAAATATACAACTATTAATATTACCCAAATCATCACTAACAACAAAGGTTACTTTATTAGTACCTACTAAAAAACTAGTACCTGATGGTGGCGTGAAAATATTTGTGGTTTCATTTTCAGAGGGAAATCCGGCTAAATATCCTATTGTACCAGGAGGAGCAATTTTTATGATAGTGCCCGGACAACTGACCGATAATGTATTTGTAGAAGTATTTAGAAAAGCAATATTAGAATATTCAGAAAATTCATGAGAACGGACTTTATAGTAGTATCTTGTTCCATTAACAATATTAGTATCCTTATACCACCCCATTGTAGGCAAAACTGCCACTTGTGCCCATGCAGTAGAATCTGTTTTTCTACTAATACAAATTTCACGACTATTAGCAGCATTGTTTAACCAAGAAATAGCAATAAATCCTGTTTGAGATATATTACTTACCACAGAAGAAAAGGTGGAATAAGTATGCCCACGAACTCTATAAAAATAATTGGGAGCTAAAGAAAAAGTATAAGTATAATTTGTGACATTAATTCCTGGAGACGCTATTTCTTTCCAATTACTATTCGTATTGAGTGTTGATTCAATACGAAATCCAATTTCTTGTTTGTTGGAATTACTTTTCCACTTTAATAATACTGCGTTTGGATTAACATAAGAAATGGTTAAATCAGAAGGAGCAGGCAATAAAGATGGAGAATCGTTTAAAATTTGTAAATTAGAAGGAGGAAGAACAGCAGAGAATGCAGAAAATGTTATAATAAATATAACAAAAATGATTGATTTTAAGCTGATTTTCATAAATTGAATCCTTATATAAATAGAAACAATTTATTTTTTAATAGAAACTATTCGATTTCCGCTTCGTCAACTTCTTCTATTTCGATATTTGCCCACTTAAGCATTTGTCGAGAGGTTTTTGAATAATCTTCTTTTTGTTTAAGACAGATAATTTTCTTAATTCCTGATTGAATAATGGCGATTGCACAATCATGACAAGGTAAACCACAATACAGATACATCATTGCTTTATCGGTAGAATGACCCGTTCTTGCTGCGTGGTATATCAAATTTCTTTCCATGTGGCTACAAGGACATAGCTCCAATCTATCCCCCGATTTGCAGTTAAATAGTTTTCGTGGACATTTGCCTTGACAAGCCTCTGTAAACTGCCAACTATTTTCAACTTTCAGCGACTTTAAATATTCTAAGTCTATTTGTGTAAAAACATTATCATATATAAACTTTTGCCATCCCCGGGTGTTAGCATGAGGCACGCCTCGAGCCGCTCCATTATAAGCAAAATTAATTGGTATGTTATCAGCTGTCACTAAAACTCCACCTAATTTACGACTTAAACAAGCATCGTTGTCATCCGCCAAAGCTTTAGCAACAAGAAGATATTTTTTTGTCCATTTATCCATTATTCAATCTCTTTTCTTTCTTTTAGTAACAAATACCACGCTCTAATATAATCCGGCATTGTCTTTGTTTTATTTTCTTGGATATATGATGAAACAACTGCTTTTTTAAGCTCGTCATTGTATGTTGCAAATCCAATATGATATGTTTGTTTTTCTGTCACGCCCCAACCCGAACCACAAACTTTAGCGTCATGGCCAGTTACTCGTTTAAATGATTCTGATATATCCCATCGCAGCCGTGATTCTCCATTGTGCCCCGCTGCTGCTAAATTTTTGTCTAATTTGATTCTATCAGTGGGGCCGATATAGCAAAAATAATATTCTGGTTTTTTCATATTTAGCTCCAACTTTGATGGTCTTCATGTACTGATTCGATTCCATCATAATCATCAAGGTGCCATTTTACATCATCTGGTATCTCAACAATAGTTAATTCTGCGTAATTACCATTCGCCTTTTTTCCCAACAATTCTACAACCTTCACCAAATCTTTATCGTTTCTTGGAATATCACCATACGAAAAATAAGATTCTTCTTCTATTTTACCGTCTTTAATCGGTTTAGATGAAAAATGAACCATAAACGGCGGTTTCTCTATTATTTCGTCCCACTCTAACTGCTTATATTTATATTTACTGGTTAAATCTTCCACGAAAGGATAAACTTCTATTTTCTTTAACTCAGTCAAAGCCTTTATTGCCAACGGACTAAGACCATATCCACCATAACAACTATTTATAACTACTTTCATTTTAATAACTCCTCATTTTCAAATACATTTCCTACAATTTCTACTTTAGAAATACCATAATCACTAAACAAATTCCACCAATCATTGTTTTTTCCTAATGCCCATGCCCCAAAATCTTTACACCACATTACTTCTGCTTTTAATGACTGAACATCACCCTGTTCGTGCATTTTTTCCGTATAAGATACAATGTCTCCCTCAAATATTTCTTTAGTGTTTTTATCCAACAAGCCAGTGAATTGTGAAAAAATTCTACCTTGTCGAATCATAGACTCAGGATATACCATTATCGTTCCCGGTGCTTCCCACACTTTATACTTTTCATCCCACACTCTAAATTTTAATATTCTTGTCATTTTAATAGCTCCGGGTTCTCAAATATGTTGCCAATAATTTCTATTTCTCTTATAAATCCACCCGCATCAAAAAATCTAAGTCTATTACGAGTATTTATTCCGAACTCGCCGTTTAAAAAAACTACTTGCCCAATCTGAATAGTTCCCAAGTCGGAAACCTTAATAATATCTCCCTCAAATATCTTCCTGCTATTCGTATCTAAGAGGCCGGTAAATTGTTGGACAATAAAAGTTTGTCTATCTAAAAACGCACCAATATCTCTCCATCCATTACCGTCTTTAGTAAGAAATGATATGCTATTCCATCTTTCTTCTAAAAAAGAATTATACCGCGTATCCCACACTCTAAATTTTAATGGTCTGTTATTCATATCTTTTTCTTCTTCGGTTTATAGTTGTTTATCAACTTATGCATACTATCATTAACATTGTCTTTATCGTGCCTATAAAAACAAACCCCATTAAAATTTTCCAAGTAATATGTATGCCGTTCCGGCGTAACAAGACAATCTAATGGCGGCAATTCAAACGATGGTGAAAATACATCTGCATTCCAAATTTCTTGGCATCGTCCGTTTCCATACTTCATTTTATGAATGGATATACAAAAACAATACTCGCCACTTGTATATAATTTATGTCCATTTGCTGGTCCACCAACAAACATATATTCATTAGAATTTGTCATAAATTTGGTCCAAATTTAAAATTCTGTGCATTTAAATTCTTGTTGCTCAATAATGCTTTTTCAATCGAATTTATATATTTTCCAATAATAAATGTTTCATAGTTACGAATAATCTGACAAGCAAGACTCCATGCTTCATACTTCAATAGTAAAGTTTCCGTCATATCTTTTATGTCGTCATATTCAATATATTCAATACAGCGTGGTGACTTAAATAAAAACAAATAAATGGTTTCAATCGAAGTAGGAATTTCTTTTTCTTTAAATTCCCAGTTTTCTCCTTCCAATTTTTCAATAAATTGAATTTGCTCTGGCGTAAGAGTATAATGTTTAAATTCTGCTTTCATTTCCACAAAGCTTATCATTACATTATAAAAATGTCAATCAGTATTTGCATGATGGTCAGGCGAATATAAACTCTTTTTATCACAAATCGCTTTAATCTCTGTTAGTTTCATTGGTTTTTTAAATACATCCCATGATACATCAATTATTTTTCCGCACACATCCGTTTCAATCAAATGGTCTTTGATATTGCCGTGGCAATGACCATGACACATAATACTTCCATGACTAATATGATTCCACGATTTTATAGGATAGTGGCAGCAAATATAATCTTGGTGCTTATAGGCAACTTCCAAATAATTACCAACAAAAATTACATTCTTGTATTTTAGTGGATAGATTTCCACATCAGCAACACCATATTGCTCTTTTAGTTGTTGGGTGTAGATTTCTGACACTCTTGAATTATGATTGCCCCATAGCATGTATATGGTTTGACAATTTATTCTATTCAAATAGGTATAACACTCTTCTATTGAAGTGTTTAGGCAGAAATCACCAATGTATAGCAATATATCTGTTGTTGCTATCGTATTATTTACGGTAAGTAGAATATCATTGGTATGCGTATAATAGTCATTGTAACCTCTTGGCTTATATATAAAATCTCTCTTATGGCCAAGATGAAAGTCCGATGCAATATACACATTTTGCGAATCTAAAAATTTAATCTTATTCAACATATGCTAAATATACCACAAGACTAATCAAAAATCAATAACATATTTTTATAAAAATCGTAAACTATTTATAGGCAAGGATATGATAAACGAGAAACTAAATTATGATGAAATTATGCTGTTTGGTCACAAAATTCATGTCTACCAAAACAAGATACAGATTTACAAAAATAAAGAAGTTTCTTCCACAGAATTTAAACCCACATCAGATAAAATCGCTAGATACTTAATGGATGAAATGTTTATTCCCGCTGGTGCTATAAAAGTCGAATTAGTGTCAGTTTAATAAGATAAAAGTAGTATGGATATATATTTATTATAATATGAATGTTATTTCTCCCCCCAATCGAAAATGTGAATATGGTTGTCTAATGGCAATAATTTCACCTAAAACCAGTAAAAATATTGTTAAATTTGGTAAAACCGCTATTCCTGACAAAAATTTGTATATCGGGCCGCCTGAGGATGAATTAGGCAGAGACACAGAGCCACATGTTACTTTAAAGTTTGGATTTACTCCTGACTTAACCGAACCTCAGATTCTCAGCATAATCAAGGAATTAAATAAGCGTATAATCAAAGAATCGTTAAAAGAGATGGGTGGCAAATATGTTATCCGCGCAGGCGGTGGAAGTGGGACAAGAGAACTTGAAGATGATGAGTTTAGAAGTAGTTTGCTATCAATGGAAGAAAATAAAAATAAGAAACCCACTTGGAAAATATATGCCGAAGGTATAACTATTTTTGATAGCAAAAAAGAATATGATGTGGTAAAGTTTGATATAAAAAAAGACCCAATTCTTACTGAGATTCATTCTATATGTAATAGATACCCCAGCGTAAATAAGTATCCATCATATAACCCCCATATGACTATTGCTTATGTAAAAAAAGGTACTTTCCCACAAAGAGTATCACAAAAGAATATTCCCTTCAGCATTGCAAACTTAAAATATTCTAGTATGGATGGTTCAAAACGCTACTACGATTTATAAGATGTTTACAAGGTTTAGGGGATGTGTTATCCTAATCCTAAAGTAATTTATGGCAGAAAACTTACAAATTAAACACACAAAAATTCCATTTGTTGTAAAGACGGGCAATTGGAAATTAAGAGTCTTATTAAAAATTCCTATGAGTGAAGAATTGGAAGAATATAGTTACATTGAAGCATCCACACAAGCAGTTGAATATTGTTTTGGACAAATCGAAGATGATAGAGAATTTGACATGCTTTATCTTTTAGATGATAAAGGCAAAAACTTTTTCGATAAGAATTACCACGGAGATATTTGTGATATTCCCGAACCACGCTTTGGCATATTTACCGCAGCTTATATAGAAGATGATGAAAACGATGATAATAAATGGTGGTTTTTTCTAACGAGTGAAATTTTTGCAAACGCTAGTCAACCAGAGAATTTTGCAATTGCTAAGAAATTTGAAAAACGATGGAAAAAACATATAATGTTATTGAAAAACAAACAAAAAGAATCAAATGCTAAGGTGGGATTTAAAAAAGTAAAAAAGAAAAAAGATTGACAATTTTGTAAATCGAATCATAATAATACTATATGAAAGCTAAAACAAAAAAGACCGAACCAATTATAGATACTAAAATTTTATCCGACATTGTTGATAAGTTACATATCACAGACGAAGAAGAGCAAGAATTATTAAAGCGTATAACTCCACTGCCTCTGCCAGAAACAGCATCGGTCATAATACCAGAAAAAACAGAAGAAGAGAAAGCTAGAGAAGCGGAAATTTTAAGTAGGCCTTTCTTCCCAAAAGCTTTGCCAGAGTTTATATTTACCTTTGAATCAGGATTAGTAACGCCTGTACCATATGTAGTTTTAGCAAAAACATATGAAGAAGCTATAGAAAAAATTCGTGTTGCCTTAAATATAACCGACCTTTCACATCTAAAATTCAAATCAATGACGCAAAAGGAAATTGCAAACACAATTGAGAAAAAATAATGAAAACCACAGGCCAATATATCGCAGACAAATATCAATTATCCAATTCCATAGCAGATGACATAGATTTACAAATAAATATCCTTTTAAATGAATACAGGTCGGCCAATAATGCCAATATAACGGAAATCAAAGAAATCACAAAATGGCTCAGAGGAAAGTTGTGTTGTTATATGAATGGTGAGAGATTTTGTGATTGTAAGGCTACCCGAGCATATGAATTAAATAAAGAACAATGGGGAAAAGAACAAATATTTGATGTCGGTAGTGGGGAAAACAATGGTTGCTGTGAATGCAGAGAAATTATCGGTTTGTGTAATGATATTTTGAAAAAATAATTGAAATTTTCATAATATTAGCATAGTGTGGTTATATTTATATATGATATGCCACACAATAATCCAAGAATTCAATTTATTTTAAAAGAAAGGAATGTCTATAGTTCTCCTAACAAGAGTTATGGATTATTAAATTCATGTCTTTTTATTGTCAATAAGCTAAGAAAGTATGGTATAGATGCTGAAGCAGTACAAGTTAAAGACAATAATTCCATTGACAAAGAAGTAACCCGATTTAAACCAACCCATTGCTTTGTTGAAGCGCTCTGGGTGGTTGCCGAAAAATTTGAGGAATTAGCAAAATTACATCCTAACATCCATTGGATTGTTCGACTACATAGTGAAATTCCATTCCTTGCATCTGAGGGAATTGCTATAGAATGGATTGAAAAATATAATCTATTGGCAGCTAAAGGAATTGACATAGCAATAAGCACAAATAGCAATGATTGTTACAAAGACCTTTCTGTTATCATTGACAATGTATTATATCATCCAAACATATATTATCCATTAATTCCTGCACCGGAAAGAGAACGACACTTCTTTACGAATAAATTTAATATTGGTTGCTTTGGCGCATTAAGACCATTGAAAAATCATTTGGAACAAGCATTTTTGGCAATGAAATTTGCAAAGCGTCATAATAAGCATTTATATTTTCATATCAACAAATCTGAACATGAAGAAAAAACAAGAGAGTCAATCCTAAGAAATCTTGAGGAATTATTTAAGTATAATCCAGATCATACTTTAGTTTGTCATGATTGGGTAACCCACGAAGAATTTTTAAATTTGGTTGCTACGATGGATATGGGAATGCAAGTATCATTCAGCGAAAGTTTTAATATAATTGTTGCTGATTTTGTATATTGTGGTGTGCCAATAGTTGGGTCAGAGCAAATTGAATGGCTGCATCCTTTATATAAAGCAGATTCAGCATATTCTCACGATATATTAGATAAAATGTCTACCGCATATTATGGTGATTTCTTTAGATTACAAAATATAAATAAAAAGCGTTTAGATGCTTATAATAAAATTGCCACGGAAACTTGGTTGGATTGGTTGAAAAAAGAATCGTAAAATTTGTTGACAATTAGTTCAATAATGTTATACTTACATTCATGACAAATATATTAAATAATACAGACAAGCCAAATGTTCGCGTTACTATAAATGATACCAGCGAAGTTATTTGTGAACAATGCAGTGGTAATACATTTATAGAATCAGTTTTGCTGAGAAAGGTTAGCGCCTTACTTACAGGAGCAGAAAAAGATGCTTATATCCCAATACCTGTATTCTGTTGCGTTAAGTGTAATGGTGTGAATAGTGAATTCATTCCCCTTGAATTAAAAAACAAAATTGTAACCTAGGGGTTGTAGCTTAATTGGTAAAGCACCACAATGGCATTGTGGGGAGTGAGGGTTCAAGTCCCTTCAACTCCACCATTAAAAATATAACTTGACATTTGTATAAAAAGCGGTATCATTTTAAAATGAAAATTAAAGTGATAGGCAGCGGCTCATTCGGTGGATTTTTAAATGAATTACTATTTAAAGATAGTAGTCTATTTGAATTTGACACTAATGCAAAAAGTATTATTTTAGCCGTTCCAATTTCAGCTTACGATTCTGTTGCTGAAGATTTTAAAAATTGTCATTTAATCAATGTTTGTTCCGTTCAAAAACCAAGCATGGAAATTCTTCTTAAACATACAGAAAGAGTTACAGGCATTCATCCTTTATTCGGAAAACGAACACCCGCAGATAAGCGTAATGCCATTTTAACATACCAATGTAATCAAGACAATGATACATGGAAGTATGGTAGCTGTCCAGAGGAAGTTGAATTTTTAACTGAATTTGGAAAGCTGTGTAATATTTTGCATCCAGCTTTACCATTTACACCAGAAAGTCATGATGTATTAATGGCTCGTACCCATTTTGTTGCAGTAATGGCCGCTAAACAAATGAAGTTTCATATTGATAGGTCGGCGGATATTCCTGATGAATTAATTCCTAATAGCTTTCGATTGCTTAGAGAATTTGTAAAAACTTTAGATGATATGCCTCAAGGAACAATAGAAAGTATATTGGCAAATCCATATGTCTAATAATATACTTATTAAGTTTCTATTTTAATTATGTTACGGAGCTAGTCATTCCAAATATTGCACTACCTGAGCAACTATAAAGATCTGTTGCCGTAATTGTAAATGAGAATGAACCTGTTGCGGTTAATGCGCTAGATGTAATCAATCCCGTAGCTGCAAATAACGCCGAACCCGATGGCAATGTTCCCGCTGACTTTGTATATGTATAAGGAATGTGTCCACCAGAAGCGGTAATAGCAGCCCTATAAGCTGACCCACTAACACCATTTGTAACACTTCCATTATCAGTAAGAGTTATTGTTGGACAAACGTAAGCAGCAACCAAAACCGTAAATGAACCAGTAGCGTTGCCACCATTGGAATCTAACACTCCAATCCTAAAGCTGGCCGTTTGTATCGTGGTTAATACCCCAGAAATGATACCTGTTGTAACAAGTGAACCCGTTAAAGCAGTTCCAGATGGAAGTGAACCACTAACTAAAGTAAAAGTATACGGAGGAATTGGCCAACCACCTGTAGCATCTATTGTCGCGGTATACGATGAACTTAAATTACTATTTGGAACTGTACCAGAAACAGATAGAGGATCTGCGGCAAATGCAGCATGACCACCTGCGCCGGCGCCCGGCGCAGCATTACCACTTTGAACAGATGGTGCAGTCATTCCAGGAGGTTCACTTGCTTCACTTAACATTTGGACAAGAGTTTGATTAAATTCAAGTAAAAGTTGTTTATAACCCGTCATTATTCTATCCATCGGTAAATGTTTGTGGAGCCGATAATATGTTTGCCAATCTATTAAGTCGTTCATATATGTATAAATATAATCGTATTTACGATTTCGATTGACAATTTTACAATTCTCATATATATTATAGATGTTGCATGCAAAGAAAAGTGATGCACCTACGGTCAAAGGGGTGTAGATGCTTGGCGGACAACCGCTTAAGGGTTCGGACGACTGCCACAGGGGTACAACTCCCAACTAGACCATAATTTTTGTTCTTTAAAAATAAATATAGTCGATTGTTCGCGGCAACAATAGAAATGGCTTAAACCCTCTGGCGTTAAAGGAAAGCAACACGCCTTTTTACAGTTTTTTACCTATACGGTGGCTGCACACTACCTGTCAACAGGCACAAGTAAAAACGAAACTTAGTTGCGAGTTGGCGGCGAGGACGAACCAACCTATTGTTGCTGAGGAAATTCGCGTCTGCACAACCTAATGTGGCAGGATAATTCCGCTATGACCACAGAAGCAGCAATCTAAATTAGCTTAGTGTGTCGGTTGCACAATAATAGCTTGGTTAGAGCTCAGTCAAATGAACGATTAGAAACAAAAACGCGGTTATGAGCTATATTTATTTAATGTGCCCGTGTATCGTCGCCGTTTCCTAAACGGTAGAAACGTAAATGGAAATTGAAAATGCAGGTTCGATTCCTGTCTCGGGCGCCATTTTTTATCAATTGATATGATATTTATAATAGTGAAGTCATATACAATTGATACCATTTTAAAAGAAGTTTATTTAAATAAACCTGTAGACGAAGATCTCAACACAAAATTCTCTGATTTCACATCTTATTTGTCGGGTATGGCTAAAGGCGTCGTTGATAAACTGTTTTTCTTAAAATTCATCAAACCTGATATGCTTGTTGATTTTGGCTCAGCCGATGGATTTATCCTTAAACAAATTCACAAATATAACCCAAACATAAATCTAATCGGATATGACATATCTCCCGATATGATTACAATAGCAAAAGAAAAGATTCCAGATATTCAATTTACAAATAATTGGTTAGATGCAATTAAAGATGTCAAGCGTTATAAAAATTCCTGTTTATTACTATCATCTGTAATTCATGAAGTTTATTCCTATTCGACTTCTGAAGCCATCGAATATTTTTGGGAAAGTATATTTAATGCTGGTTTTGAATACATTGTCATCCGTGATACCATTCCATCAGAAAAAATTGAAAAGGTCATCAACTTCAAGAAGGATGTGGAGCAAGTCAAAAAAATTGTTGATCCAAAATTGTTAGATGATTATGAAAATAGTTGGGGACCAATTGATAAAAGTTATAAAAATTTCATTCGATTTGTATTGATGTACAGATATAGAAATAATTGGTCGCGAGAAAGATTAGAAGATTATTTGTCATTAACATATGAATCAATGCTGCTTAAAATACTTCCAAAGTATAATGACAGATACAAAATCATATACGATAAGAAATTTAAGTTTAAGCCAATCCAAACTTCTTTTGCAAAAGACTTTAATATACCATTACGACAAGATATTCATTTGAAGATGATATTGCGACACAAATAACTATTATAAATGGTTGATTATCAAGTAGTTATAAGAAAAGTAAAATTTTTGTAAAAAGGTGTTGACTTTTTAGTCCGAATCCATATACTTATGTTTACTGATTTGAGATGTTCCTGTTCTTTGATTTTCGTTTTAAGGGCGGTATAGCGTCCTGATACTTCCGCAAGGGAGTATTTAAGATAAACTGCAGTAATGCAGCCAAAGGGGTGAGTCCCAAGACTCTCCCGCCATTCAACTGGCCACCGATACAAAAGCAAGCTCTGTAAGCTTATTTGGAAACAAATGAGATACATCTGAAGCTGGTTAGCAAACGAATCCGGTATGTGACGAACAGAAAGGTTCTAACTGTCACCCGACAGTTCTTACTAATGCCCACGCGGCAACAGTTAAGGTTAAGAGTTCAAGCGAAGTCGTTTAGTTCGAGCCTCGCAAGCAAGAGCTTAATGATAGATTGATAGAAAGTGGGCTGGGTTACTCTATGCACACAATCTTGAAAATCGGATGAGTACTCGCAAGGGAAAGTCAGGTGGTGTGTTGCATTCTGTAGCTGTAACAGGTTATGGAACAACTAGCAACGCACATCACACTTGGGTTTGACATAGCTCGATAGAGCGCTAGTATATTAAACTAGAGGTATGGCTTAACCGCCGTTCTCAATAAAATGCAAAGTCGTTGCTTCCGATAACGGAAAAAGTCTTAATTCTCTGCCCGCAAGGGAACAGAGACACTTGATTCTCGCAAGGATGATGGTGTCAGTACGGAGATTGACGGAGGGTGTCGCAGCTCTTACTGCTCGCAAGTCAGACGTTGGTTGAAATGCTGAATATGTTATCGGTAAACTTGAATCGCCTCAAGTATAAAAAGGCAGACCTGTTAAATACCTGATACGTTCCCAGCGGACGGTCAAGGTGGATAAGTGTGAAGGTATCTCGCAAGGATACGATAATACTTCAAGGTTAACATTTTAAGCTGTAGTCTCAGGCTTGATACTCCCCTCAACTAATATAAAAACTCCACACCTTTGAAAAATATTGACTTGTATCTGAATTTGGATATATTTATATACTTAACCACAAAGGAAACAGTAAAAACTCTATGAATAAAATAAAAGCATTATTTGCTATTCTTGCAATAGCAATCATATCTTCAACAGGATATGGACAAACACAAAGCGTCGTTCAAGTGCAGGCCGTTGCACCAGTAAAAACATCAATAATTGATGCGGCTATTAATTCTACTGTAATAGATTATACCACGGGAGCTTCAAAGCCTGTGGGTGAAGATAGTACATTAATAAATTCGTTTGGTGTCAATACAGTAATCCCCCTATTTAAAGATATTAAATTTCAATTGGGCGGAGACATTACAATACGCGAAGATGGAAATCAATATGATTCCACATTCGGTTTCTTTACAAAGAAAGAAAAGTTTAGCATTGCCGCTTTAATTGATTATAGACGAACAGCCTATGAAAATGACTTGTTTTCTGTAAGACCAATTGTTGGCTACAATCTAAATGAAAAAATATCGTTTTATGGTGTTGGAAGAATACATTTAAATACAGATACCACCGCCAATATCAATGAGCAAATGATGGACCGCGGAGATTTACATGTAACATATCTTACCGATAATAGACTTCTAATTGATGGAAGCATTGGTTATATCTTTAATGATGTAACAGAAACGGTATATGGCCTTTCTATATCAAAAGCATTAAAACTAGTGGATATTTTTGCTGGTGGAGAAATTGATAACGCTGGAAATTATGTTGTTAATTGCGGCGTTGCTCTTGGCCTTGGCGAGCGTTATGCAAGACATTCTACAGTTTATAACGCTAATCCAAATTCACCATTTCCAAAATACTCCTCAGCAACTTTGCTGACGGATTCATCAAATACTAAGCACGGAGGCAAAAATGGTCCACCGCCACCACCAAATCTTGTAACAGTTTGTTATAAAGGAGAGACTATACAAATTCTAACAAAAGATTTGAAGAAATATTTGGCAAATGGAGCAACATTAGGTTCATGCAATGAGCCACCACCACCGCCAACCGAAGTAACTATTTGTTATAAAGGTGCAACAATTACCATTTTGTCAACACAATTGGCATGGTATTTATCTCACGGCGCAACGGTTGGACAGTGCTCAATAGAGCCACCACCTCCCGGCGGAGATCATAAAATAACATTGTGTCATAAAGGACGCACAATCAGTGTTGATTTACATTCGGCTCGTGCTCATTTAGCACATGGTGACACTCTGGGACCTTGCCAAGAGTAATTGATAGTTAATACATAATCATAAGGAAAACCGGCATTTTTTAGTGCCGGTTTTTCTATTTATATTGTATATGATAGATTCGCCAAACAAAATAATGGTAATACCACGAATAGCTGCACAATATGTAACAAATCCAGAATTTGGCGTTGTTAGTTTTCATGGTGGCGGAGAAAAACATACCTATCCAAAAGTAATAAAAAATGTATTATATATAGATGTAGCCGATTTAGATCCAGAAAAGAAGAATCATATAAAAGTGGCAGAACGATATAATTTAAGAATATTTGATAAAGAAGACGCAAAAAAACTGGTCCAATTTGTTAATACCATCAAACCAACAGCGAAAAAATTACTCTTTCAATGTGAAGCAGGTGTTAGTCGTTCGGCTGGAGCTGCCTCAGCCGTTTCAAAAGCATGGTTTAATGATGACTCTAAATTCATACATGAAAGTATTAATAGATGGATATATAATTTGATTCTAAAGGAGTTTGGCAAATGATTAAGCTCAAACACTTATTGTTAGAAATCGCTGGAACAGAGCATGGCATATATTATCATATTACCTTTGGTAAGTATATCAAAAATATCAAGAAGCATGGTATAAAGAAAAGAGAAAAAGGTGAGTGGACAGGAATGTTTAATCAAGATATACGACAAAAGAAAGGCATTTTTGTCTTTGAAAATTATTATGATGCTTTGACTTGGGCGTTCAAATCGGCGTGGGATAAAAAAACTGAAAAAATTTACATTTTAAAGATAAACACATGGGATACAGATTTTGAAGAAGATACACATTGGGAAGCACAAGGCGGGCTTGGAAAATGGTTAGTTAAACATTCCAATATAGAGCCGGAAAACATTGTTGAATATATACCATTTGATATATCAAAGTGGACGCCTGAAATGACTAAGACTGTTAATGATTTAAAAGCCGCGAACAGAAAATGATTAAACTAAAAGACATATTAA